GGACTTATATTATTTCTATGAGAGGGATATGTACTCATTTTGCCTTTAATAATGCAGGTGATAAGTTAAAGTTAAAGAAATTGCTGGGATTTATAGATATGGGATTTACTATACTGAATTTTCGTGGTTGTTCTAATCTTACAAGGGTTCATTCAAGTATGAGAGTTCTCCGTTCTTTGACAACTGCTTTGAGCATGTTTAGGTTTTGTACTTCCTTAGTATCGATTCCAGCGGGAATATTTGATGGAGCTACTAATATTACTAGTTTTGAGGAGTCATTTCGAAATTGTGGGAGTTTAATAGCTATACCAACTGGTCTATTTGATAACAACATAGCGGTAACTACTTTTAAATCTGCATTTGTTGCCTGTGGAGAATTAACTTCTATACCAATAGATTTATTTAGATATAATACAGTAGTAACTTCATTTGATGCGACTTTCTATGGATGTATAGGGTTAACCTCTATACCAACTGATTTGTTTGCTAACAATACATTAGTTACTACTTTTGAAAATGTATTTCTTGAATGTACCAGTTTAATAGCTATACCAACTGGTCTATTTGATAACAACACAGCGGTAACTCGTCTTTATGGTGTATTTCGGGATTGCTCTTCACTAACAGCTATACCAACTGGTCTATTTGATAACAACACAGCGGTAACTACTTTTAATGGAACATTTATGGGCTGTACTTCATTACTTTCTATTCCATCTGGCCTATTTGATAATAATATAGAGGTAAATAATTTTTATAGTGTATTTCGGGATTGTCCCAGTATAAATCAAGCCCTCGATGGAAATATATTTTTATATAATGATAAGGTAGATGATTTTCGTTATGCGTTTCAAGATTGTAGTAAATTAACTGGATTGGGTTGGCAGACTATTATCGCAAATGCAGAAGCACAGGAAACTCCTCCTACTTATACTGATGATTGTTTTTTAGGAGCTACATCACTGACAGATTATGGTGACATACCAGAGGCATGGAAGTAAGGAAATAAATAATGGCAAATTACCTAGTAGAAGCACGAAATAAAAACGCATGGCAGCAGCCAGTAATTGATAAAGACCTCACAACCTCCCCAGCTGCAAGTAAAGGAGACAGATACATAATAGCTGGTGTGGGTGGACAGTGGTCAGCATTTAGTATCAATGATATAGTTTACTGTACGGTAGCGGGTGATGCGGGAAGTGCTGTTTGGCAAAATATAACCCCAGCAGAGGGTTGGATAGCATGGATAGAAGACGAAAATAAATATTATAAGTATATTACCTCTTGGTCGGAGTATATAGGACCTACTGGTCCCACTGGATTACAGGGACCTCAAGGCGAAATAGGTTCACAAGGAGCAACTGGCTCTACTGGACCACAGGGAGTACAAGGGATAACTGGTCCGACAGGATTGCAAGGTAAAACAGGTCCTACTGGGTTACAGGGTCCAACAGGTTTGCAGGGTAAGACTGGTTCGACTGGTCTACAGGGTGTTCAAGGTCCTACTGGACTGCAAGGACCAACTGGTCCACAAGGTACCCAAGGAGTTACTGGAGTAGGAACTACAGGACCGACTGGCCCACAGGGAACACAAGGTAAAACAGGTCCGACTGGCCCATTGGCAAATATAGTGGAAGACACTACTCCTGAATTAGGAGGAGAGTTAGATGCTGGAGCACATAGTATAGGATTTACACAGCAAACAGTTTCATATGATTCAGGAACCACTACTATTGATTGGAAATTAAGCAATAAGGCATCATTAACTTTTGGGGCGGGAAATATTACAACATTAGCATTTACAAATCCATCAAATCCATGTAATTTGGTATTGAAAATAATACAGGATGGAACAGGTAGTAGGGTAATCACAAATTGGGATACAGATATTAAATGGGTAGGCGGTACAGTGCCAACCCTTTCAACAGGTGAAAATGATGTGGATATTGTAAGTTTCTATTTCGATGGAACGAATTATTATGGGATGATAAGTCTGGATTTTAGTTAATTATGAAAAATAAAGCATAAATAAAGGAAATTACTATGGCAAAATTGGAACTTGATTATATGGAATACGCTAGCGATGCAAGTGTTCAAGCCAATTATGTGAGTAGTGATACTACAATATCTACTATTGACTTCTACTCAGAAGCAAATCAAGATAGTGATTCAAGGATTCAAGGAGACGATGAAAACCGATTCACCGAAACTGGACAAGCAATAACTTTAACTACTCAAACTATTATAACTAGTGTAAAATTCTATTTAAAAAGGGTAACTGCACCAACTGGAAACTTATATGCAATGATATATGCAGCTACAGGAACTGTTGGAACAAATGCAATACCTACTGGTTCTGCACTTGCTACTTCAGATGCGGTGGATAGCTCTGGTATTGGAGTAGTCTATGCTTTAGTAACTTTTACTTTCTCAACACCATATCTTGCTTCGGCTGGAGATTATTGTATAGTCATTAATGGTGATAATGTTTTAAATCAGCCTATTTATGTTGGTCGTGATTCTTCAACTCCAACACATGAAGGGAATGGAAATTACAAGTTTCAGGGGAGCTGGTATTCTTGGTCAACTGTTGATACTTGCTTCTACCTTTATGGAAACCCTAATCTTCAATGCTATTCCGAAGATACTATTAAAACACAAGGTGCATATTCTCTTAAAGCAATAGCGTTTCAAACAGATTCTTTAAACGATACATTAACTAAATCTGGATTATCTATAGACTTAACAGACAAAGATGAAATTAAAGTAGATGTTTATGCTTCCAGAACAGGGACTAATATTCAATTACAATTGAAACAACTTGGTTATACTGCTGATTTATGCATTGGTGGTTCAGCTATTAGTGGAGGCGACGACGCGGAACGTGTAAAAGAGCGAGCATTTGATGATGATACTGGAACTTTTTGGGCTTCAGCACAAAGAAATGGAGGCGTAAGTGGTGTTGCATACATCGGCTATGATAGAGGAGCTGGGAATGATATAGCAGTAGCAAGATTTACCATTCAGCAATATATTGGTGATAATAATATAGATTCTGTCATATTGCAATATAGCGATAATGGTTCTGCCTGGACATCGCTTCAAACGTTTTCTCTTGTGAAGGATGGTAGTTTTCAAACCAAGGATGTAACTGAGACAACTTCTTCTCATAGATATTGGCGATTGTTGGCAAACGCTAACCCATCTGAGAGTCAAATTGTCTGGGCAGTCAAGGAAATAGAGATGATGGAAGCAGATTATACAACACATACTAAGGATATTGCAATTTCTTCAGCGGGAGTTTGGGAAACTAAAACTTGGGATATATCTGGAATTGCTGATGGTGATAAAGATGATATAGACCAGATAATAATAAAAATAATAAACGCAGATGCCGATAACACTTTTTATGTAGACAATTTTTTTGCGAGGGATGTAGCAGTAGACAACTCTATATTCTTTGGGAGTAATTTTTAAGATGTTAGATAAAAATAATTCAAATTATAGGCATGATATAACTAAAGGATTTTTAATAAAGGAGTATATCAAAAATAAAAAATCTATGCAAAAAGTGGCTAATATAATAAATTGTGAACGATTAACTATAAGACGAAGATTAATAGAATGCAATATTCCTATTAGAACTTTAAGCGAAGCACTTAAAGGAATTTTCAAAACAGAAGAGCATAAAAATAAAATTAGATTAGGTAATATAGGTAAACATAATCATCAAGGTTCAAATAATCCCATGTTTGGAAAAGTAGGATATTGGACAGGAAAGAAAAGACCAAAACATAGTAAGAGAATGGCAGGAAAAAATTCTCCTTTTTATGGAAGACAAACAAAACTACCAAAATGGGGAAAATATAAAGGAATAAATATGAGAAGTTCTTGGGAAATAAAATTTGCGAAATATTTGGATAAATTAGGAATTAAATGGCAATATGAACCTAAAACCTTCGATTTAGGCAGTACAACTTACACACCTGATTTTAAATTATCTGATAGTGTTTATGTAGAAATAAAAGGTTATATGAGTGAAATAGCTTATTTTAAAATCAAGAAATTCTTAAAACAGTATCCAGATATTAAATTACAAATATTAATGCAAAAAGATTTGAAAAATCTGAAGGTGCTATGATGAAAGAAAAATTAAATTCCAGTATAGGAAAGCAATATAAAACGAGTGAGAAAGGTGGTGTGAAATGGCACAGAAATATTATAACATTAAGGAACAGGGCAGAGCACGCACGATAACGAACTTGAAGAAATACCTAGCCATCGAAGTGGAATCGATTTCGCATACCGACGATTACATACAGGTCGTCCAATTAACTACTGTTGATCAGGCGACAGCAATTGATTTGGCAGATGGAGCTCTTTATGCCTGCACAGTGAGTGAAAGTAACAAGGTAACTATTGATGCTGTTGCGAGCGAAGACCACGTGATAATTTTGGTTGTGGGCGTTTAAATAAAAGGATAAAAAATGGGTTACTGTACTAAAAGTCAGGTGATAAGTATTCTTCCGAATATTGAGGAGTGCCAGATAAACGATAGCTGGATAGAGTGGGCTAGTGGGCAGATAGACAATTATACCTGCACTGTTTTCGGGCAAGAAATCGAAGTTACAGGCGAAAAGCACGATATAGAAACGACCAATCAGGATAACATTTTGCTGGATAATGGCCCTGTAATCGAGATAACCGAGTTGAAAGATGATGGCGAAGTTGTTGACGAAGATGACTATCTCCTTTATGTTGAGGAAGCGGTAGTAGCCCTCAAGACCGATACGACATTCGGAGCCTTGTATGACACACCCTATTTTACAAAGGGCAGGCAGAAAGTTTCGGTTTCATATAAATGGGGATATACCGATGTGCCAGAAGATATTCAGTATGTCTGTAGTTTATTGGTAGCACAGTTGGCTCTCGCTAAATTAAAGGACACTATAAGAGAACAGGAAGTAGAAAGCGAAAAAATCGGGGAATATTCTGTTTCATACCAGAAAGATTACTACACGATAGAAAAAAAGATTGATGCACAAGTAAAAGAAGCTAAAATTAGTATTTTAGACAATTACAAAAGGCGCGGTCCATACGCTAGGACTGTTTAATAATAACAATTATAAATACCTAATTGTATCAGCGTAAAGAGTTTGCTGGCAAATTATATTTAGTAGACTCAGAATTTTTTATTAGGAATTGAGTATTGGAATAAAGATGACAAAAATAAAATACTATATAACTAAAGAATATTTGGTAGAAGAGTATAGTAAAAATGAAAAATCTATGCAACAAGTTGCTAATATGATAGGGTGTAAATCAGAGACAGTAAGACGAAATTTGATTAAATATAATATTCCTATCAGAACAGTTAGCGAGGCATTAATTGGTAGGCATCGTACTGAAGAAACTAAAGAAAAATTGAGAGAAAAAAATTTAGGAAAGATTCGTAATCCAGAAAGGCATAAGAAACACTTTTGTATAGAAAAAGGTTGTAATAATGAAATAAGTTATGCTAATTGGTTTTATGGAGGTAGCAGAAGGTGTTTATCTTGCGCAAGTAGAATAGCAACAACGAAACATTGGCAAGATAAAAAATATGTAACAAAAGTAATGAAAGCAAGATTAAAAGCATTAAATACTAAACCCAATAAACCAGAAAAAATGTTGAATAAACTTCTCAAGAAACTATTACCCAAGGAATATAAGTATGTTGGTAATTGGGAATTTATTATTAATAGATATAATCCAGATTTTATAAATGTGAATGGTCAGAAAAAGATAATAGAACTCTATGGAGATTATTGGCACAATTTAGCAGATTATAAGAAACGAGATAAACAAAGATTAATAACTTATAAGAAATATGGTTACAAAACTCTTATTATTTGGGAGCACGAACTGAAAGATTTAGGCAGAGTAAAAAATAGAATTTTAGTATTTAACAATATAGGAGCAAAGTAAATGGCATTTCAGGATTATCTCAATCTAGATGCAAGGATATATAGGGCAATAGGTTACAGCATCAATGATTATGGTGAAGTTTGCCCCACTGACCCAACTCAGCAGGCAGTTACAAAAGTTAGAATAGATCCAATGAAAGGCAAAGGCTTAACAACTGCTTATCAAGGACAAACAGTGGATATTACTAATGAGATTTTTGCTTTGAGTAACATCGATATCGTAGAGGGCGATATTATCAAGATAGATGGGACTTCCGAACAATACGAAATTTTACTTATCGAGAAATTATATGGGAAGACTTCGCTACATCATTTTCAAATAATGGCGAGAAGAACGGATTTATTGTAATGGCTTATGTAAATTTTAAAATAAAAGTTAAAATATTAGATCATTGGTTCGTGGATAATTATAGATTAGGTTCAAGTTATATTTGTTATGCTTTACTTGAAGTCAATGATGAACTTAGATTATTAAACTGGGAAGTAGAATAAGATGGTACAGCTTAAAGGTGTAGAAGAAACAATTAGACATATGAAAGATTTTGCCAATGATGTCCAAAAAGAAGTTATCGATGGTATGGATGTCGTAACCAGCAAAGTTTTAGCTGATGGTAAACGCATAGTTCCAGTAGATACAGGCAAGTTAAAAGAAAGTATGAGAAGACGGCTTACAAGAAAGAGAGTTTGGTTTACTGGAACAGTTGGAGCATATACGAGATACGCCTACTATGTCGAAATGGGTACAAGGTTTATGAGTGCCAGACCGTATCTGTGGCCAGCGGTTACGCAGAATAGGGAATTTATTTTGGCTAAGCTCGGAAGGCACATAGATAGTGCAATCGAGAAAAATGACTATGAGCACAGAATGTTAAGGAAAAGGCTGATATAGAAAAATGTTAGACTTTATTAAGGAAGTGAGGATTTTATTAGTAGCCGATGCAACTTTGGCTTCCTATGTCGGAGACAGAATATATTTAGCATCTAAGCCGATAAAGCCGAGAGATGTCAGTATTCCTTGGCTTCCACAGATTACAATGAGAATGGACGATGGCTCATCGGATGCTCAATTTGGTGTGTGCTATCCAACTTTTTATATTGATATTTGGGTTAGTAGATATTGTGGTTATACTAGTGCAAGTCAAATAGGTGAGCTGGTTGTAAAATTATTAAATGGACAGCATTTAACAAGTGGTGAATTGGAAGTGTATAGGATACAGAAGAATGCTAGTACAATTATATATGAGGATGAGAGTATGCTATGGCATCGAACGATTACATTTGATATAGTGATGGATGATGTAACAGAACCGCAAGGTTAAAAAATTAAGCAAAGAGGAGGTGTTTTCAAATGGCATTAAAGTTTAGTGTGGGACGTATCAAAAGAGGTGACACAACTTATGTAGGAGTTTGCAGGAGTATTACTGTTAGTTATGATGGAGCTCCTGTAGAATATCGTGGAGGAGATTTTAGATATCCTATCGAGATTCATAATGGGGATCAGTCTCTAACAGTAACAGCTGAAAGTGCAGATTATGATGCAGCCGAACCCACTTTTGGAGTTAGAGAAACTCTGGAATTGGAAGCAGGCGAACATGGGGGAGGTATCGTTGTAACTCTTACCAATATGGTATTGGTTTCGGCAGAAATCGCAGCCACGCAGGATGGTTTTGTGGCTACTTCATTGGAATGGCACAAATCTGAAGCTGCATAATTAAAATAAAAAGGAGGATAGGAATATGGCAAACGAAAATATTCTATCGGAAAAAGAAGTTGTGGTAAAATTAGGTGGAGCAGAGTATAAAATCAGACCTCTACCTATTAATCAGCTAATAGAGGTATGGCCTTTTATAGAACGATTAGAGGGTTTGAAGGAAAAAACTGTTACCATAGAAAATCTTAAGGATATGGTTGAGCTTGCTTATGTCGGATTAAAAACCAGTGGTGCAGATAAGCTGACTAAAAAGCAAGTTGGCGATATGGTAGATTTAGTTGACCTTCAGAAAATAATCGGTGCTATGGTTGGTCAGAAAAATATAAGCAAGTTAATAGGCAAATAAGAGGAAAAGGAATATACTATGCCCAATAAGACAGATTGGGCGGTCATCTGTGATATTATAGCTTTTGAATATGGGTGGACGCTGGAAGATATTAAACGGCTTAACCTCAATCAAATCTCGTTATTATTAAAAGCAATCGGGGAACGGCACAAAAAGGAGAACGAGGCAATCGAGGGAACAGGTGGGTTTCACCCACAAAGACCCATTAAGGGCATTAAAAAGAAACTGCCTACATCGGATATTGTTCAGATGGCTACCCAAATGGGTGGCAAAATAGAAAGAGATAAAGACGGAAAAGTAAAAAAGGTTACAATTTAAGGAATTAGTATGGCAAAAATTGGTTTTATAGAAGTTGATATAACTGCGGATGTGAGTCATATAAGGGCAGGATTGGCGAGTGCCTCTTCCCTAATTCGTGACTTTTCTCTGTTATCGATTGGTTTGACTTCTGGAATAAGTAGTGCCTTTACAAAGATATCTACAATAGGAATCAGGGCATTTCAAATTGGGCTTGTTGGAATAACAGGAGTATTAGTCGGAGCTACCATAGAAGGTGCTCATTTTGAAGATGCTATGAAGAGAGTCTTTATTATGATTGGCAAGGGAGCTGAAGTAGCAGCCGAAGATATAATAATGTTGACAGACAGAGCTAAAGAGTTAGGGAGAGAAACTTTATTCAGTGCAACTGAAGCAGCCGAGGGTATGGTTATTCTCGGTAGAGCTGGCTTCGATGTAGGTCAAACTTTCGATGCAATACAGCCTATCTTGGAATTGGCTATTGCAACCAATATGGAGATGGCTATAGCCTCAGACATGGTTGTGGCTTCCTTATATGGCTTTGGAAAGGCTGCTAATGAAGCAGGGCATATGGCAGATGTTATGGCAACCATTGTAACTGGTAGTAATGAAACTATGGAAGATCTCTCCAATACGCTATCCTATATCGCACCAATCGCCACATCAGTCGGACTAAGCTTAGAGGAAACTGGCTCACTCATTATGATGTTGGCAAATGCTGGTGTAAGAGGTAGCAAAGCAGCCACAGGGCTTCGGGCAGCGATAGCAAAGATGCTGAGTCCCACCAAGGCAGAGCAGAAATTGTTAGACAAGCTCGGAATATCATTCCTCACTTCGGGAGGAGAACTAAGGGATTTTGATAAGATTTTAAAGGAACTAGGTAGAAGCTCTGTCAAGACAGCAGATATTTTCAAATTATTTGGAAGAAGAGCAGCGACTGCGATAAGTGTCTTGAGACGAATGGGACCAGAGACATTTAAGAAATTTACTGACGATTTGGTCAAATCAGAGGGTGCCACAGAGAGAATGGCCGAGGAAATGAGAAAGACCTTTATTGGTCGAGTGAAAGATTTGGTAGCTTCTATAAAATTATTAGGAACAACTATTTATGATTCATATAGGCAACCTCTGACAGATGCTACTTTTTCTCTGAGAAATTTGGTTGTAGCAGTAACTGAAGCAGTGGATGAGAACAAGACTTTTGAAAATATTGTAAAGGGAATATTAGGACTTTTGGAACAGTATGGCGTTAGTTTTGAAGATGTAAAAAATAAAGTTATCAGTTTTATAGAATCACTAACCCCAGAAAAAATAGAGGAATTTTTCAATATATTAAAAGAGAGAATAGATAGATTTAGGGAAACAATTGGTGAATTTGTAGCTATTGCCATAAAGGGGATTGGTGAGGAAATACCAGATGCTATTAAAAGGGTTGTTAAAGTAATCAATACTCTTGGTCGTTGGTGGGATGAGTTATCTGGAAAACAAAAAGACTTTATAGCCAAGACTGTGGGTATGATAGCAGCAATATTATGGTTGACTGGTGGATTGACACCTTTAATTTTATTATTTATTACTTTGAGTTCAATTATTAGTGCATTAGTTCATGTTCATATAGCAGCAGCGATTACAAAAAGTTTAGTCTATGCTAAAGCTCTTACGGTATTAAAGGGAGCAGCAATAGGAGTAGGATGGGCATTAGGGATAGTTGGTGCAGCGATAGCTGGTTGGAAAATAGGCGAATGGATCGGGAATCTAAAATTATTTGGCGATAAAGTTACTACAGTAAATGATATAGTTACCGACTGGTTTACAAATATGATAACTGGTTGGCGGGTATTTATAGCAAACTTTAAGTTAGGTGCTTTGAAAATAAGGCAAATTTTTGATGAGTATTTAATAGGACCCCTTAATACTCTTCAGAAGATAATGACTTTGGGATTAGCCCCAGAGATTAAGCCATTTGAAGGACTTACAGAAGTTATTAGAAATGCAGCTATGGAACTTGAATCTGCAAGGGCTGCTTGGTATGAAACTGGTCGAGAACTTGAGAGGCAAAGAGAAGTAAGACAGGCAGGATTGCCTCCAGTGGCTGGTGCTCCTATTGAGCCTACCCCACCTGAAGAAGTTCGTGAAGATGTCAAAAAAAGCGTAGAGGAAGCAACCGAGGTTATAAAAGAAGAAGCTGTTTTAGATAGATTACTTAATGAAACTTTCATTAAATTTATAGATGGGGTTGTAGTGGCAACTAATCGAAGTAACGAGAGAAATAGAATTTTGAAAGAAGAGCTTGAAAGGGCTAGGAAGAAAATAATAGGTGAGGAAAGGGAAACAGGACATTTTATTGGAAATCAACTACCTGGAGAGGTTGAATAATGACTCCTAATGCTACTTTTAACAGTATCAATATTGGAGACTTTGCTTGGTTAGAAAATAGTTTTTCAAATGAGCTGGAAGTAAAGAAAATACCTAGAGCAGATGGATGTATAATTCGCAGAAGAGGTGGAGGAGAGCAAATTCTTACTGTTCATGCTTATGTTACAAAAACTACGAGGGCAAACTTTGAACAGTACTTCAAGACGCTGCCTCTGTCTTTTGGCTCTGGTTTAGCTACTTTGACAGTTAATGGACTTGATTATCCTAACACCCTTTTTGTTAGTATTTCATCTGGTGGAGACTATAAAAATTTTACATCTTTTACAGCGATATTTAGAAGGAGTGGAGAGTAATGGCAACTACTTGTATTATCAGAGTTAATGTTACAAATAATGATAATGAATATCCTGGGAACGAATCTGATTATGTTTTGGTGAATTTAGCTGCCGATAAGCTCATTTTCTCTAAGGGAAGTAGCGAGGTAGCGGATGGAGAAGGTACCCCAACTGATTTGGAACTAACTAATGCTTCTATGCAGTTTTCTTCAAGCGAGCAAGAAATTCCCCATACTTTCTTATTAGATGTTTCTGAAGTAGGGGCAGAACTGAAAGAAATCTTTATGGCTAATAGTGGCAATTATAGATATGTTTTTAACGCTTATTTTGATGGTGAGACAGCTACCGAACCGACTCTCGAAGCTTGGAATACTAATAGCCATGTACTAGCAGATCTTAATTGTTTAGGAAGTGGTAATCCAGATAATAGTATGTTGAATGGGATAGCTACCACTTTTAGTTCTCCAGGATCTAATTGGGTTGGGAGTCCAATTGCTGGTCTAAATGTTATAGGTCTAAATAATGGAGGAGCTGTACCAGGTGGTGGAGGTAATCTTTATTTTAATTTACACTGGAATATTTCAGCAGCATATCCGACTCCTTTTGTTGAAACACCAGTAATTACAATAAGGTTTGCGGTGATCTAATGACTTATAAGGTATATTTTTCAGATAATTCAGTTTATGAGAATAACAATCCCATCGAGAATTTGGATTGGCGATTTGTACCTAAGAAAGCAATTACAAAAGTAGAGTATCTGCTACCAAATAAAACCATTATTTTAGAAGATTTTTCTGAGTACATTATTATTACTGAATATTCAATAGATATTTATGGCAATTTTAAAGTAACAAATAAGATAGAGAAAGTCTTTGTAGTAGGCTCCAAAGGAAATATAGTAACAGCCTATGAAATAAGCATTGAGATAGTTAATGGAAAATATAAGTATGGAGATGTAAAAAAATACAAGTGTCCAAGAGGGAAGGAATTCTATGGAAGACCTATTTTGAATGGATGGAGAGGAGGCGAGTAAAAGATGGGAGCTACAGTTGTTTTTTCGGAATCCAATGATGTTGCTGGTGAATCTGTTACTGATGATATTGCTAATCTGAATTTTGGTAATGTGGATGATCATGAGTTATCACCTGTTTCGAGTTACCCGATTACTGCTAATGAGAACTCATATGAGAAATATCTGCGAGTAAAATTTAGTGGGACATATACAACCATTAGCAATATGAAATATTGGAAGTCCGCTGGCAATTACAAGACTGGTGAAACCATAAAGATTAGAGTAACTAATACTTGGGTTGTTCCAGTTGCTACAGATACTGGTGGTGCTTTGATAGGAACAGATGAGCCAGGTTCTACAGTTATTCATGCAAGTGATGGTGTAGCCTTGACTATCACTGGACCTGGGGATAATTATACTGAGTATGTAGTTCAGCAATTGCAGACTACAGCAGCTACGCCAGCAGGAGCAGTAAATCAAAAGACTTTATTATTCCAATGGGATGAAGTTTAATTTAATAAGGAGATAATACAATGTCTCAAAATTTAAAAATTCACTGGCTGGCTCAATTCTCCGATGGCAGTCAGTTGAAACAATTTGAAACAAATGGTAAGGAGAATCTATTTCGTGGGGTTTTAGATAGGCAGAACGACTTAGTTAAATTTATACTTTTTCATACCGAGAAATCTTTACGCCTTATTTTAGATTTGAAATTAGGCGTAATTTATATAAATAGCATTCAAATGCCTCAACCTGAACTATTGTCTAATGTTGATGATAAGAATAGGAAGAGGCTCATTTATTATAGGCGTAGGAAAATGGAAATTAGCCAATCTGGAAAGGAAATAAGACAAGATGTAATTTACTTCCTAGGCTACCAGTATAATGATAGAAGTGGCAAAAACTATAAGAAGATTATACAGATAGATGAACTGGGGAATATAATTATCTAAAGGAAATATAATGGCAGTATTAGATCAGCAACAAACATTAGCTAGTGGGATTCAACATCAAGTTTATGGATCAAATTATAGTGCTCAGACTTTCCAAGCAGGGTTGTCTGGGGAATTACCTACAGTTAAATTATATCCTGTTAAAATAGGCTCACCATCCAATTTGATAGTAGAAATTCAAGGGGTAAGTGGAGGTAAACCAGATGGAAATATCCTTGCTTCTGAAGAAATCTCTGCTGGAAGTATTGGAGGAGTTGGAGCAGAATTTACAATAAATTTCTCCACCCCGACATCTATAGTTTCTGGAACAAGTTATTCAATAGTTGTTCATCAGAAAGCCGATGGAGGAACTTATAATGTTCATTATTATGGCTTTTATGGAGCAGGTACAGACCCTTATACAAATGGTGATTATTGTTATTCTGTAAATAGCGGTTCTAGTTGGACTATTAATTCTACTTATGACCTTTATTTTAAAACATATGTCGAACTCATTCCTTCATTGGACCAAGAACAAGCACAGCAAAATTCCTTTCAAATAATTAATACAGCCAACTTCAGAGTAGCTCAAACCTTCCAAGCTGGAATCAGTGGCACTCTAAAAAAAGTCAATTTATGGGGATACAAGGCTGGTTATTCCTCTGGGGATTTTATCGTTGAAATAAGAAATACTATCGAATCTCATACTAAGCCAGATTCTATAGTATTGGGTTCTGGGACTTTTAGTAATTCAGATTTAACTGTTGATATTGCTGGAACAGAATTTGTTATTGCCTTATCTACGCCAGCGGAAAATATTGTTGCCAATAATTATTACAGCCTAGTGGTCAGAAGAACTTCTGTTGATGGTGGCTGTGCTATTTTTTACCAGGATACCGATGTCTATGCCGATGGGAATTATGTTTATAGTACTGATGGGGAGACATCTTGGCATATCAATCCCTATGATATGTACTTTAAAACCTATATGCAACAGGCGATAACAGACCAGAAAACAATTTTGGCAGATGCAAGTATAACTGGAACAGAACAAAAGACTATTTCATCGGATGCCATAGTATCGGATCAATATGATATAACTGTTTCATCAGATGCAAGTATTTTGTCTATAGAGGATAAAAATATATTTTCTGATGCTAACATTAAGGCAGTAGGTACGCAGGCAACGATTTTGTCAGACGCTAAAATTATTTTACCAGGGACTGGTGTAAAGTCTATAAAATCGGATGCTGTAATAGCGGACATCTTAGCTATACCAATAATTTCAGATGCTCACATTGCTGCAAAAAGAGATAAAACTATTTTGTCCGATGCTTATGTTAGGGGCGATGCCTTTACACATATCAATGCAGATATTAGATTTTTAGTGCCCGAATATAAAAATATAAACACAGACATTAGGTACTCAACTGACATAAGTAAATTTGTAAAAAGTGATATCTATATTCAAGAAGGATATTACATCCCTACTCAAACAATTCATATTATTACTACATTGTCCTATTATCAGTGGAGATTTAAAAATGAAGTAGGTGGAACTTGGTCTTCTTGGGAAAAAATTGATGATGGTGAAAGAGAGTGGGATGTTATAGCAGGAAATGGGGTTAAGAGGATATACTATGAGTTCAAAACCGCTGGTGGCTTAATCTTATCGGAAGTTGACTTCTATTTAGAATGCTATTTGAATACTGATGCCTTCTCAATTTTAAATTTAAAAGCTTATGAGGAAAAAAATGGAGCAGAAATATCTGATAGCACATATCAGCCAGATAATACTGTTTATTTTGACTGGGATACACCATTACATATAGTTCCGATTAAAGGTTACAGTTATGCTGTTGATGGAACTCCCGATGATATAATTAATATTCCGCAGCCAAGTATTGTTATATCTGGTATGGATGTTGAAGAAGTTTCTAATATGATAGTCAAGGTTAATGATGGAATTTTTTATAATAATTTGGAGAGAATAATTTATACTTCACAGAACTTTACTATAGAGGATTCAGAAGATTTAGATAGAATTGATGTTATCTATATTACTCTGAATGATAATGTTATCAGAGTTAGCAAGGGAATAAAAGGAGTTGATCCAGATCCAGCAAGCACTCCTACCAATTCAAATAAATTGGCTGAGATAAGAGTTAGGGCAGCAACTACCGAGATATTAAGCTCGGATATTACAGATTCCCGTATCATAAAGGTAGCTCTGGATTATGCTGACGTATTCTTGGAAGCAGGGCAACACACATTAAAAATAAAGGCACAAGCACTAAATGGGTTATGGAGTAATCTTGCGACATTTAATTTGTGGATCTCGTCACTGTCCCCAGACCTGACTAATTTAAAATGCTATGTCAGTGAAGGTGGAACCGAGATAATTAATGGACAGCTTCAGGATTTATCTGATAGTGGCTATTTTGAATGGGTTGCACCAGATGCCCCAGGGGATATGACTTATTATTATACTATTGATGGTTCTGAACCTACTTCTACTAGTGATAATACTACAGATACTCATGTTGTAAAAACAATGGGAACTGGTTCTCATATATTTAAAGTAAGGGCTAAAGATCAGTATGGAACTTTGGGTAGAACTAGACAATTTACATTTGTATATTCAGCTGCCACTTATACTGGTGATACTATTGTTATTAGCAATGGGACAATATTAAGTCAAAGTTTAAAGGAAGTTGTCGTTAATAGCATAAGGTTTTCATTGGATAGTGCGAGAGTTTGCGAATTTGAAGAGCCTGTAGATTTTGATAGTGCTGGTTCGTTTAACTATGATCAGATAGTCTCTGTAATCCATAATGAGAACACTTTATTTACAGGCAGGATTCGAGTTATTAGACGGTCAATGTCTATAAATAATGAGACGATACATTATCAAGCAGCTGGTCCAAGGGCTGAGTTAGAACAGGTATATAGCTACGCTACAGCTACCTATGGGGAAACCCATATTTTAACTTTCAGAGATGTCTCTCCGACAAATGCACTTAATCAGATTTTAGCTCCAGTGACTGAAATAGTCAGTGGGGTTTCGGGAACTGTCTCCGCTGATAATATAAAAGAACTGGAACTCACTACAATACCTACCGCTCAAGCTATTACAGAGATTCTTAAAGAGGCCAAAAATTATAAATATTACATCGATCCAGATGGAACATTAAATTTTATAGATTTGACTGTCGCAAGTGGTAAAGATGTTTATTTTGGAATATATGGACAGAAAATATCGACATCCAGTCCACAATTTAATGTTATTGATTCAAATTTAATTTTTGATAATACGAATAGATATAACCAATGTATAGTTCAGGGTTCAAGAAAAATAGAAATAAGAGAAGTTGAGTGTTATCCATTAGAAGACGAAACTAAAGATTGGGGCTATGATTATACCAAGTGGTGTCTTCCAGACCATTGGAAAGTAGTAAAGCTTCTTAATACAAAAGTGTCTTTCATTAAGGCAATGAGAGAAGGAGCATACAGGAAAAAATCCTTCCTTGGGCAGTTTAATAAGGTAGTCTTGAATCCAGAAGCTACTCCAGAAGAACAGAATACAGATTGGGTTTGGGAAGGTTATCATGATATGACTTATCTCGCTGTGTCCGAATTCTGTAATAATAGTAAGTATCAGAAAATAACCCAGAGACAGTGGATGAAGACTAAAAGAATAAAAAGTGCAACTGATGATATCCCACCGATAGAAACTGAAGAATGGAAGCAGGAAGCTAAATATAGTACAGTTACTGATTTTGAAAAAGGATCACTTGAACCAAAATATAAAGCAGATTCAGCGACAGAAATAGATGGTTTTTTGGTCAAGTTTAATAAATGGATATACAATAAGCCGACACCAGCTAGCACACCGACACCAGGAACCGTGATTGCTCTGGTGGCTGTTGAAACCGAACCACTGATAGTAAGTGCCTCTCTTTCTGGTACCGCTGTGAGCCCAAAAATTCTCAGAATTTACGATTCAAGCTATCGATATGATAAGAGTCGTTTTTATGCTTACATCAGTGGAGAAAAAGTTGATGTAGAGTACGATTGGAGAAATTATCCCGATGATCTACCTTCGCTATTTATTGATGATACAGATAAAATTCTGAATCGGGCTAATAAAGAGCTGGAATCTAAGAAAGATATAGTGATATCTGGGTCAGTTACTTTAGATACAATTGATAATACTTGGAATCTCAAAAAAACTGTTAATTTGCAGAATACTGAACAGGGAGATTGGGAGTCACTTGATGCGAGAGTAACATCTATAGCATATAATTTTATAGATAATACAACAACATTACAACTAACTACACAATACTCAGCATAATAAGGAGATAAAAATGCCTCTATCGGCTAAAGAATTTGAAGTAATATCTACTCTAATAAAAGAAATAAAAGAGTTGAAAAACAAACTTGATACAGCCAATAAGGATATTAATATTCTCAAAAATTTGAAAGACAGACTTGAAAACATTGAGGATATTGTAAATTCCGATGAGTTTAAGCACCTATTAAATAGCAAAACGAAATATGAAATAAATGAGGCGAGCAAGGAAGATTATCATGATCACAGAAGTGCTGGTCAGGGTGGTCCTTGTTTTGCCAAACTAGGGGCTTATTATGTTGATGAGGAGGAAGAATAATGCCCGATAAAAAACTATGCCCAACTTGCCATACCGAAATAGGCAAATGGACAGATGATCCTATTTTGACACCCAGAGGGTTGAGTGGCGATGATTACAAAGGGGTGGTACCAATAAAAGTTAAGCATATCAAAGAATTACAGGATACAAGAAAGCAGCAAGAAATTGAAGCTACAAAATTTGCTCCAGAAATGGAAAAAACAGATTTTAGCACGATACCCCCAAAAACTCCTGTAAATAAAAAACATATAAATGAATTGAGAACATCTACAGAAAAACTTTTATCAGATCCGCATAATGTATCAGCCACACCTTTATTATACCAATATTTTAATTATGATAGTAAAGCAAATTATATAGGAACTTATAAATATGGAAACAAAGTAGAAGATAAAAGAGAATGGGTAGATATAGATTGTCTTAATAGACCAAAAATGCCTAAAAAGACAGAGGATAAGCAAAATTTAATTAAAATTAAAGCAATTCACATAGAAGATTTACGACATCCTATTCCTGAACCATATTTTTTAGAAGATTGGAAACATTCCCCTTTAGAAATTTATACAGATAGTGCTAATATTTTATTTTATGGTAGATATTTTAAAAAATGGGCTGTATCCAATCTAAGTCCATCTCAGTCTATTGAAATCCAAAGTGGTAAAATAATTATGAAAACATTACGAATACCTAATATAGCCCTTGCTACCATATTGTCTTTTTATAGATATTCGTCTTTGGGTGGATACCAAACTAAGAATTATAGATTACCTAAAAATGGGAGGCTTTATATAGATTCATTAAATATAAAAATCCCACCTTTAGAATATTATATACCACCCCCAACTTTTAATAAATTTATTATAAATGTAGTTCTGAGAACTGTTCATTATGATTTAAAATACTACCACTATACTATAGCTTTAACAGAACCTATACAAGTTTTAGATATTTATAATAATATGGTTGAAAAATACGGATCTGAATTTGAAAATTATTACAATGGAGTAGTTGATAATAAAGGATGTATTATAAATGAGATTTCATTTAATTTGACAGGTGCTTTTGATATAAATTGGGAAACCAATGAAGCTAGCTTCGGAAGTATTAAAGTAATATAAATTTATTTCCCTTATTGTGATATTTTTAATCTATAGAAAGAGGAGCTAAACAAGGAGATGATAGTATGAACAGAAATAATTGTAGCGTAGGCAAAAAATGGAAATATAGAGAGAAAGTTTCTGGCAAGAAATTTACTAATAGTATGTTAAATTTGTTTAACCCAGTTCTGTGGCTGAAGGATATTTTTTCGCTTTTTAATGTGCGAAAATTAATTATTTATGCTTTTATATTTGGTTTTGTAGCGAGTTACTTTTATGTACAGGGAAGAGGGAGCAAACCAGTAAAGATAGATATTGGATATGGGCGAGAGGCTATTTTAGAAGTTAATGAACAAGGAGACCATGTTTATATTGATAAGAAAGGATTTGTTTATTTTAGAGATAAAGATGAGAATATTTTAAAACAGTTATCTGTGGCAGATATTCCAGGACTTAAGAAGAAACTTGCCCCAGTGGGATTTCAGTTGAAGCCGATTGGTGTTATGGGAGCGGGCTTTGGATTGGAAGGCGGTGTTTTTGAAGGAGGAGTTGGCATCTCATTCCTTAGATACTGGAAACTGGAATTAGAAACATTCTTGACTAATCGAGGTATCTATTTAGGTTCGTCATATAAAATTACAGATAATTCAAATATAGGTTTGGGTGTAGGAAAAGGATATAAGGGCGATAACAGGATGATATTATATTATAGATGGAAATTCTAATGCCAAGACATTCTAAAGATTTATGTGTCTGTGGCAAATTAAAAGATAAAAGAGCTAATTTTTGTAGAGTTTGTTCTAATTTGGGAGAGCATAATCCTAATTGGAAAAATGGAATAACTAGAAGAAAGTATTACTGTATTAGTTGTAAAATAAATGAAATTTCTTATACAACTTTTTATTATGGAAATAAAACATGTCAATCTTGTGCAACTAAAGGAAAAAATAATGCCAGTTATATTGATGGCAGATGGATAAAAAAGTATTATTGCAAAGAACTAGAATGTAACAAAGAAATAACCTACCAAACTTGGAAGTATGGAAAAGGGAGGTGTCGATTTTGTGCCACTAAATTAAATGTAAAAACTAGGCGTTCTTATGAGGGTAAAAACAACCCAATGTATGGTAAAGTAGTTCATGGTAAATGGGGAATTTATAAAAAAATTAATATGCGTTCTGGATGGGAAATAGGTTATGCAAAATATTTAGATAGTGATAGAATTAGATGGTTCTATGAACCCAAAACTTTTGATTTAGGTAAAACAAGTTATATACCAGATTTTTATTTACCAAAAACAAATACTTATATCGAAATAAAAGGTTATTGGCGGGATGACGCTAAGAAAAAATTTGAATTATTTAAGATAAAATATCCTAGAGTCAAAATAAGAGTATTAATGAAGCCAGATTTAGTTAAATTAGGAATATTGTAAAGGAGGGATAGTTATGGACAATAGAATGATAGGCTTAATTTGTCAGGCAACAAGTTGTATTATAGGTCTGATTTCTATAATTGCTATTGTAAAGCAGAATCCAGTGGTGGTAACTGGACTTTGCTTATCGGCGGGATTATATTTTGTAGGCAGGTATATCAAAGACAGGCTTTAATTAGCAAATTTATTGTGCTTAATTGCCTCATCTATAGCATTTTTAATAACAGGATGAATGCTATCTGTGAGGCTTTTTATTTTGCCCCAGTCTATCTTGTCCCTATAATTTCGAGGCAGTTGAACAATCGGAGAATTAAAATAGCAATGATATTCGCCGAACGAGGTTATCAAAATGCTCTTGCAACAGAATCTCCATAGATTGTCAGATTTTGGATTCGCTAAGTTGACAATTCCCCAATAAGTCACAGTTAGCAGTTTACCACAAATAGGACACGGATACCGAGAAAGTTTTTTAGGGATGTCCTTCACTTTTTAAATAAATCCTCCAAGTTACTAATCTCATCTTGGTCATATAGTGCTTTCATTGTTACCACGAAAGCCATAGTCATAGCAGCTATTTCTACCTTTCCCATCCCCTGAGCCAAGCACGACTGGCAATAAAGTGCAAACCACTCGACCAGATAGGGTTGCTTATCCCTAATGCCAAGTATTAGGGAACGAAAGATTTCTGGATTACCTGTTTTAAACACACTTTCGCTTAAATCTGCCATTTTGGTAGCCGTCCCAGTAATTGTTTCCATTAAAATTTGAGGAATCATCATTACCTCCCTTTACCAAACCTGTTTTCTTTGCAATGTTTTTTGTAGGGACAATAACCACACTCTTTGCTACTTAATTTATAGTCGCATGGGGGGAGTTCGTTTTTTATTATGTAGTATTTTAGAACTTTCCACCTCTCTAAAATTCCCCTTATGCTAATACTTTTTTCTAGCTTGCCATTGATAATTGGAAATATATTATTGTCCATTTTAATCCAGTCAATCCTGTGTTCAAATCCCTCGAAATTTAGCCAATCATCCATTTTGGATCTATAGGTTACTGGGGATTTCCTGTAAAAGATAATCCAATAAGGCAATCTTGGCTTATAGCAAACGATGTAAAGCAAAGCCTGCATTATGTGGGTTTCTTTGGGTCTATCTGCAACATACTTTGGATTGCTCGAAAATGACTTGATTTCCAATCCTATTTCCTTGCTTCCTCTTTTAGTAATAGCATCAATCTCGCCTGATACTGTAATTCCCTCGATAATTTCTGTCCTAAAGTGCCTATCCTTCTTTGACTTATCCACAAGTTCCTTATTATGTAGTAGGCAATCTTTCGTGTCGGATTCGATGAATTTGCCCATCTTTCTTGAGACACGAGCAAACACGCTGGGCTGGTTGGTAATCGATACCTTTTTCCAGGCATAGTAAGACCTCCTGAGACAGTTTCCCACTATCTCGCCATCGATGAGGCAGGACGCTTCGGATGGATAAAATAGCCACTTCTTTCTGTGAGGTGGTGTATCGATATCATCGGATTTTAGAAGTCCGATTATGTGACTTTGTTTCATTGTTCTATCCTTTCTATTTGAACTCAAATTTAATCTTTTTGAGTAATTCGATTGCTTTCTCAAGCCTTCTTTCATTGACTCTGCCCAATAGATGTTTCTTTTTAAGCAGAATTTCCAAGCCCACAATTATGTTTGCTGATATTTGTAAGGCAATTAATAGGATATTTTTAGATGCTCCCTCGTTTTTGAAAACCTTGTCAAACCATCTATGGCAGGAAAACCAGCGAAACTCTTTGGGCTTGTCGGGATGTTGATAGATAACTGAAATTTGTCTAGGGATAAATTTCTTTTTGGTTTTAGCCTCTTTATAATCTTTGAGTTCCTTAAGAAATTTTGCCAATATTTTAGCTTCTTCTGGGGTTATCTGTGCCATTTTGATATGGTCTCTCCTCTGTGCAAATTAGGTTAAAGCAATAAGGACAATGGTGTTCAACTATTAACATAGTCATGCCATCGGTTTTGGCATAAGTATCCCACATTTCGTAGGTTTCAACATATTTTTGGTGGGTTGGGCAAAAGTGTATCATTTTAAGTTTTCCTTTTTAGGCAAGCCCTTGACTTCTCCCTTATCGAATCTGATATTGGTTTTCTTTTTGAGTTCGTCAAACTCTCGTAACAGTCTATTTGCCCTCTTTACTTCCTCATTGTATTTTTTTATTTTGGCATAGAGGCTGTCGATTAGTTTGTGGGCTTTTTCTATTTTAGATGTATCCATAGCAATTTGAAGCTGGTTAAATTTTATGCTCATAGTTTGCCTCCTACCTCTTCATATGGGTTCTCAATTTTTTATAATGGATTATTGCTTTATTGCTGTTTATAATATCGATTCGCTTAACTCTTATATTAAGTAAATTATAAGAATAGCAGGCAACTTTGTAGAGTATATCGGATTCTTTGGAGATAAGTGTAATTTTCTTAAGTTTCATTGAAACTCCTTTCATGCAGTATATGCCGAAGGCTCAATAAAGTGAGTAGCTGCCCATACAGCCAGAGCTATCGAATCGGGAAAATCATCTCTCCCCAGAGAATCATCCAAATTGTGGTGGACAGAGATAAGTCCCGATAGCTTGAACTCCTTTTCCAATTCCATCATCTGTTGCTTAAAATGTGCATATTCCTTTTCAAAGCCTCTTGGAGTCGAGGCTGGCCAGTGTATCTGCCCTTTTTGGATGAAGTTTGCCAAGTTCTTGTATAATTTATCCTTATGCTGAATATCGAAATTAAAGCCCTCAATGGGCATGCCTGTCTGCCTTAATACATCCAAAGGCCCTTCTCCTACAGATGATTTATCAGCATATATCTGCTTTAACTCATTGTGCCATAAGTTCTTAATAAAACCTATCTGTGAGGCGTAGTCCACCCCAGAGAGTTCCCACCAGCCTACTACATAAAACTGCTCAAGATGGTCTGGATCTTGCCTCAGTTCTGTAATGACAGTGGAATCCCTTAATTTTGCAAAGTCTATGCCCATAAACTCGCCACGCAGGGGCTTGCCTTTCTTATCCCTGAGCTCATAATGAACGATACAGCGTGCCCAATCTTCCTCGGATAAGAACATTCCGATATTGGACTTTTCCCAGCTTAGTTCATACTGGGTTGCGAAACTGATTGGGTCTTCTGCCTTTCTTGCCAATACATAGTCTCTGTCTAAAATAGGGCATTTATCCCAAGGATAGATATGTTGTACATAACCTAAAGGATTAATCTTTTGGTCGTACTTATTTTTGAACGCCTTGTGAAAATGTGTCCCCCGAACACCTGGGACACCGCACTGAATAATTTTAGCCCCGCCAGGAACCGCTCCACCCATTGGGTAAATGCTATTTCCTGTAATAATTCCATCAACTATCCATAAATGCTTTTTGACCTCAACACAATAAACATTTTCTGTCTCCGATTGTTCAATTTTTTTAATCTGCATAAATCGTATTCCTTTAGGATAGTGCCTACTGGAAATTCTTGGAGACTTATTTTTCATATTATCAACAATTTCGTTTAAAACTTTTTGCTTGGTAATCAATTGGAAGTTTTTATGGAATCTGCGAATATCTTCAATACCCTTAATGGATAGAATATAAAAAGGTTTAGGATTTTTACCAAATCCTTTATTATTCTTTTTGTGAAAAATGGTGCCGTGTATTCCAAATTTAACTAAATAATCTTGCAATTGGATTACTAATTCTTTGGATATATTACCAAATGATATAATTCCCTTTTTTTCTTTAACATGACTAATACAACCATCAGTCTCAATAAGACCAACTATTAGACCCCGAAGAAATTTCTTAGACCATTGCTTATTAGGAATCTGTTTAAATTCGCCTTTCATTCCCCACATTCCCATATCACGAAAATATTTTGTTAAAGGATTACTATTCCATTTCCCCCCTTTATTATTTGTAAATACGCCTTCCAAAATTTTAGATTTTATTGGCTTAAGTTTAAATTTCAAATTATACTTTTTCCATATAACAGATGATATTATAGATACAAATTTAGGACACCCACAAAATTCTGGTTTATCATTACAAATAGATCCATCGCCTAAAAAACTACCTACTATAAGACCATCGTCATAGGTACCCTCGTTACCAAAATAAGGTAATTTATCTGCTACAGCTAAACGATGACCAACTTTTAACTCATCTGTTCTCAATTTCTTTACCGCCCCTGATTTTATATCTCTCCAATTTTTGCTGTAAACAAGATGCTTATGATTTTTATTTACTTTTAAAATTTTCCCATTATCTAAATAAATAGCATGTAGAATATCTATACCAGCATTGAAATATCTAATTGGCCTTTCTGGACCATCAGGAGTAATAACTTTAAGTTGTTTCTTAATAATTTCAGGCATAGTTGCATAATCACCAGTTGGTAAAGGAATCCTCATATTACCAGAAACACATTCTCGCACCTTAAATGGTGATATTGCTTGGGCTTCATCAAGCACTATGATATGGCAAGTTAATCCCTCGATTTCCGCATTTCGTGAGGCGGTTACAGCCCTAATCTCTGTCCCATTTGAGAATTTAATTCTATCTGACTTATCTACAGCTAATGAGCCAGCATAGATATTATAGGGATTGGTATGGACAAGGCTGGAAAACCGTTCAAAGCTGATTTGTGCCTGCTCCTGTTTTGGGGCAAAAATATACATATGAATGTTATCATAAAATATTGGAATGATTGCACAAGCAATCGCAATATCCATTGTTTTTCCACCCTGGCGAGCACATGAAAATAAAACTTTCTTAATAGATGGGTCTAAAAAATCTCTCAACGATTTTACTTGGTTAGAATATAATTTTACCCCAAAGATATTATAGACAAAAGCCCTCAGATTTTTGCAGTTATCTCGCCGACTCAAAATTTTCTGGAACCACAGTTTTCGTTCTTTATTAGTTAATTTCATTTTTCACTATTTCTCCATATTTCAAAAGCATGATCTAAGTTTTGTGCTTTTATAATTTTTTGAATTGAATATTGCATTATGCCTAATATTTTTTTACAACTAGGACACCTTGGACCAAATTTCCATTTCGTTGCTGCTTTAAGTGTTCTAGAACTACAACAATCACAATTTGTATGTACTATCCAATATTCATTCATTTTTCTACCCTAAATTTTTCTAATAGTCTATTTATAAATATACTCTTCCAGTTTCTATTTCTCGCTTTGAAAAACCATATTCTTTACAACAGTAGCTACACCATAATTCTTCATCATTTCTCTCATTATAATTATCAGCTATAATTATTGATACATATTTACAAACTCTACGGCCACAATTATCACAAGTATCGTATTCAGAACATTTAAGACAGTCTTTAAAACCTCTGGTATTACATATTTTGTCTATATCGGCTTTCTTCATTATATTTTTATCGTCCCTGGGTATCGCTTATTCTTTATCGCAGTTAAATGTGCTCTCGTATAGCAGATGTAATTCTGCTTGTGAAACTCGGTTGGATTGTAATTTAATATTCTTTGCACTTGAAATCTGCATTTAATTGCTGGAACATACTTAGCATATTTTCTGTCTGTATAATACCAGAATGAATTGCTATTCCAGAAACTGTTTCCAGCCCAAATTACTCTACCATTTCTACGAGTTAATATAACATTATTTTTTGGGACAGTTACGCAATATACCATACCTCTATAATCAATTTGCTTAATATTATCTGGTGTTAAATATCGCTGTTTTGGTGAAGAAAGATATACAAGATATATAGGATACTTTGCTCTATAATCTGGATTTATAGAAACTGGTTTTCCTACTCTAGTCGCATCTTTGCTAACTGTTGTTTTATAACCACATTTTATAGCAATTTCTTGAATATCTTTGGATAGTTGCTCTGAAATGGTGCCATAAGTGTAACCTGTTTTACCATTTTTATGGCCATCTCCTAATAAAGCGGATTCTAATAATATTTGAAGCAGTTCTGGGTGCATTTGTTTAAGTGCAATAGGAATATATTTATCGTGAGATTTTCCAAGTTTAGATAACCATAAAGCAAGAGATTTGCTACAAAATCCCCAGCCATTACTGGTTTTATGTGGCTTATATCCTAAATCTTTAATACATTGTCCTATTTGCTGATATTTTATGGGATTAGCATTTTGACTTTGGCTAATTCCGATATTGTAACAATTATATCTTGAATCTGTAGTAGTAACAATATGTGTCCAGCCCTCTGATACATACCATCCCATAAAATCCATAAATGGTTTAATAGGTAATCTTACACTATCATTAATAAATCTCATTTTTTCTGGATAAGTTGATATTTTATTTTGGGAATTTGGAATTTCGAAATACTCAGGATAATCCCCATCAAAAATAACATTACTTGGAATTCTTTTACATGATTTCATAGTTAGCAGTTTTTCGGCTTTTTTAAATCTGAAAGGAGTAATATCATCTGACGATCCTATAAACATATTGTGATTAGGTGTTACTAAACAGTCTATGCTTCGTTGTTTAAAATGAATCATCGGACTGTTATATTTATATTTATGAGTTTTAATAACAGGTTGAATTTCAGCTTTATTATTTGTTTTATTAAATGTATAAACAGTTTCACCCTTTTTAACTTCCGAAAGGAGTTTGAATCCACTTGTAGTTAGTATTTCAGTATCTTGAGAATAACAACGATGGGAAGGGTCTTGGTATGTTCCACGCCCATCTGTCGAGGGAACTTCGATTAAAAACCACCCACCATCCACCAAAATCCTGTATGCCTCATTCATAGTGTTCACTGGGTCTTTTAGGTGTTCAATTATGTCGTTGGCTCGTATTAACCCCACCGAACTGTCCTTGAATGGCCATTCCTGGTTCAAATCCACAGTAATATCAGTTCCATATAAGTCAACCCCGAAAAATCCCAATGGCTTGCCATGCTTTGCACCTAAATCAACCATTGGATAATTATTTAATTGACACCATCTCTTTGCCATGTCGAATATGTATTTGTCATATAATTTAAGAGTTCCACTTTGAATTTCTTGATTAAATCTCCTAAATGATTGTTCTGGATAATTGCGATATAAATATAGGCACTCTGGTATGTGTTTCATTTTTGTCGTTAGATAAGTCCTTGAAACTAAATCTTGGTCATCCAAGACTCGATAATCAGGATTGTGTTTCCCTGCTTTTTTGTATGCCTCGACTGTCCAAGCCCTCACGTGATTTGGTCCGAAATGTATATTGCCAATAGAATGGGGAGATGGCTCAAATGCTCTCATAGATATAAATTTATGCCCATACCAGTGTCTTTCCTCGGCTTTCCACCCATATTGAGAACCATATGTATAAGGCTTCCAAGACACATCTAAAAATTCCGCAAAGTCGCTGTAAGCAAATCCTATCTCTGTGTTTCTAAATGCTTCTTTGATGTGCTAGACTGCGATCGGTGTGAGTAAATCATCGTGGTCGAGTTCAACGCAAATACCCTCCTTTACTTGGCTGAAGGCGAAATTCTTTACAGCTCCGACGCTAACTGGAGCATTTGGATAGGGAATTTGTTTTACCCTTTTATCCTTGATATCAAAAAATTTGGCATCGCCATTTAGCACAATAAGCCATTGCCAATCTTTGTCAGTTTGAGCAAGTAGACTATCATATGCCTCTTTGATATATTTGGTATTGTGGGTTGGTGTAACTATTGTGAGTTTCATTCTTTCATTTCCTTTAGGATATGTGCTACGACATCGATTGTAAAGCCATTATCTACCATCTTATATCGTTGAGTATTAGAAACACCTTCAGTATAATTATCTGGTAGTCCCTGTAATCTTTCACATTCTATGGGTGTCAATTTTCTAATATAACTTTTATTTGTATCTATTTTTAATACTGCATTATCTTTTTGAATAGAGGTTAGAGTATTTGTTTTACCATCAAATCTTGGTTCAAGTTTTTGGGAAGTAGAACCATCTTTATTGTATCGACCTCTCTGTGCAACACATGCTATTAAATGTTTTGATGAAGGGGATTGTCCACATAAAGTGGGGTATTTATTAACTTTTTTATACCGCCTTTTTACAAATCCATGAGGAATTACATATAAACCTGTTTTAGCTCCTCTTCCATCACCATTAGCAGATAGAGTCGCAGATTTTCCCTCTATTGAATAAACCCTATCCCCCTGCCCAAAATTTCTACTAAATTTTTTCCCGTCTTTTGCCCAGTCTTTATTTCGTATGCCTCCTAAAAAGTTTAAAAGATTTGTTTTCTTTGATTTTATTGATGGTATAATAGAAATATTTTCAATATAGTATTTTCTATCAACATTTTCTTCTATAATATCCTTTAAATAAATATGCCTATCTTCTGGTTGCTGAATATTTTTGATGTTAGTCCAATATAATCTCTTTCTATTTTGTGCGGTTAATAGGGCTGAATTTATCATAATAGGTTCAATACACAGAGTATTTGTAATAATTTGTTTATCTGTCTTTTTCATTGAATTTACATTTTCTAAAACAAAATATTTGGGTTTCAATTTTTTTAATAGTCTGACATATTCCCAAAATAAACCGCTTCTTTTACCTTGTAACCCTTTTCTATCCTTTTTAGCTACACTCAAATCTTGGCAAGGAGAACCCCCAATTAATAAATCAATTTGTGGCAAATCCTTCGTCTTAATATTCGCTATATCTCCCAGTTGAATAATATCGGGATAATTCTTCAGAGCTATTTTGATAGCATATTTATCTATTTCAGAAGCATAGTATTTACAAGGGATACCTAATCTATCCAAAGCTATTCTTGCCCCACCCAAACCATCAAATAAACTCAAAACTGTAATCATTTTATTCCTTCTAATTGTTTGCCACAATTTGGGCATAATGCCTCAGCCGATTCCACGACTACAAAGCCACAATTAGGGCAATATTTTACCATACTATTTACTCCTTTTTATTAAAGACTTTAATTGCCCTTTCAATTTTCGAAGTCTCTTTCGCATACTAACAATAGCTTTACGATATCTATTAGCTTCATTTTCGTGTTCCTGAATAATGAACTCGTAATTTTTTATCTTATTTTGGAGTATCTTGATTTCTTCCTTGAGTAAGGTTATCCTATTTCGTTTCTTAGATTGTAGGATTTTCATCGTATTCCTCCAGTTTATATCTTAGTGGTTTACCTTCGATCATTACTCTCAAAGTAGTCCAAACCCCATGAATTCCTGCCCAGAAAAATCCAGGGTATAGAGAAAATTGCCAATACATTCTTATATCTCTAAGACCAGCGATAAAATATTTTTTCGAGTATCTCTTATTCTCCCAAATCGGTATGAATTTATCCATTATTTTCCCCAGTTCCATCTTGTTCCTCATCCACAATTTCTGCTTCCTCTACTGCTGATTTTTCTTCAGGAAGAGAGAACACTCTATCCCTCAGTCGCTTAAGTTTACCTATATCTTTTTTATCGGTAGAAGTAAGCAGATTGAGAATATTAATCCGTAAATCCTGCCGACCAGATTCAATCCTGTCGATAAGCTCGTTCAAAGACCTAAGTTCTGCCCCCAATTCTGTAACTGCCCTTGAAAGCTTCCCTGCCCCAACACTAATTTCTGCTATCCTTGCTTCCTTATACCTAACCGCCATATCGTCTCTAAGCGATTTGAGAGCCTTCAAAGGGCTTTCATATTTGACCAGCAGATTTTTATACAGAGTCTTCTGGTCTTTATTGAGATATTTGGAGATTTTCAAATACATAGGCTTGTCAAAGTTCGCATATTTTTCTATGTCCTTGCCAGTTGGTTTGGGAAATTTGGTTACTTTTTCTCTGAGAACCGAATCCTTTTTCCCCTTTTTTCTGCCTGCCCCAGGTCTAAATCCTCCACGCCCCATTGTTTACCTCCTTTTTCTTTTTATTATTTTGTCTGTTAATATTCTACACCAATCAATTAGCATTCTATTTAGGTCCTTAAGCTGAAATGTCGTTCCTAATACTTTAATTTCTTCTGCTGTATATCCATATGCTGCATTGAACAAATTAATATTAAATTCACTATCTATGTTTAATGTATCCCAGTTATCATTACTACAAATATATAGTGTTCTACACTCTTTATTACCTATATCAAAGGAGAAATAATACATACTTTCATGTTGTTTCCTCATTGTCAATCTTTTTCCAGTAACATATTTTGCTTTTTCAAATTGATTAGTTATTCTTTTTTCTATCTCTTGCATTTTTACTTGAAACTTGGCTTCTGCTGTTTCTTTAGCAAGTTTATCTTTCTCTAGTTTTTTATCAATTAAATTAGATAATGTTCTCATTTGTTACCTCCTTTTTATTAGTTTCTTCAACTTTTTTAGTATTAATTGCCATTTCTGCTGTATAGCCGATTGTGATATATTAAGTAATTTACCGATTTTGGATTGCGTTAAGCCTTTTAATCGCAGATTGATAATTTTCTTCTCCAATTTGGTTAATTTATTTTTGATAAAGTCCATATCAATATTTGCCATAAAATTGGTTTTAACTTTTAAAGCTTTGGTTTTTTGATGATGTGATAAATCCTCCAGAAAGATGGTTTCATTATCCGATTTTCTTAGCAGGTCTTTGATACGATTTTCCAGGCTTATTTGCATAATCGTACTTAATAACCCTCTTTTTTTATCATATTTTTCGATAACTTTCCAAGCTGCTATTCTCAATTCCTGTAAGTAGTCGTCGTAATCTCGTTTTGGTATTCTAAACTTTCGTAAAAGCTTAAACATCAGTGGTTCAAATTTCTTAATTTTTTTATCAATATCCCGCATTGCTGCCAGTCCCAGAGATTCGATAGATAAATATCTCGGCAAGTATTAAGAGGGCGAGAATCTGCCAAAAAGTTAAACTAACCCCGCCCAAAGCTGGAACGACATAATTCCAACAAAGGTAGCCGATAGTTGCCAGTAAGGTGTACTGTACCACCTTTCCGATTACAACAGCCAAAAATGTTGCACCCAAGGAAAATTGAGGCTTGATAGCAAATTTCTTAGGATTCTTATTCCTAAGTTCATCTAATATTCCCATAGTCCATTCCTTTCTTAAAGTTCTTTTATTTAAGCTAGAGGAAAAATCAGCTTGGTTTTGGTTCGTTCAGCCATTTGAGCTAATTCTGCCTGTAAAGAATCTCCTGTTATCGGTTTCACTTTTCTGGCTCTGGATTTGCCTATGTGACGGGTTCTGGCGTAGAGTTCTATAACCCCTTTTTCCTTGTCAATGTTTTTGTGGAAGATGCCGAGTCTTTGACATCCCTGTTCAATGATGTATTTATCTAATTTGACTTGTTGGGTTATGATGTCAGCTTGAATAGGAATAAAAACGCCGATTCGCTTAACGACTTTCTTAGACCGTTTTCTTTTCCTCTTATTTGGGAGTTTCTTTTTTGTTCTCTTTTTCTTTTCCTTCATTTTTGTCTCCAGTTAGCTTTTCAATTAGTTTTTTCAACTCTATTACTTCGCCCCTTAAGCCCTTGAACACATTAAGAAGCGTATTAAGCACGGGATTCGTTAAGTAAGAATCCAACGCCTCCTGTAATATGCCCTTGACCTCGTTGCGGTATTTGATATTCTTCAGCACATGAATCTGAACATCGCCAGCTTTCTCGGTTATCATTAGGGCTTTGTCGCACGCTTTCACAATGTCCTTCGCTTCTCTGGGCTTCTGGGGTTGCTTCGTTTTTCTTGGAAATCCTAACATTTTATTTCACCTCCTTTGCTTTTTCTTTAATTAACTGAATAATTGATTCCCCAAACCAAAGAGGAACTTCTAAAGTTATGTTAAACCTAACTGGCTCATAACTACCAAGCCTTTTCTTATCCATCTTTTTAGCTACTAATTTAAACAATATTTCTCTCATTTTATTCCTTTCTCATATCCACATCTTTTAGTTCAGCTTTGCAAACATATTTACCATTTAGGTAATAATAGACATAAGTTTCTTTCTTCATTACCTTATCTCCTTCTTTATTTCTAATTCCTTAAATTGATTTACTATAGGGTTTCCTACAGCTCCACCAGTTTGCTCTTTTGTTTCAATATTTTCGAAAGTAGCAGTGGGATATTCACAATAACTTATCAATCTCCATACATCTTTTCCATTTGTAGTAAATAGTATGCCTATCTTATTCTCGTCTATCATTTTTTTCTCCGTTCCAATAAATCCCTAAGATCCAATAAAACTTCCAAGTTCAGTTGTAACAGTTTTTTTATGCCTTTTATATCCAACTCGTATCTGTCCACTCCCTTGAGGCAGACATCTGAAACTGGGATTCTTTCGCCTTCAATGTGCTTGCGGTTTCTCACTATCTTATCCTTTCCAAAATCATTTTGATAATCCTTTTTGCCTGTAAATACAGATTTTTCGCATATTCCCTAATCTCGTTCCACGATAAATTGAGTGCTTTCTGCCTCATTTCATTAATTCCCTTAAATCGTCTTTATGAACATAGTCTTTACTAATACAATCATCCGCTATTGAGATAATTGTTTCTGCCTTATACATTAGTTTAGATAATAATCCATTTGTAATATGGCAATACACTTTCGGAACTTGTTGTATAACAAAATAGTAGTCAGATAATTCTTTCAATACTTGTTCCTCATCCAATTTTCCATTCTTATAAATAATATTTTTCCAAAAGTCCAAAGCCTTTTTATCGTTTCTTTTCATTATCATCTTTCCTCCTCATTTCGTAAGTTGTTGCATTAATATAATCAAGATAATACCTCCTAAACATATCTGGTAGGTATCTTAGTAGCCATTCTACGACATATTTGTGGAAATAGATTTTCATTTAATCCTCCCTGATAAAACTACCTGTTCTATCCTTAACAACCTCAATCACATTTTCGCAGTTCTCTTGCAACTCATAATCGTGGGTAATCAGAAATATTTTCTTAAACTGAAACTTATTTTTAACATAGCTTATCGCCGACATCACCTTCGCCTTGTTCTGTGCGTCCAAACTACCGAATGGCTCGTCCAATATCAGTGTTTCAATCTGTGTCCCGCTTCGTCTCGACAAGATGACCGATAGGGCAATCCTCAATGCAAAATCAATCAAAGTTTTCTCGCCACCAGAGTAATTATAATAAGACTTGTCCCCGCTTGAATCCGATATGATTATATCAAGGGTTTCGGCTTCCTTCTTATTTTTCAGCACCTTCTGCGTTTGCATATTGAGCTGCAAATCGGTAATCCTGCCAATTATGTCATTAGCGATGTTCTGGATTTCGGGGATTATGTTGTCTATGATATATACCTGTATCCCATTCTTGCCGAAAGCGTCCATTAAAAGCGAATAATCGTTCATTTTATTGAAAATGAGTTTTTTGTTTTGAGTAAGGGTTGCTTTCTTCTTTTTGACTCTGACAAGTTCTTTGGCAGTTTCCTCAATGGATACCATCTTGGTCTTTAGGTTGCCCAATTCCTCTCGTAGTTCGTTGTCTTCTCCTCTTAACTGTTCTACCTCATCGGATATGGATTTAGGCAATGTAGCTCGTTTTTTCCTCGTCTGAATATCCAATTTATCTGCAATTTGCTGTTGCTTTAGTTCTTCGGCACGAATACCCTTTAAAATATCCTTCTTATAATCTGTTCCAACTTCTTGAAGGCAGGTTGGACATTTTCCTAATTGTTTGAAGTCGCCTGCTTTTCTTTTTAATCGGGAAATCTCTTGAGTAGCGTGATATTGTTTACTTTCTAATTCGTTTACTTGTTTCTTGATTTTTTCTCGCTGGCTTTCTATTTCTAAATATCTTTTATAGCCCCTCTCTATCTTGGAGAGTTGTTTCTGAACTACTTTAATGCGATCTTCAGTATCTTTGCGACTTTCAGTATTTGGCGAAGCAGTGGTATCTTCTAATAGGGAAAGTTCCATTTCTATTTCGCTGTGCTTGGATTTTAAAGCATCGCCAAGCTCTTTCGCCTTCTTATAGTAGCCATCATATTTGTCCAACTGCAATATGTGCATTAAGACTTTTTTAGCATCTGCTGGATCAAGTTCAGAAAAAGAATTCATTTTACCTTGCTCAAATCCTACCGAATGTCGAAAGGTCTCATAATTCATTCCTATAATCTTTTCTAAAGCTCGTTGCGTTTCCTTTATACTATTGCCAGATTTTCCGTTTATGGTGAGCTTAGTAGATTTGCCTCGTGTTCTTTTTCGCAATACAATACTACGCTTATTGTTTTTTATAAAGGTAATTTCAACTGACATCTTATCAAAATTATCGGTAATGAGATTATCGCCAGCGGTGATACATCGGTTTGAACTGCCAAACAAGCAGTATTCTATTGAGTCTACTATCAAACTGGTTTTTCCGCTTCCGTTTGATAACCCAGTTAATTTGTTCTTGCCAAGAATAAGATATAAACCATCCCTGTCGAGATTTAGTTCGGTATTCTTATGCGAGAGGAAGTTATGTAGTTTTATTTTGGTTATGTTCATTTTATTATCTCAAACTGTTCTTGTGGAATCATCTCTGGTCTTTCACAATATCTGAATTTTCTGTAAGTAAATCCCTTACCCAATATTTCTAACCTTAAATCTACACCAACAGCATCCATCCAAAATAATGGACCAAATGATAATCCGAAATTTAATAAAGCGGGACCCATTGCATAACCTCCACCTTTGCAAATAGCCAAAGCAATCAAACGCCAAGAGTTTATCCATCGCATACCGAACACAATATGATTGTCTGTTCGAAGGATAAGGTATTTTGCTGTTATTTTTATAGTAAACGAGCCTATTTTCTTTTTCATTTTATCGCCTCTACTAAATTTAATTTTGCTGCCAAACTCCAACTTCCAATATTTACTAATGATAATCTATAAAACGATGGTAGCCAAGCAATCCAGATTGAAGGTATGCTAAGTCCCTTTGAAAAGAAATATACATCTGTCTGATTATAGAAATGATATGTGTAACTAAGCATTTTTGCCCTCTATTATCTCTAATCCCCTTTTGATTACGTCTCGTTCCAATTTTTTCTCTCTGCCATATTGCAAAAAAGCCTGTGCTGGGCTAATCCTCTCATTTATGTTCCTATTCCTTGTTCTCTTAAGTTTAATATAATCATAATGCACAGTATAAGTGTAAGCCCCGTTAAATTTCTGCTGTATCAGCTCCCAGTCAAATTTGTCCTTGTCCTCTCTCTTGCAATGGAAAACAACCTTGACAATCGCCTCGTTGACCTTATCTATATCCACATTTTCCAATTCCTCGATAGTGTGAATATCAAACTGTATCATTGGGCGGGTTTTCAGGTGATAAAACTTGTAATTATTGTGGACTATATTGTCCTTGTCCTTGGTTATGTCCATATATAGCAGATACTTATGCTCGTTTCTTTCGGCAAAATCAATGTGGTCTATGCTCCCAAGATAACACATAAATGGGTCTCTATTTAGTATTTGGGCTTTGTGTATGTGCCCAAGCAGGAAAATGTCAGCATCATCCCCTGAAATACCCCGATTTGTGGTGAGGATTGCCTGTATTGAAAGATTTTGGGCAGAAGCGAGGCTGTACCCCAAAGCCCCTAATTTTGCCTCTCTGACCAAAATATGCCATAATTTAACACGAATATTATCACGAGTTATAAAGACATCGCCATTATTGAGTACCTGTACACCCCGTATATTTAAGTTGTTAAATTCGTCAACAACCGATATGTTCTTGTCAAAATCGTGCTTTCCCTTGAGTCCAGGTATCATCACAACCTTTATCTTGTTCTCCACGAACCGAAGAACCCAAGTTTCAAAAGCGTGCCTTTCAACATTTCTGGGTCGCTTATATTGGTAGATGTCGCCCGCTATCATAAGATAATTCGCCTTTTTGAGAATGGCAAAATCCAATATCTGCTTCATAACATTTAAAGTGTCCTTGAAGCGTCTGGAGTAATCTATGTGCAAATCTGCTATAGCGACAATTCGTGCCACAGTTTTATCCTTTACTTTACTTAATGATATATCTATATTCTAAATCATGACCAACTTCTCCAATATTTATTTCCATTCGTTCTTTATAAAAGTAAGTGGGATTAAAGTCGGCTTCACATTCTAAATTCCTTAATTCATTTTCAGAAATTATTTTTAAAGACAAACTCTTTATTTCTTCTTGACTCAAGTGAATTCTCAAAGATTTGCTATTATACTTCGGATGGTTTTTTATTTCAAGAATATTCATTTCCACCTCCTGTTATAATACAGTATATTTCTTACGTCTTTTCTTTTTTGGCTTATCAGTTTTTAATAAGTCCAAGCTTACTGTTGGTGCTTCCTTTACTTCCTCTATCTCAAACTCAGTTGCAAAATGATGCTTCAAGGCTCGTCTAACATTGTCTTTTGTTAGAGCCGAGCCAGAATTCCATGTAACCTTAAAAGTTTTACTGGGCATTTCTACCTCCTTTTCAAGTTTCTAACTAAATCTCTTATTGTTAAATAAAGTAATTCCCACCAATAATTATGTTGACACTTATAAAGTCTACCACAACAATTACCACATATAGTATCAGGAAATAATTCTTTTTCAGTATATTTTCTATGGCATGCTGAACATCTATAATATATTTTAGGCATTATTTCTCCTTCTTAATGGTTTTTATCCAAGCCTAATTTCTAAAAATCTATTGTACAATCCTATCTGCATCACAAATATCCTATCAACAAGCGTATAAAAAGAGATACCAAATTCTGGTACGTTGGTCTTACATATCTGCCAGTTTAAATTCATTTTCATCTCCTTTTCCTCTTGATATTATACTTCGCATCTTTTATCTTATCCTTGACCAAATTCAAGACAGCTTTCGGGAATTTTAAAAGTTCTCTTACCTTAAACTCGTAGTAAAAATACTGTTTCAAAGCCCGCTTTACATTATATTCTGTAAGATTGACTCCAGAATCCCATTTGATTTTGAAGAATTTAGTCGGCATTTTTCATTCCCCTCTTGAATCTCTTCTGCTTTTGCCAATACTCCATTCTTGACGGTTTCGCTGGTAAAACCGAAAGCCACCAATAAATCAACAATCTCGTCTATGACTTCATCAATGGTTTCGGCAGTTGTTTCTTTTACTACCCGATTATTCTCGTCAAACTCGAATGTTATTTTCATTCTTGGCTCCTCTCTTTTAACCCATACTTTTTATCAAACCATTTAATATAATTATTAATCCCCTTTTTACCGTATTTATAATAGAGATAATGATAAGCTCTATTATGTAATTGTATATGTTTTCCAACGGGTAACAACATAACTTTATCAGAATTTTCTATTAGATATATATGATGTTTTCGTAAAGTTTTTCTCATTTTTTGTTTAGATTTGTTTGAGTGTTTATGGCCTAAATTATATTTATTCCCTAATTTATTTCTTCTAATTTTTTCACATTGTTCAGGAGTTAGTTTATGTCCTTTTAATTTATGATTACCAAAGTTAGCGTTGTTTTTGCCTGATCTATTAGGAAGATTTCTTCTCATTTTTTGTTTGGACTTTTCTGTGTGCTGTTTATTATAAAAACCGTTGTTTTCTTTTCTCCTACTTTCTGGATGATTTTTAAAAAATTTAATATTTGCTTTTTTAATTTTCTTTTTAGTTTCTTTGCTCTGTTGTTTTCCTTTATGAGTTTTGCTCATTTTTCTGCGAGTTTTTATTGTATGATGCTTACCTTTGTGAGAATCACTTATTTTTTCCTTAGTTTTTTTAGATCTTTTCTTTCCTTTATTCCAAGGAACATATCCTTTTTTAAACATTATATTTTTTTCCTTTATCATTGATTTTCTTTTTTAGCCATAAATTATATTCTTTCATAATTTCTTCAAATGATACAGGGCGAAATGACCAACAATCTACACCTGTATTGACTAAATCGGTGTGTCCCAATCCCTTATGTATTCTTTTGAACTTCCAAGTATTATGGACATGGCCGACGAAGTTTATGGGGAAGCTCAAATCTGCATGTTCGGGATTGTGTACCAAGTTAATTCTATGCCCTCCGAACTTAATGGCTATTTTCTCTATCGGCGTCTTGCATCCATTGTTGCAACTGTGGTTGCCTCGAATATGGACAATCTTGCCATTCAACCGCTTTTCATAATCGCTGGCTTTCATAGTCGTTCCCTCGCCCTTTTTCCCTCCAGCAGAATTTTTGAAGTTGAAATCGCCGAGTTCGAAAACCAAATCATCGGGCTTTACTCGCTCGTTCCAGTTTCGGATTATGATTTTGTCCATCTGCTCCAAAGACTTAAATGGGCGATTGCAGTATTTTATAATGTTGGCATGCGAAAAGTGCGTATCGCTTACGAACCATATGTTCATTTCTTTCTCCGATATTTCATTATCAAAAATACTATAACCCCCATCAATGTGAAGGGGAGCGAATTGGCTATCACTATGGAGTAATTTTTAAGCATCATATTTCCTGCAATGAACAAAATATAGGCGGTCAAACATATTATAAAGAACACCAAGCTCAAGCCACGAGTTTCTCTGGTTCGCAACAGTTTGAAAATCTGAGGCAGACATTCAATAGCCCACAGGAGCCCTGCAACATATATGAGAATGTCCGCTAATGTTTTCATTATTTCTTCCTTATTATATATTGCATGACTATATCTTCTAAGAATTTCATAACAAAACCTAAAGTTTTGCCGTAAAATATAGTGTCAGCGATTAATTTGGGCTTTCTATATTTTCTTCCAGTCTTAGGATTATAGATATCATAAATTCCAATCCATAAATCGGGAATATTCTTTTTAGATTTCTTCTTAGTTTTCATATGAGTCCATTCAGTTACATTTTCATAACTTATTTCTACCAAATGAGTTCCACAAGCACACTTAAATATATTTATCATACTATTTCTCCTTTCTCTTTCAATTGCCTAATAATTTCATCTCTCATCTCTTCGGAAGTTGGATCAGTCTGTATTTTAGGGGGAGCTAAGTAATTAAATAGCACTATCAGTGATAAGGCAAAAGTGCTTATTACTAATATAGTTTCCAATACATGTAATTTATTCATCTAAATCTATCTCTTTAATTATTTTATTCCTAAATCTATATAAATCTGCTATATAAGCTCCTGTCACTTTAATTCTTCTTAAATCGCAATTAATCTTAATTATAGCTGCTAGAGTTCTGCCATTGGGAATATATTTATCTTGGTCTATAATTCCCCAATTGTTTACATGTAACTTAATGGCTACTACTGCGTGGCATATCTTTTTAGCCTTGTATTTTTTATAGAATTTAGAATCTTCTCTAAATTTTCCAGTCCATACTACTAAATGGGTTTCGTATTTATCCCCAATAAAATGACGAGCAAGAATGGCAAAATCCTCACAATCACCTTTTTTATATTTGTAAGTGTATTTAGCTGGTTGAGAATAACCTATACTATCCTTTGATGTTCTAATATTCCTACCCATCCATTGTGCAATTTTATAAGGATCTCCATTCAATTCCTTTTTAACTTCATCTATAGTCGGTTCAGAAGCAGATAAATTAATTAGCACAAATAAAGATAGTAATAATCCTACTGCGATACTTGTAATCAACGAAAGTTTTTTTGTAAACTTTTTCACCAATATTTCCTTCCTAATTAAAAATTCTTTCTCTTTTTCTATATCTACACACGAAGCCTTTTAGCTATAGCCTCCATAATCTCAAACATTCCATTAATTATTTTTTGGGTGTCTGCTAACTGAATCCCTAATAAAAAGAGGACATAAACCAATCTCCCCAGAAGAAAAGCGATCAGGCCGAGCAATATATTGCGAACAAATATGTTTATCTTCGTGAAAATCCCGTAGGCCATTACTTATTCACCACCTTATCTAATTCTTTACAATGTTTAGCAAGTTCTTCTCCTATTTTATATGCTTCTTCTTTAGCATTTCTATATTCTGTTGTCAAATCGTCTATTCGTTCTTCTAAATCCTTTTTATAATACTTTTTAAATCTTGGATTAGTTTGTTTAATGTCTACTCTACCAATTCCTTTACATCTTGGACAATCAATAATAATATACACATATTTTCCTAATATTCCATCTGCTTCAAAATATGAATCAGTTCTTTTTGTTTTAATCGTTTTTTGACCAGATCCTTTACATTTAGGACATTCTTTTGTTACTTTAAGTATTGGTTTTCTTAAACTCATTGATTTCCTCCTTTGAACCGACGAGGTAGCTCCTTGATATTTTCAAGGATATACTGAAGCAATTTAGGGCAGTTCTTATATCTCCTTTTTGCCTTTCTTATCTTATTATTATATCTTCGATTTCCAGCCTTATACCTTTGAGCTGCTGGTTGCTTTGAATGCCCTCCTAATCTTGCCATACTATTTTTCCTCCCTTGGATGTCCATCGTGATCTGATAACATTTGTAATAGCTCTCTATTTTGTTCAATTATGTATTTAACTGCTTCGTGAAATTCTCGACTAACGATTAATGTCTTTCCTCCAAATGTAGGGACTTCTAAATAATCTATATGGCACTTGGGGCATAGATAATGAGGGTATTTCCTTTTATATAATATTCCCAATAGACTCAACTCTGTTTTACATTTTGGACATATTTTATATTTCATTTTATTCTCCATTAAATTGTAGTATTTTTTCTATTAATCTATTCATGTCTTTTAGTTCATATTGCCATATGACTAAAGTTTTATAGCCATATTTTTTATAGGTAACCAATCTTCTTTTATCTCTTTTCTTATATGCTGGAAGATTATGCCAATAATTACCATAAAGTTCTATAATTTTCTTTTGTCCATTGCAGTTAATGAAATCTGGATTAAAACCCCCTAAAATTATTTGACCAGCACCAACATATCTATACTTTTCTGGTAATAATTTTTGAAGCAATCTATTTAATTTTTTCTCTGGTTTATTTGGTTTTATTTTAGAAGCCTTAAAAATAGCTCTGGTAACTTTTTCTCTAAATTTTTCATTTTGCCAGAGTTTTTTTGTCTCTCTTTTACTTGCACAAGATTTGCATCTACCACCATAATATTTCCAACCACTATAAGTTATTTCGTTATTACAGTTTAATTCTTTACAATAATGTGTCTTATGTCTTTCTGGGTTATACCTATTAGCCTCTTTACCTTTATTTTTTCCTTTCATTGTCTCACTTTTAGTTCTAATGGGGATATTATATTTAATCAATTTATCTCTTATATAAGTAGAACTACATCCTATTTTTCTTGCTATCTCATTTTGCAATTTCTTATTTTTGCTATATTCTTGAACAAAAAATTCTTTGGTTATATTATATTTATCATATCCAAACATAGGATTATTCTTTTTCACATTATAATGTTTAACTTCTCTGTTTCTTTTATACCTTTTCATAGAAATTTGCCAATTTCAGAATCGAAAATACCACATTCTGGACATTTTTTCATTTTCTGCTTTCCTTAAGTTCTCGAATTATCGCTTCCAAATCGTCTTTTAATACTACACAATAATTTTTCATTCCCATTCTAATTTGAAGATATGGCAATTCCCTATCCTCATATACCGCCTCGTAAAAAATCTTTTCCAATACCTCTCGCTTAAGAGCATAACTATTCTTATCAGTAAACTTTATCTCGATTAACCGCAGTTTGGATTTGACATCGCCCTTGTGATAGCCTGCACCACTCATCGGTTGCCTTCTGCCTCCGACTTCCCGTGCGACTTGGTTTTCCTGCTTGATAGATTTCTTTCTGATTTTTTGTCTTCTTTTCTTATCGTAAAATTGCTTGGTAGTAGACTTTCGTTTCCAAGAAGGACAAGCCTTTGGAACTACTTTTGTTTTTATTCTATGTTCTGGACAATAGCCATTAATTTCAAATCCACAGTTAGAACAGGATTTATTCACAACCAAAATCCTCCCAAGTTATAGTCTTCAAAATTATCAATTTATTCTTATCATAGGATTTGCCACAATACATACAGTATCTATAATAATCACATTTGCACAAATATTCTCTGCAATGGGGACAGCCGTATATAACTAATTTATTCTTCTTCATTTCCTCTAAACAGTGCTTTCTTTATATCGGTCTTGAGTTTTCCAACCAATTTAGGATGAGCCTTTAAATGATTGATTAAGGCAACCTTGCCTTTAAATTTTTTCTTCTCAAAAGTATAAATCGCCCCTGCCCTCTTAATATACTCATAGAATATTCCATACTGAATGATGCTTGCATAATTGTCTATTGAACCATCCTTGAAATAAATGTTGAAAGTTCCCACTCTGAATGGCTCATAGGTCTTGTTCTTAACCGTCTTGAAGGCGACAACCTGCCCAACAGTCTTTTTATTCACGCCAGTTCCTTCCTGAAGCCATTCTTTTCTGCTTAATCTAATCCGAATAGCAGCACAAAATCCAACACCTTTTCCACAAGGCGTGGTTTCAGGATTACCATATAGCACTCCGATTTTCATCCTAATCTGGTTAATGAAGACAACGATACACCTATTATAAGATTCTCCCTTTCCCAAATCAACTGGTTGCAGTGCCGATTGAACCTTCCGAACCATTTTGTTGGCGAGACGGGCAGCGACTCCCATTTGCTGGTCTTCAGCCGAGCTTTCTATCTCTACTAGCGGGGTCATACTCGCCAAGCTGTCAATCACAATAATCCCCAATTCTCTGCTTCTAACCAACTTGTCAACGGTATCTATCGCCTGTTCTGCCGAAGAAGGTTGGGATATAATCAGCTCTTTGTTGTTTACCCCCAATTTTTCGCACCACTCCAAATCGATGGCGTTTTCCAAATCGATATATGCTGCCTTTCTTCCGATTTTCTGGACTTCGGCGACCAGTTTGAGTGCCGAAAATGTTTTTCCCGAAGATAATGGGCCAAACATCTCGATTATGCTCCCTTCTGGTATGCCTCCACCAGTCGCCATATCAAGCGCAAAAGAGCCAGTGGAAACCCGTTTCTTCTTGGTATAGGCACATTTTCCGAGTCGCATAACCGAGCCTGGATACTGTTTATTTATTTCATTGATAATTTTTTCAAGTTCTCCCATTTATTTCTCCTTATATAAAAAGATATATTCTGATAGTCCATAGAGATACAGTCATATGAATCTTTCTACCTTTAGTTCGACGAAAATATTCAATTCGAATTCCCAGTTCGGGAAACTGCCTTGTATGCTTATTGCATTGGATATGTCCATACATCTTACCTTCTCCTCCTGCTAAACATCCCTCTCTTTTCCCTGTCCCTCACATAAACGGTTCTGTCGATATACCTATTAACTGTTCCCACAACTTCGGGTTTGTCATCCTCTGGTGCACATTTAGGACAGTAGATAGTCTGTTCAATTATCTCAAATCCAGAGGTTTCTTTCACGACTTTAGGAGCTGAGGGGATAAGTTTGGGGATACCAGTAATGTTATCGATCTGCCTACTGAGATAGATATTGCGAAAAAGGTATTTTACATTTCTCGCCTTGGTTACTACCTTCTGTTGCTTCACTCCTTTTGGAGCAAGTCCGCAGGATTTGCAATAAAAACTCATATCTTTTTCTCCTTTAATCGCAGAATTAGTGCCTTGCCGATAATCACAGCATCAGCCTCGTGATTTGATAATTTGGTTTCCTCGAAAAACTCCTCGCTAAACTTTTTGTCGGCTCGGTAGTCGAACTGCCCCTTGGTTATTTTCTTGTCCTTGTATTGCTGATACAGGTTTCCGATTTTGCCATGATACTTATAAAAAATCTTGTCATCCACCAATCCATATTCCTTGGCAATTTTTAACTGGGTTTCTATTTTTTTGCAGTTGCCCTTAAGCTGTGAATACCCTCGTGCTTGTCGTGCCATAATAAAATGTGCCTCTTTATTAAACTTGCGATAACAGAGATACTCAATTGCTCCCGCCAATCTTGATAAATGTTTAAATGTTTTGGCATTTTTCGCCATAAAAGTATCCTCAATAACTATCTCATCAATACTGTGCTTAATAGAATAGATGTAAAAAGCCAATTCAATCATTTTCTGAATTTCCGTCTTGCCAGATAGAGTAAGGAGCTTTCGCTTAATTAAGCGTAGGTTATGGTCTAATATTGCGACACCACAGTAATTCGTGTCTAAATCAATTCCTAGGATTTGCATTTTATAAATTGTTCTCCGATATATTTTGCATAAGCTGGAGGAACTGCCTCTGCTAACATTTTTTTATCTGCTATCCAATTAATTTTCATCGCTTCTTGCCAACTTTTTAAACTTGCTTTACCATCTCCACCATGACCCGCAACAGTAACATAATATCCTTGTCTTACTGTTCCTTTGTGCTTCTTATGTTTTGGTTGTTCTGCTTGAAAACCTTCGATTTCAAAAATCCTATGCCTTATAACTTTTAGGTTAAACATCTCACCACAAAGAATTAAGTCTTTTCTTAATGGTGCATTAATAACATTCTCTAAAACAAAGGGTTTGCTAACTTTTAAAAGCATTTCTCTAGTTCTTTTAATATAATCAGGATATTTTTTGCCCCTATTTTGCCACTTCTTTGAAGCCCAAGTATATTTTTGACAAGGCGGTGAAGCCCAAATAAAATCAAATCGCCTTAAAAAATTAGCATCCATATCAAATACATTAGATTTAATAAACTCAAAAGGATATTCTGGTTGATTATTTATATCAATACCAAGAATATAATTAAAGCCTGCTTGCTTCAAACCTATACTGGCTCCACCAGCACCGCAAAATAAATCAATTACTTTCATTATTATACCTTTTTAAATTTGCTTTAGGTGGGGTATCGCTTGGACACCCCACCGATTAAGCATTTTAATTAGAAAGGAAGCTCTTCCTCGCTAATTTCTTCCTCTTGTGGTTCTGCCTGTGTTTCCTTCAAATCATCATCTACAAGTAAGGGTTCTTCTTCTGCTATCTCCACAGGTCTGCGACGAGTGGTAGTTTTGCCCTTTCCCTTGTAAGGCTTGACCTTGGTAACATTCTGGTAAGTATTTTCCCCGACTTCTTTATTATCCAAAGAAATGAGATAAACTTTCCCAGTCAAATCACCAAGTTTAACGCTCTCATCAACTTCCAAAGGTCTGCCAAGATGTTCAGCTATGGTTACATATAAATCAGCCTTCTCTGTAACAGTCTTATGAAGCGGAACTGAACGATATGCTCTACGAGTTTCGCCATCATATTCCTTGACTGTTTCATAGACAAAGTTGGCTCTCTGCCCCTTTTGGGTATTCTTGGATTTTACAGCGATTAATTTTGCTGCTAACCAAGTCCGTTCGGGCAGAAGATAATAATCGCCACCCTGACCATCACTGACTTTAACCTCGAAGTTGGCAAGGTCGTTATTGTCTTTTCTGTCAGCCATTTTCACACCTCCTTATCATTTATTTTTGTTCTTGATTTTTATCCTCACGCACAAACTTCAATGTTTCTCGGCACATAATAGAAGCATCCCCAAAATCCCGACGCTTGTTTATAAGCCAGTCCACCAGAATTTCTGCATTTACCCTCTCCTCTTGCAAAACCTGCCACTCCTTATTACCATGTGCTATCCTCAACTTCGCAGCCTCGCTTTTTTCGCCAGATTTGGATGTAAGCAGATTTAACTTATTATTCCTCGTTATCTTTATGTGCTGCTCATACCTCTTGGCTTTCGTTACCAAGTCTGTCAGCTTCATTTTTGCTTGCAGGAATAGCACATGCAATATCATGGCATCGTTTTCTGGGATAATGCCATTTCTGGGGATTCGCTGCTCGACCTTCGAAATCCGCTTGATGTCGTCGGTCAGCTTGAGTTCCCTGATGATTCTGTCCAAGGTTTTCATATTAGCCTCCTATTCGCTTATTGGGTGTTTTTTACAAACCCAAATTTTTTTACCTCTGTATTCTACTACTTTAAAATCTGTTCCGATAAGTTCTTTGCAAAAAGGACATAAGCCTTGCTCACTTCGAGATAGTATGATATCATCTTTTTTTTCCATATTTGGAGCTCCTATCTTATGCAGTTATACAAATCTTCTTCAGCACTATATTCAACTGAAGAGCATATTTCTTTTATTTCTTGAAGCGAAACTTGGCTATTCTCTATATTCTCTGGAGCTATGCAAAATTTCTCACCAGTTGGAATATTTTTTACTAAATGCGTAGCAAATACTCTTTTTATTTCTGTTGGCAGAAAACCACATCTTTCCAAGAAAAATTCTGCTAAATATCTATATATTTTATAAAACATTAATTCCTTCTATCCTTTGTATTTCTTAATATCCTGATTAACGAGATGTTCCACGCCCTTTTGAAGCTGCTTGGAAACTTTCTTGACATCATCGCCATCGTTGACTTCGGCTTCCAGTGAGGCGAAGAACCGAGCCGATTCATAGTTGCCCAGATTGATATTTTTCCCGAACCCACGAACAACTTTGGTTATCTTCATTTTATTCCTCCTTTATCTTTTGAGGGAATCTTTTTTCTGAATAGAGCAATAAATTATCTGCTTTTATTTGTGTTTTTACTAATTTGCTTCTTATAAGCTCTCTTAATAACTTACAATATTTAGTATCTATTTTTATAGTTACAAAACCTTGGGTAGGACTATTAACCTCAATTATCTTTCCAACTTTAATTCTATCATATTTTACAGGTTTCCCTATAATATTAGTTGGGAGCATATTTAATTTAGTTGCTATCTTCATCTCAAACCTCCTATCTCATCCAATATAAAAAGTTGATTGCAATCCAGACATTTTACACAAACTATCCCATGATTTTCCTCGTCATATGCCGAGAACTGCCTTTTTCTATGGCATCGATGCTCGTTTAGCCATTTTCTGACAGGTATGGTGTTGAATTTGATGTCAAATAGTTTCATTTATATTTCTTTTTTCTCTCTATAAGTTCTTCTGCTAAATAATTTGCTATTTGAGTAGGCTTAAGTCCTATTACGCTTGGAAATCTGCCAAATGCTTTCCAATGAATTTGATACAATTCAGCAACAGTAAAGGCGGAGTAAGCATCTCTATCGCTAAAATCATTATCTTCTTGCACTAATTGCCAATCAGGATAACCGCCATAAGCAGGGTCATCTTTTGAAATACCTTCAAAATTAACCCACCACCACAAACTCTCTTGCTTTACTCCTAATTCCTTTAAGCGTTTAGATAATTCCAAATTGGTTAATTGCCATTCATGATTTTTGTGTTTCATTTATTCTTCCTCGCTTTCAACCTTATCTGAATCGTGCATAGAACCCCATTGTTCCCCGACCTTGACATCGGTATCCAGAGGAACTCTGAATCCTTTAGGAGCTTTGGTCATCTCCTCTTTTACTATTCCTGTAACCTTTTCAATCTCATTGTCGGGAACTTCGCTTACAATGCTATCGTGAATGGTTAGCACAATTCTGGATTTGGTATTCGCCCTTAATCTCTTATATACCTCAACCATTTGCAAGGCAACAATGTCTGAAGCGGTTGATTGGACAGCCGATGCCACGACTTTTCTCTCGTCTTTCTCGGACAACATTTTATCCTTATCATTAATATGGAATAGTGGTCTTTTTCTCCCGAACCAACTCTTAACATATTCGTGTCTTTTAGCACCACTCACTGCTGCCTTGTTCCATCTGGAAGCCCTCGGATAAATCTGATTGAAGTATCTCAACTGTTCCTCCGCCTCTTTCAGCGTCAGCTTATATTGTTCAGCGATGGCTTTCGCACCACGACCATAAGGTACGCCGAAAACGAATGGCTTGCTTTTATCACGCTGTTCCTTGGTAACATCTTCTTCTTTTGTCCTATACAATCTTGATGCTGTAATGGTATGAATATCTTTTCCACTTTTTATATCAGCAATCATTCTCTGGTCTTGGGATAAATGTGCCAATACTCTAAACTCGATTTGTTTCGAATCTGCTTCCAATAGTCTATGTCCCTTTTTTGCTATAAAACAGTCCCTAAAATCCTTGCCATACTCCTTCGGAACATTCTGGAGATTCGGTCTGCTTGACGAAATTCTACCAGTCCGAGTGATGTGCTGATTATATTCCGTGTGTATCCTGTCGTTCTCATCCAAAGATTCAAGTGTCGGGCAGATATAAGTATTATACATCTTCGTCAGCTTCTTATATTTGAGAATCAGTTTTATAACGGGATGTTTCCCTTCCAATTTTTCCAATGTCTTTTTATCTGTGGATAATGCTGTTCCCTTCTTCGTTTTCTCTGGTTTGGGCATTTTCAAAATATCATAAAACAATATGGCTAATTGCTGGTGCGATTTGAAATTGAACTTGGGTCGCTCAACCTTGTCCAGATATTCTTTTAATGTGTGTCGCTTCTTAATTATTTTGGAATTTTTATACTTGGCTTTCTGCTTATCAACAAGTTTCTTATATTGCTTGTTCCCAACTGTTTTAATCGCTGGCAGAGAATAAAGTTTGGTTTCGGTTGCATTCAAGTTGCGAGCATACTGAAATTTTAGTCGTTCCAATTTTTTCCTGTCAATTTGGACACCATTTAGTTCAATATCTGCCAAGACTATGGATTCTGGAAGCATTATGTTATAAAGAACATAGTCCATTTTTTCTTTTGTAATTTGTGGCGATAATTTGCGGTAAATCCTGAAAGTGCAATCGGCATCCGCACAGGCATATTGCATTATATCATCGTAATGTTCTTTAATATATTTTGGGTCGCCAAATTGTTTTGGGTCAACTTTTTCAGCATAGTTCCCCATATCTGTAAAAGTCCAAGCCATTTCCTTTAGTCCGTGACTGTGTCGAGGCGATTCCATATTCAAAGAATAATGAGCCAACTGAGTATCAAACTCTATCGTGCTTTCTATGCCGAGGTGATATTTGAACCATTGAATATCATGCTTACCATTTTGATATATTTTCTTGACATTTTTTCTACTAAAATATTTGCGAAGCTCGCCCAAGATCCAATTATATTGCTGATTGTTCCAAATCCGCTTGAGGTTTCTGCCCAAAATAGGCAGGACTATTCCAGTATTTTCCTTCCAGCTAAAAGACGCACAAAGCAATTTGCCATTATAAGGTCGCAAGGAAGTCGATTCTGTGTCAATAGAATTCTCTTTAATCTGCCTTAATCTTGAAAATAGTGCCTTAACTTTCTTCATATTATCGCAAACTACATATTTAACTGGTGAAACTTTCCGCTTAATTGGATTTTTAGTTTTGCTGGCTTCCTTAACAAATTTGAGGGCATTGATAAATTTCTCCCTAATCTCCATATTATCCTGATTTCTAATAATATAACTGGGATGAATAAGTGGTATACAAGTAACCTGAAACTCATCGCTCCAAAATGGTTGCCCCTGATACTTTAGTGAACCAGTTTTGCCCAGAACCTGCTTCATCGCTATATTACCGAGAAGCCCGATGACATTGGGTTTGATAGCGTTTATCTCATTCACCAAAAATTCTCGGCAGGCTTTTAGTTCTTTGGCATTTGGGTCACGATTATCTGGTGGTCGGCAACGACAACTATTGCTCAAAAATATCTCGGCTCGATTTATCCCTGCCTCTTTCAAACATTTGTCCAGTTCTTTGCCTGCCTTGCCCACAAATGGCTCTTTCTTAAATAGCTCATCATTCCCTGGTGCTTCGCCGATGAGCATAATCTTGGCAGATTTAGAGCCACAACCAGAAAGACAGATTACCTTATGTTTCTTGTCGTTTGTAAAGCTTGTTAAGTGTAAAGGACATTTTGTGCAGTATATAGACATATTTAATCCTTAATTTCTGCTAATCGTTTATTAGCGATATCTACATATTCTTGCGATATTTCAAAACCGATAAACTTTCTACCATTTAATTTAGCCATTTTTAAAGTAGTTCCACTTCCCATAAATGGGTCAAGAACAATTCCATTCTCTGGACAAAAACATTTAATAAAATCTTCCGCTAATTTATCTGGAAAAGTTGCTGGATGTTTGAGTTTAATTTTTTTATCAATGCAAGATTCAGAAGCAGAATTGGAATAATGAAAAATAGTTCCTTGTGTTTTAGTATTTCCAATATTTCCACTTGTATTATGTAAAGTTCTCCCATCTGTCATTCTAGTTGTTCCTTTTGCGCTCCAATTATGGTCTAATTTAACTGTTAAATGAGATTTATCAAAATATTGAGGTCTTTTCCCTTTTAAAAAAATCGGTATATATTCGTGGTCTACTCTAAATCTTGTTTTCCACCAAGCTCCAGGTCTCCCTTGACGAGAATAAATTACACACTCAAATAAATCCATCTCTGTATTTTCACACCAATTGACTATAGTTTTAAAAGAAGTTAATGACTTTCTAAAATTTTTAGTTTGATCCTGAATAACTATTACACAAATACCTCCTTCTTTTAATATTCTTCCTAACTCAATTCCAACTTTATTCAAATCCAAACCAAATCCTTTATAATCTCTAATAGCATCGTAGGGAGGAGAAGTAACTACTAAATCTACAGATTTATCTGGTATAGCCTGCATTCCTTTCAAACACTCGCAGCAATAGATCTTATTCAATTTGGTTTTAAATTGTTCTAAAGTATATTGCTTCATATCATCACCAGTTTAATAATTTAACTACTCCATAACTTACTAGTAAAATTAAAAGCACTGCAATCAACAATGTCATTTTGACCGACCTTTTATCCTGTGCTTCGCTATCTCGCAGTATTCTTTGCTTAGTTCAATTCCTATTCCTTTTCTATTGAGCAATTTGGAAGCAATCAAGGTAGTTCCAGAGCCAGCAAACGGGTCTAATACGATGTCATTTTCCCTACTTCCCAAAGTAATGAGATAACTCATGAGTTTTATAGGTTTTACAGTAGGGTGATTATTACTTGTAGGTTGTGTGGTAAATCTTTCTTCTACATCTTTTATATCTTTAGATGATTGATTACTTTGACCATTAAATACTTTTTGTTTTTTAGGTAAATTTTCGCATCCTCTATTTTTCTCTCTTTTACTAGCTTTAGGCACTATTAAATAAGGAAATACTTTCTGAACTTCTGGGGGTAATTTTTTAACTCTTTCTATCCACCATTTATCAAGTGAAAAATAACGAGAATATGAACCAGAACTACCCTTGTGATTTAAAGCCTGTCCATTTAAACCCCAATATTTGCTATTACCTCGTCTATTCAGATTACCTGTTTTGTAATTCCCACCATCATTTAATACATCATTACTCACGAGCAAATTTGCGGGAAAACGACCTTTTTGGGATGATAAAACATTTTTAGCATAAATTTTTCCCTCGCTTGGTCTATTCTTATTATAAGCATTCCCCCTGATATCTGTTTGAGTCCCAAATTTGGCTTTCTTCTTGTCATTATCACTTTCATAAGGAATTCTACAGTTATCTAAATATGTAATACCATGTTTATTCTTTAATGCTTGGTCTATATATGATTTTTCAGATAAAGGTTTCATTGCTACTATTATTATTTCAACTGCTGGCTTGGGTTGGAAGCCACCATAAGAACCATCAAGAGATTTGGCTTGTGGTGATGCTGGTTCGGTAATAAAACTTTCTATTCTTTCTCTTTGTGTCGCAATCCCTCCATGAAGACTATCCTGCCCTGTTTTTTTGTCTCTACGAATATCAGCATAATTTCCTGGTTTTTTTCCTATAATTTTTCTTTCTTTGCCTAATCTCTTATCTATTTTCTTTCCTATATTACTTGCTTTTGGGAATCCTGTTGCATAACTCCAATAAACACTACTAAACCCAGTTTCAAATCCAGCCTCTTGTAATGCTACTATCTGTTTACTTAATACATCCTGACGAGGAGCACACATTACAAAAGCAAAGGCTCCTGGCTTTAATACTCTTAATGCTTCTTTCCAAATAGGCACGAAAAATTTAATCATTCCAAAGGGTTTATTTCTTGGTAATTTCTTGAATCCTTTTTTAGCATAAACAGTATTACTAAATTCTTTTTGAATATCCTTAACCTCATTAAAAGTATCCCACTCCTTTGCCATGAAGGAAATTCCATAAGGAGGATCGGTTACAATCAAATCCACATAATCATCTGGCAGTTTCCGCATAACATCCAGACAATCTGCATTGTATAACCTGATTCCTTTTTCTGAATAATATAGGTGGTTCTTGAGCTTCATTTTTTATCTTTCCTGTAACAATGTCTTAGAAACAGAACTATCCCAACATAGACAGAAACATAGATAGTTCCCATAATTATTAACTGCTGTAATGGAGTCAATGTCATTTTTCCTCCTTCATTTATATACTACTCAATGTTCTCACCACTAAACAAAAGCAAATTATTGCCATCACCGCATAACCTAATAATATGTACAATACAATTTTCATTACTTATTATTTCCTCCCCATAGTTTTCATTAATTTTATTTTCAATTTTTTTTCAAACCATTTAATATATTTTTTAATTAAACCAAGTTCTACTAAATAATTATAAGCATATGCGTGTAATTTACGATGAATTGATTGCTTAATAAGTACCGTATCGTCTTTATTTTCTTTTAAATAAACATGATGTTTGACTTTTGTAGTTCTGATTTTTCTTCTCGTTTATTTGGATAATCTTTTACCAAATCTGGGATTATTTTTACCAGAAAAATCTGCATGGTTTTCACTAATTCTTCTTTTCCACACCTTTGTAAAAGGAAGTCGTTTCTTACCCAAACCTCTACTTATTCCTTTATTAGCTTCGCTTCTTGTCCTAATCCGAATTTGAAATTTCTTCAATTTACTATAAATACAAGATTCGGAACATTTTTTCTTTCTTGCAATTTGAGAAATGGAATTTCTATTATTAAGATATTCTTCTATCAAAAATTCTTTAGTTATATTATATTTACTAAATTCATATCTTGGATTATTTATTCCCAAGTTAGCACATATTCTACAATTTTTAGACCTTTTATCTATTTTATTACCACATAGGCAATATTTAATCATCTTATTCCAGTTGTATCTTTCCCTTTCTTTCTCTGTTTTTTTTCTTCTCTTAATTTTTCTTTCTCTAATTTATGCTGTGCTACAATATCAACTTTACCTAATGTAGTTGTTTGCTCTTCTTCCTCTTTCTTTTTCACTTTAAATTTTAGTGGGTTAAACTTGGGTAAACCATATGCACCCATCTTTTTGAGCCAATTCCGTTCCCTAATAGCCTTTGCCAATCTTTCATGTCTCTTTAGAACGGAACGAACCTTTTTTCTTCTCGGCTTCAATGTCTTATGCAGACTCAACTTTATTCCTCCTTATATATCTCTCTTAATCTTCGTTCCAATTCGTCATCTTCTATATAATATAAATCGTTTATTATTGAAGTATCGTTTGTGCTAAAATTAAAGCAATTTCCTATTAATTGGCATAATCTCAAACTAGGATTTTTTCTCCAAATCTTCCCAATCAATTTTGATATTCTATTTATTCTTTTTGGGTCTTTCATTTTCTACTTCCCATTTATTAATCGAAGTAAGAATAACATAACCAATATGTTTACTAATACTGGAATTGGAGACCACATTTCAACAGCAAACCAAACAGAATCTAATGTTGTCCAATATAGTTCTAATACTATAATCATTAAAGTAGTTATTTTGGTATACTTGTCAGTAACTCTTCCTTTTAAAAAGAAATGTGTAAGATTTTCAACAAATCCTCTTGTTCTTAATCTATGTTTATTTCTTTTTCTTCTTTTTATTTTTCTTCTTGTCTTTCTTCCTGACATCTAACATACCTCTTTTCTTCAAATAATCCATAATATCTTTAGCCAAATACCAACGAATATCTCTTTGACTATTTTCAATAATTTCTGTAATATCTTGCTTAGTTTTACGGATATTCGTTCTTTTTGGTCTTTTCCTTGCTCTTAATTTAGGATGTTTCATTTGTTTACCTTTCGCAGTATCATTCTTTTTCCAGTTCTCTGAGGTTTATTATTTTCAAACCTTCTTCACGAAGATTCCCTGTCAATAAATCTGCATCCTTATCAGAAGTCCCCAGATGCTCGATTTCACCTTTTCTCTTTTGCAAAATTTCCTTAAACTCCTCCGCCATCGAATCCCCAACCTTCTTGCCATGCTTCACAGCCAATCTGTATATCTCCATATAGATTTCGGGAGTCATAAGCCATACATCATTTGCCATTTTATCTTTCCCTCGTGTGCCCACAATTTTTACAGCCATCAATTAAAATCTTATATCCTTCTGCGGTGAAATATTTTCCAATCTGTTGATATTCACCACCACAGTTTGGACACCTATCTTCTCCTATTTCCTTACAAAATTGTTCCCAAGCCTCTTTTCTGGTGAGAAATTCCTTAAACTCTTTCCGCTTTAACTGTCCAAAAAAGTTACTATATTTATAAAGCCAAGTTATAAAAGCAAGTTCTTTATCTAACCAATCCATCTAATTCTCCTCCTAAAACTCGTCTATTAAACGAACTAATCTTTTAAAATTCTCTCTTTCTCTCCAACATCTTTTAAATCCCAATGCTTTGTATCGCCACCAAAATCGTAAGAATCTAATAAACTCCATTATATTTCCTTTCTATTTCTCTTTTTTTAACTAAATTCGTAATTAGCAAATTCAAAATTATCTGCATCTACAATCATATCCTTTAAATACTCAGGGTTATAGGGAAAATTCTTTTTCACATAATCATTGTGCCTTCTATTCTTCTTATCTCTCTGGAATTTTTGAACTAATCTTATAAAACTGCATAAATTAACTTCTTTTTCATATTCATCGAATATCTTTGCACCACTTTTTGTCTTGTCTCTCAGCCATTTTCTCATTCCTCTCCAGTGCTCATAAAATTTGCCATCGTTAAATTGTAGATGGAATACCCAACCAAAACTATGCTTACCTAAATGAATCTCTTCATATCTCTTACAACTTTTACAAATATCTGTTCTTAAATAGTAATTAGTTCCCATTATACATCCCCTTTTATCTTATAGTTAAAAAACTTGATAAGAATCCTATATGCCAACTGTTCCGCCAGTTTCGGATTTCCAGCGAATACAACTTTTACATTGTGCTTTATCATCAAACTGATGAGGGTAGCCACCACTAATTTAATACTGACTTTGCCTGGGACTTTTTTCATTTGGGCTAAATCTTTGAATGAACCCTCTATCAAGAGAAACTTATATGGGATTTTTTCCATTCGTTCAACTTCCCGCATAAATCGTTCCCTGTCCCCAGCAAAATTCCCAAAGAGTTCGTTTATCCGCTTTCTTTCTATGACTATATCGTTCTCGAAGCCTTCCAAACTGTAATCTCCTGTTGCCAGTTTCTTCATAACTATTTTTGCCTCTGCCTCTTTGCCCTTGAATAAGTAGCCACAATTTTCTCTTGTATCGGTAATTATCACAGGAATATGTATCCCTTTCTTGCGTCGTTTTATCCGCTTGAGCCAGCTCTCGCATTTGTAACTGGTGGCTTTGGTATAGGGGCAATGCTTAGTTCTATCAAGACCGCAGATTTTGCCCTGATTCCAATATTCACACAGTAGTTTTTTTGTCTTACTCTTTTTCATCTTACGATAATTGTTTCCTCAAAATGGGAGGACATACTATTATCTTTAGTTACAACAGCATATCCTTTATCTTCAACATCGCCCTTTCCTAATGCAAACATCGGCTCAATAGCCAACACCATTCCTTTTACTAATCGCATATTTTCATTTGGAGTAACAATATTTCTGATAATTGGTTCTTCGTGAATTTCAAAACCCACGCCATGTCCTGTATAAGCAGTAACTATACCCAATCCATTTTCCTGTGCTGTTCGCTGTATTTCCCACGAAATCTGATTCAAAGTATTATTTGGAATAGCAACCTTTTTTGCTCTCTCTAATGCCAGTTTGGTTGTATATACTAAATCAAGATGCTTTTTAGACTTGCCTTCTCCAACTACAAATGTAATTGCTTGGTCGGAATATCTGCTCTTAAAGCATATACCAATATCTATCTTGACTATATCACCGCTTTTTATCTTGTTATCTCTGGGATATCCATGTACTATCTCATTATTCAAACTTATACAACAAGCAGTAGGAAAGCCCTTGTAGCCTTTGAACGAGGGAGCGGCACCCTTTTTAAGAATGTATGCTTCCACTTGCCTATCTATCTCCTGTGTAGTAATCCCGACAACAGTAATTTGCTTGGCAACCGATAAAGCATTTTTTCCTATTTCGATTGCCTTCTCAATTAACTGAATATCTTTATCTGTCTTAAGTCTAATCATTTTTCCTTCTGTTCTTCTATATTGTTGCCATATCGTTTCATCTGCTCAACATACTCATCCAGATAGCCCTTGACATAGGTAATCATATCAATTCCCAGAGCAAATCTCGCTATCTCTATCCATTTGCCATCGGTTTTTTCTTCAACAGTATATCGCCCATTCTCCTGCGTAAGCCTGATGACATTGCCTATTGTGATGGTATTTTTCTCCATTTATTCTCCTTAATATGTGATCTTTGACAATTCCTCTCTAATTTCTTTCTTGCCTTTTTCATCTGTCAAATCATATCTTCTTTTTAGTTCTTCTACTATTCTTATACAAGATACTCTATTAACTAATTCTTGAGAATGTCTTGAAAGCCCATTTAAGAATTTATCCAACCAATATAAAAAATCTTCTTCACAATAAAAACAAGAAGCCCCAAAAGTAATAGATGCCATAAAATCTTTATCTTCAAATAACCAGAAAGGAACTTTTTTAACTTCCATTACTGTTTTAATAAGACCTAAAAACCATTGTTCACTTTTAGCCCACCCTACCAAACTTTTCTTCATTCTATCCCCTATGGTTTCAGAATAGTTTTCAACAACTCCATAGCCTCTTTCTTCTTAAAGCCTGCTTTCTGATATGCCTTATACATTTCAAATAGACCTTTAGCCATCTCGTCTTTTACTTTAAGCAGATTAGCTACAGCTTCTTGCATTATTCGAAATTGAACATCTGTCATTTTATTCCCTTTCAAAAATTAGATCAACTCACCATATTCATTTAATTTTGTGGTATCTTTCGGTTCTTCAACCACAGGTGCTGATGCTGGGGTCGTCTCCAAGCTGTCTATCTTGCCCTGCAAAATAACCAGTTCCTGCCTGATTTCCTCATACTTGGCATTGGTCGTTCCTACATCATTCGTAACTTGGTCAACCTGCTTCTGAATGGAATCATTGAGCCTTCTCAAGAGCTGATGAACTGGAGTGTTACGCATTTCCTCTCGATTCTGGGCTGTATCGTGTTCGGGACACAGTTTCGCTATCGCCTTGTCCTCAATCGCCTCAACTAATTTGGAACACACAAAACATGGAATCATCTTCGTCATTTTACACCTCCTCGTCTGATAAAAAGTTATTGCATTTCCTAATATGTGCTGTTATCTTAATCAAATATTTATCGGGTTCGATATTCTCCATCAAGTCAAGCATTTTCTGGTATTTAGTATAGATTGGGCAGACATTACTACGCTTGCAATTTTTGCATATACAGTGCCTATCATCGATAACAATAGACCGTTTCAGCGACATATCTACTGCCCTATCCTTTCTATAAATTGAACTAACGATTTAATTGGCTCACCAGTTGCCTTTTCCTTTTTCTTATCCCAAGCAGAATAAGCGATATCGAGATGTAACCAGTTTTGGGGATATCTAACAAATTGCTTGAGAAACATTGCTCCCATTGAGGCACCTGGATTTATCTTCTGGACATTTTTAATTTTCTTCTTATCAAAATGCTTCTGCAAATAATCCCATAAGGGCAATTCCCATGCCAGTTCTTTTGCCTTTTTAGATGCTTCCAAATACTTATTTGCCAATCTTTTATTAGGACTAAAAACGCCAGTAGCCTTATCACCTATCGCATAGCCCACAACCCCAGTTAAAGTCGCAACTGTGATTACTATATCTGTGGGTTTGACTTTTAATTCAGAAAGTGCCTCGGCTAAAATCAATCTTCCCTCCGCATCTGTATTGGTTATTTTAACAATTTTATTACCTATTTTTATTTCATCGCCAGGGATTATCTGATTTCCATCAAGAAAATTCGTTGCAACAGGGCAGAAGGCAATTACATCATTTTGCTTTTTAAAATAAGAAGCTACAGCAAATGAGACAGCCATCCCAGCCATATCACTTTTCATATTCACCATTTTGGGCTTTAGATTATATCCACCTGAATCAAATAAAATCCCTTTTCCCACCAAGATAATTCGCCTTTTATTATGCTTAAATTGATAATCGGTGGAAATAATCTGGGCTTCTCTATGCTGTCCTGCCATCAACTTAATCGGGCTATCTGATTTTGTTGGGTAGGAGTAAACAGGGGTATCATATTCAGATGCCATAATGCCTCGATAGTTGCCCAGATTGAATTTATTGTATGGCCTATCTATCAATTTCTTACAGACCTTGATATAATAATTAAGATTTTTATTTGTTTTCATATCATCTCCTGTAAAACATCTCGTATATCCTTGCCATCGATCTCATAACCTATTGAATCCCATCCTTTTATTTTCTCTGTAGCAAACAATTCTATACGAGGTAAATCTCCTACTAGTTGAATGATTTTATCTCTTGCTATATCTGGTTTTTGACTATGCTTTCTGCGAGGAGCAAATATTAGTTGAAAAACAGAGGCACTTACTCTTTTAGGCTTACCTTTTGTTGCCAATAAACATGGTTCTGTATTACCCCGTGTCCGTCTCCCTAATCCATAGAAAGGGGTTAGGGCTTTGGGATTTAGTTTGACCCATTGAAAGGCAATACTCTTGTATTGAAAGCCTCATGCCTTTATCACTTCCGATGCCTCTTGCAACATTGGATAAGTTGTCCATAAAAATAATATACTATTCTTATCGGCTATTTGGTTCACAGGAAGATTCTTAATATCCTCCAGTTTCATACCTTTATAATGATTTGCCATTGTTCCTTGACAACCTTGATCGTTGTAAGACCAAGGAGGATCTACATATATAATTTGATATTTTTTCATTTGTGTTTATCCTTATAAAATTTTAACAGTAAATAACACCAGACAGCTATTTTGATTATATCTCTCTCTCTCCTATCATTCTTGAACCTAATCAACCTCTTTAATATATCACAGATAATGAAACTCACATACCCATCTTCCCCGACAACTTGGGGCATAATATCTATAGTTTCGGCTTTGTCCTTTTCTGCCCCAGTATATTTGTCTGTCCCTTGGAGTATAATGCTTTTCATATGTCCTATAAACTCATTGAAATAGGATAGTTTTCTTGGGATATCCTTCTCTTTGGCTTGAATCTTTCTGCTCTTATCTCTGTCTTTTTTTAGCATTATCCAATCTCCTTTTCTAATGGTTTTATAATATTATCAAATCTGTCCTTATCAACTTCCTTTGGAATCGCCCTTAATAAGTCCATAGAGAATTCCGTATTCAATCTCTGCTGTTCCATCAGATAACCCATAACCAGCTTCTTGAAATCGTCTGGCTCATCATTTTTTACAGCCTCGAATAGCTTACTCGTGAGGGCTGTATAAGCCCTCTGAAATTTCTGTATCTGCTTGATTTTCTTAAGCCTTTTCATTTATAGTTCCTTGTCAGCCAACCCATATTTTAAACACTCTTTAGCATTAAGCCATACTTCTTTAGTCTTTGCCTTATCTATAATCTTTTTAGGTAAATTGCTTCTATCAATAACATAGTTGTCATACAATTTCTCAAGTTCTTCGGCATTTAACACTCTCGATTTAGCGAAAGATAAATAATCCCTCGCTCCCAAATGAAGCGGATGTATCATAAGAAATGTATGCTTGGAGATATAGCGCCTTCCCTGCGTTCCAGCCAAAAAAATTGGAACAGCCATACTCGCCACCTCGCCCACAGCGATTGTTTTAATAGGGCACTTACATTTTTCCATAATATCGATGAGAGCAAATCCTGAACCACAATCCCCACCAGGAGAATTTATATAAATGGTAATGAGCCTCCGCTTCCTGTCCCTATCTAATTCGAGGAGTTTTGTGATAATATTTTCAACACTATCGCTATTGATTTCCTTGAATAGATGTAGGACACGGGATTTGTCTCGTCGTGATTTCTTATTTTTCTTTCTCTTGGTCATTTTATATCCAGTTTCTTAATTCTTCGATAAATATAGTGAGTAAATCGCACAATATAGGCACGCCCAATCCTAGTATCTCTAAATTCACAATCTGCTTTAACTATATCTTCTATTGAACCATAAGCCATTATAAAATTGCTATTATCCATTATACCCCACATTTTTTCGCCTATCTTGAATACACAAATACAGTGACATATTGATTGTTGTTTACGCTTTGCATAATGTTCAGATGAGGACTTAGACTTTCCTTGCCAGATTATTAAATAAATTTCATCATATCGAGAATCTAAAAAATATTTTGCCAAAATACTATAATCTTCGCAATCACCAGTGCGCCTCTCAAATGTCTCTTCTGGTGTTTGGGCATACTGAATTCTTCCATCTGACTTTCCAGTTATATTGTTATCCAACCATCTTGCTATTTTCATCGGATTGCCCTGCAACATTTTTTTAGTCTCTGTCAGATTTGCTCTGGTTTCTATTTTTATAGGCAGGGGCAAATGATATTTAAGCTCTACAAAATTCGTCTTAATCAAATATATAGATAAACTTATGAATATTGCTAATAATATTAATTTTCTCATTTCTTATTTTTTTGTTTAATTATTTTAATTTGAACATATTTTAATTTTAAGGTTAAATAAATTGCTCCCGTACAAATGCTAGCCAATAAATATTCCCCTAACCCACATAAAATTCCGATACCTACAATCGCCCAAAGCATACTTGCTGTGGTAATTCCCTCAATTTTCTTTTTATTGGTTAGCATAACCCCACCACCAAGAAAGCCGACACCAGCCACAGTGTAAGCAATAATTCTTCCTAAATCATACTTAACTCCTTCAGAAGCAGGAACATCCCTTAAAATAAGCGAGATAATAGTAAACATAGTAGCACCAAGACAAATTAGCATAGCATCTCTCAGTCCTGCTGGTTTCTTTTGGGATTCTCGTTCCCACCCAATCAAACCACTAAGAACCAAACTTAGTCCTATACCTATTAAGTAATTAATCATTTTTCACCTTTAGCTTCCTTAAGGGGTTCATCAGGTTTTTGTTCGGATTTGAATTCCTTTAATGCTTTTTCGGCTTCTTTCTTGGGTACCTTAAATTCCCTATAATCCTCTTTGATGGCTTCCAATGCTTGGGCAAAATTGGGATAAATCTTTCTATCTCCAATAGCTTTTGTTTTTCCCCGTGCCATACGAACTATCCAACTATTCTCTTCTGAAATAGTATTGTATGTAACCGCATAAATTGGAATACGATGTCTGTAAGCGTAAGTGAGTTCACTGATAGTTCCACCCATTTGAACTTTTTTACCATCCCTATCTTTAAATTTTAGGAAGAGAATAATAAAATCACTTTTCTCGACACAATCAAAATCCATATCAATTATCTTTTCCATTGCTGGGTCAAACTTATCCCAATGCCCACCCTGTCTCCAACCCTGCAATACCTCTTTGACTTTTTCCAATGGAGTATTTGGGTCTACGAAGCCCTTTAGTTTATCGTTTTCCATTCGGCAAGGGTCTTGAATGACAATTCTATCGCCAAAATATTCAATTAATTTGGGTGTAATCCTGTTTCGCCACTGAATACCACCATCTGGAATGTCTTCCATCGGACCTGCCAAATAGACTTTTAGGATATGCTCGTTTGTCATTTTTTAGCACCTTTCCTAACTCTCACATTTAATCGCCAAATTTCTTCCAACAAATATGGGCGATAACCCGCTTCCCTTGACCTATAAATCAGTGCATTGAGGTCTTTAGGAAAACATCCACCACCGAAACCTAATTTACCATCCAAACCTGGCATTTTAATATTTGTTCCTATTCTTTTATCATAACTTAAAACTTGTTCAATTATTTTATAGTCTATTCTTAACTGCTTACAAACCTGATACAATTCATTAGCCAGTGCTATCTGCCCAGCTAACATTATATTGGAGGCATATTTTACTATCTCGGCTTCGGTGAATGTCGCCTTTATAATAGGAATTTCCTTAAATATCTCACGATACATTTTCTCAAGTATCTGGAAAATTTCATCTTTATCCACACCAAGCACTACTCTTTTGGAGTTTAACATATCTTCATAAGCATATTTAGCCCGCAAAAATTCTGGATTATGGGCAAAGTCAAACTGTGGAAACTTGTAGACAAATCGCTTGGTAGTACCTGGGACTACTGTGCTTTTGATAACAATTATCTTCCTCAATTTCGTCAATCTTTGTATTTGAAATAGAGAGTCTTTTATATCTCTTATACCAATCCTACCGCTTCGCAACATAGGTGTAGGAACAGTAATGAATATAATCTGGCAATTATCCACCAACTCTTTATCAGTAGTAAGTTTGGGGTCTTTTTTATACTTATCATAGTAATAGACCTTGTGTGCCTGCTCAAGCACCCTGCCTGTTGCCGAGCCTACTATGCCAGTTCCCCAGATACCTATGTTCATTTTATTCTCCAAGTATTAGTATTTTCATCCAATTTAGCAAATTTGAGCTCATCTATATTATCAATTTCAATAAAATCTTTACAGAAATTTCTACTCATCTTGCTATTTCTGGTAGTGGTAAAAGCATCATTATAAAAAATAGTAAAACCTCCAATTATATATCCATCATCTCGGAGTCCTCTAATTTGAACAAATCGATTATATTTGGGGCTATAATAAACTTCTTTTATAGTTTTCATTTTACATTTTCCAATCTAACCAACCAACTTGTGTCCTCAAAAGTTTCTACTTTCTGCTCCCCGAATACTTTATCAACCGCTTTTGTAACATTGGGTAAATAGCCATAATCGTGCCCGCCTATCATCCCATTCGGCTTTATCTTCGGCAACCAAATCTTAATATCCTCAAGGATATTCTCATACTGATGATTGCTATCTATGTAGACAAAATCAAAAATCTTGTTTCCAAAAGTCTCACTTGCTTCTTTACTATATTTTTTTATTTTTACTATCTTAAGAAAGAATTTTTTTGTTTTAACATCAAAAGCCTGCTCTACTAACTTCATAGGATACTGATAAGATGATTTATCATTTTTATCGTAATAATTTTCCCAAGCATCGATAGCATAAACTCTAAAACAATTTTTAGCAAATAATTCAGTAGACTCTCCAATATAACTTCCAATTTCAGCCATAACACAATTCTTCGGTAAGTTGCTAATCAGTTCCTGTAATCCCTCTTTACCACCCTCAAAATTCCTCAAATACATCCCTTTTGGAATATCGCTTTCCTGTAGGATTTCGGTGATTTCCTTTTTATCTATCATTGCCTTCCATTTTCTATATTGTTCCTCTTTTGTAAGTACATCTGGCTCAAATATATGCCCACCATTTTGATGTGCCTCCAAAACATCTGCCATAAACTTATCCCTATCATCTGTCAGTAAATCGCTATTCAACACTTCTCTCAAAGCACCAAATCCTTTTACACATAAAATATGAGTTCGGCAACCTAATACTTCTGCCAAATAAGGAGATACCCCAAATGTCTCTGGAAAATCATTGACATAAAACATTCCTACCGAACTTGCAATTTCCCTGATTACATCTTCTAATGTTGGAAGGCTTCCTAAAAATACTACACCTGCTTCCCTCAATTTTTGTTCATCCACTTTGTCATATCCAGGCGTACAAACATACAAGGTTGCCCCTATCATTCGGCTATCTCTTTTTAGTTCCGACCACAGTTTAATCGTGCTATCTAATCCTTTCACATTGGCACTCGCATAGATATATTTATTTGGGTCTTTTTCTGTCTTATAACTGTAAATCCAATCTGGAAGCCATAATCTTATCGTCTCAATATTCTTTACATATTTTTCGAAAAGAGATTTCTGCCAATCCGATATTGTAACCAAAGTTGCGTTATCCCTATTTAATGCTTCAAATAAATGCCTATGGGCGAGTGGTGGTGCATCGTGTGCCCATACGATAAGTCTTTTATACTTAATTGGAGGCAAACTACTGTATCTGAAAACTATCAGAGTATCGCACTCATAATTGTAGCAATTATTATAATTCTTCCACAAAATTCTATCTTGTACCTTTGACTTATCTGTCCGAGAAAAAGCCAAAACTTTCTTCTCTTTAGCGAGTTCAGTTAGCAATAATGATGCTTCCAATATTGAAGCCCCGACAGCCTTACTTTTCCAAGTCCTTGAAGTAAATGGTGTTGTAACATTATCATAGAAAATAACATCATATTTCTTAGGCTTTTTCTCTATATAATTAAGCACAGCAAACTTTTTATTACTGACATTATATTCTGTATATTTGGTTCTTAATTTCTTTGCTACCTTTTCCAATAAACCTTTTTCTGCTTTGCGATTGGTATCGTCAAATAGAATGGGAACTTTGGTATTAAACAATTTTAGATTCTCATAGAAACCCTTTCTTCCTATATATCCTGGCGGACCATCCACAATTATCAAATTATAGTGAATTGGCATCTCCCTTTTCAATACATCAATATCATACCAACCCTTTCTTATCGGAGCATAAATATATCTACTTTTGGGTGAGAGATTTAACCACTCTTTACTATGCTCTACTGAATATACTCTATAATCCTTTTCTAAATCTATCGTGCTTTTCCCACTTCCAAGTTCAAGTATAGTACCCCCTCTGGGTACATTTCTTCTTATCCAATTATACATTTCCTTGTCCATAGACCACTCTGAAATCTTATTCAGCGAGAACTCCCGATTTTTTCTATTCTGTTCTTTAATAGATTTGGGAACTCCCACCATAGAATCTATCCTATTACAAACCCTAATCGACTCCGCATATCTTCCTACATAATAAAGGGCAATTGAATACTCAAACAACATTAGATAATCGTAGATATTATGCTCAACAAATAATGTATCGGATTTGGGATACTTAATCCCGATTCCTATTTTAGAAAATTCGTACGCCAATTGCCTCTGTCCGAGATTGCGATATAAAAGTGCTAATTTGAAAATAGATTCTGCCCTCGTTGGTCTGTAATTATATGCTTTTAAGTAACTGTAGATAGCTCTATTATAATCTTTAAGTGCTAAATAACAATTACCTATTTGGTATAAACTTCGATAAACTTCCTCTCGCCAACCCTTATAACTTACTCGTTTCTTATAGTATCTAATAGCCTGTTCATATCTTCCATCTTCACGCAAAGATTGTGCCAAGTAAAATGTATATCTCACTTTATTTGCTGGGTCTGCCTTAATAGCACTTTTCAAAATCTCAATATCTTTCTTTATCTTTTCCGAATAATTCATTGCCCGCTTCCCGTCGTGTAGATCTAAAAATCTGATATTATTTAGCTGTCCCACAGTTACATTACTCGTAGATAAAAAGTTATGTATAATGCCCTTATATTTGCATCCGCAATCTGGTCTAAATATCTTGGGGAAATGGTGTTGCAATGTGGGATATTTCACGATACAGTTATAAATGTCCTTGTCCAATTTATCCTTGTCAAAATCGTTATCAACTTCCAAAATTTGGTCGGCATCCATTACCAAAATATAATCCGCCTTCCCTTTCGATGCCTCAATATAATGGTTTCGAGTATCCGCAAATCCTACCCAGTCCTTCTGTATTATCTCGCCTGGGATATCTTTCAGGGTTTCACGAATAATATCTGCTGTGCCATCGGTAGAAGCGGTGTCCTCTATTATCACATAATAGTCAATAATGTTTTTGACAGAATCGAGGCAACGCTTTATCACTCTCGATTCGTTTTTGACTATCATTGCTAATGCTATAGTTTTCATATTATTTTATATTATCAATTATCTTATTAAATTTTCTGATAGACTCAATTCGAGAACGAATTTTGTCAGATATCTTGTTTAAAAAATTAATATCTTTAGCAGCCCTATTCAATGCTCTTTTAGTAAATCTATCCAAACTATCTTTATATTCCTCTTTAAAAATATCCTCTCCAAACTCAAAAAATCCCATCACTTCACATCCCCGTTTTCACGAATTTTTTTGTCTTCATAAGGAGCGACTAATCTGCGATAAATCTCTAATATACAACAAATTAAAGTTCCTACAATAGTAGCAAATGCAAAATATTTTTTGCCGTTCTTTTTTATCCATCTACGAACTATCTTAAAATTGAGATAATTTAGATGCCCAGCAAATTCTCCTAATCCTAATCTACTTAGATATTCTGCTACTCCATTATTATCTGCATTAGCTGTAAATCTATCCTTGTCTCTTTGTGTAATATAAGGCATTAAGGTACCCTCCTTTTTACTACCTTAATTAAATAAATCACTCCCAAAATTTCTAAGTGGATTTTTATGTAATAATAAATCATCATACTATAAGCAATAATTGTAAACATAATTTTATCCCAAAATCCAAAAATCATTTTATTGCTCCTCATTAAATATCCGCTAAATCAACCGCATAGCTAAAGGTCAGAATCCTCTCCTTTGAAACGCCCCAGACCAACTGAACTGGGTCAGCCTCTTTAGCCAAAGATTCGGCAAACTCATCCGCACCGATGGGCGAACCGCCCCTGAACACTCTCGTTCCATTGGCATCGAAAATGCCGAAGTGATGAAAGTGTCCATAGACTATCGCATCGGCGTTGTGCATACCAGCCCACCCACCAAACTTCGCCCTGCTTGCAGATGTGTCTGGTTGCTCTGGTGCTATATGCCGAATGTGGTATTTCCATCCCTGTATTTCAAAATTGAGGTAATCTAAAGTAGAAAAATTTATCTCAACCTTTTTATTATTAGCATACGCTTGATATTTGAGGATAAGGTATATCATAATATCCCAGTTGGAATTCGGGTCTTTATCCTTGCCAAGGCGACCATGATTTCCCTTTACCCCATAAAACTTAACATTTAGTTTCCTATCTAGCAAAGCCTGAATCAATTTGGTAAACACTTCCACAACCAACATTACCTGATAAGGAGGTGCAAGCTCTTGTTCATATGCCTGTGTTGCATATATGTCTTCGCCATTGGCATTATCTCCAGTCGAGATGAGAACCACATCATTGATTTTAGTCCCTTTCTTAATGTGGTTGTCCAATAGCTTCAATATCTGGGCACAGAATTTATCCATTCTCCGCTTAAATACGGCTTCGTTATAGACCACATTACCCTGTTGGTCTTTTACTATTTTTCCAGCATGCCAGTCGGTTAATTGGATTACCAGCGTTTCGCCAGTAATATGTGAATGGGTTTTGGCTGCCTGATATGGTTTAACATCTTTCGTAAGTTCGTGCAAGGATTCTACCAGAAGTTTAGAACGAGTTGTTGAATCGATTATATTATATTGCTTGCATAATCCCCTCACTTTGCCTTCACTTATGCCCAGTTTCTTGGCAACTACAGATTTGGTCTCATAAAGAGCCAAAAGTTTCAACAATTCTTTCTGTGTTACAGAAGCATCTTCCTTGATAACCCCTGATTTGGTAATATATTTCTTATAGTTTAACTGTCCTTTTGCTCTTTGTTTGGCTGCTATTCTCTCAACAGTCCTTTCGCTGATGCCATATTTAATGGACAGTTGAGTGGTAGTCAACCCCCTGTTGTAATCCTTGTTAAACTGCACTAAATTAGTTTTCTTTTTCATTTTAATCATCTCCTATTTTTGGTAGTTTTTATTCCTCTATTTCAAAGCTATACACTGGAACCATACTACAGATACCAATGATTTCTCCTCTATTATTAAAAACAGCACCTCCCGAATTACCAAAAGTAGTAAGAGCATCAATACCAAAATAAGTGGAATCAATATCTGTTTTGCTCACTATACCTTTTGAAAGATTGTATTTTCTCCCTAATGGATGTCCTAAAACATAGACTTCATCTCCTACTTTGGGATAAGGTTCGGCCAATTTTAATACCTCAAGTTCCACTCTTTCACTTTTATATATTCTCAGGAAACCCAAATCTAAATCATAATTTACAAATAAAAATTCCCCAGCTACCATTGTATGATTTCTCATCTGGACAGTTATAGCTGTAATATCTTCACTGGGGACAAATTGCTGTAATGCTTTCTCTTGAAAAAATTGCTGAATCTTTTCTAATTTGACAGCCAGTCCCATATTCGATTCGGGGACGGTATCTATATGACTTGAAATTTCATTTTCTCTATCTCCAAGCAAGTGCTGAACTGTCAGGATATAATAAAAATCCTCATCCTCTTCTATGCACACCCCAGCAACTACATATTCTTCATTGTAAATAATAACCGTTCCGTTCATCAATCTTTCAAAATCTGGTTTGACCGCAACTATCTTTTTAGAAAGAACATCAACTCTATTATACAAATCGGCAATAATTTTGGCATAATTATCAAAAATGCTACCTATTAACTGGAAAGAAAATCGTGATACAGTCTCATTTTTTTCTACTTTTTGTTCTAATGAAATCGACTTTTCAATTTCCCTTATATGAATAAAAGCATTGGACAAAACAGCGATTACCAAAACTGTGTATAATATTCGTCTCAATGACTTTATCATCTCAATCATTCCCCCTCTTTTGGAATAAATCCGTGATTGGAATTTGTGTGCTTTTTATATTTCATATCACAAACTTTGCATCTCTCGTTCCTGCCTATCTTTCTTTCTGGTCTTGCATATGGTTTGGCTTGCTTATCAGTAATCAATAACCCATTTAGGTGGTCTATCTCGTGTTGACAAGCAATCGCTTCCATCCCATACAATACATATTTAGTCCTGTCAAATCCATTCTCGATGGTTATCTGCTCGTATCTCTGGATCGTTATCTCCTTTTTCTGGTCAGGCAAGCTCAAACAACCCTCTTTGTAGAACACGATTTCCTTGCTATGCTCGACTATTTTGGGATTTATCAGGTCAATCTTTTCCTTGTCAGGAATACGAATGATAGCGACTTTAGCATCGATGCCGATTTGGTTTGCTGAAAGTCCTATGCCATTTTTGTGTAAGACAAGTTCCTTCTCCAGCTTTTGGATAATTTCTTTTGCCTGTTCTGGCTGAACATTTTTACAAGATATTAGTAATTGTTTAGTATCGGTAACTATCATTTTTCTAACTCCCTAGCGTGAATAAGTGGCAATGTCCTCTCTAAATTACCAATTCCTACAAAGAAATTATCACATTGGAAAAACTCTAAACCCAATATCCCAATTTCTTTTGACATTCTCTTTTCTAATCTATAAACTGCACTATAGTACTCTCTTTCAATTTCTTGCAGTTCTTTCCAATAAGGCTCTAGTTTCTTTATAAGTTGCTTTGTCTTCTTAATTTTATTTTTCATTTTTATCTCCCTTTATCTGATTCGCTTCCACAACAAGCAAGTGAGCAACCTCATCCAACTCATCAACACATCTCAATATAATGGCCTTGAACTCTTTATGGTTGGGATGTGAAAACTCCATTTCAAGCAGTTCGCCCTCATACTCCTTCAATTTTAGGTAAATGCCCACGAGCCTTCGGCTGTCTTTATTTTGCATTTTTCCTCTCCTGTAGCATACATTTAAGATAATCTGCTATAAGCCTTAAACTCACTGTAAAATAAAAATCTTGGACTGATTTGGTAAGCAGAGATTTTTCAAGATAACTCCTATCCACTATATCAAATTTATGATATTTCTCATTAAATGTTTCTATAACCGATTTGCCATACAGTTTGCTTATACTATTTATATCCATTTTATCTTCCTATAAAATCTGAAAAGTATTGCTCCATTTCCTCTCTTGAAGCCTCAACTATCTTGGAAAAATTTTTATAAAATTTGTAGTATAACTTTCCCTTGAACCCGCCCGTCTTGTTCTTGATAACGCTTATTTCAATGACAGGTTGGGATTTCCCATTATTATCCACAAAATACAGGGTACTGTCATCCCGCAAATCAAAATCATTGTAGAGTAGTGCTGTAAAATCTGAATCGAACTGCAAATCAACACATTCCTTAATATCGTCGCCCAACGGTCTCCGCAACGAGTTTATCTTCTTGAGTTCGGCTGTGGCCACAACTGGAATATCATAATCGGTCTTCCATCTTTTCAGCGTGTCCGACACATACATATATGTCTCCCTCACCGAGCCGAACCTCAGTTCGCTTTTTATCCTGTGCAGATTGTCAACGATTACAACCAACTGCTTCTTGCCCGCAATCTCCTTGTATATTCGGATGTATTTTTCCATCTCCTCTATGCTGCGAATATCGTTTTCCTCTTTTACGGCAAAAGAATTTGACAAGGATTTTAGGTTGGTCATCGCTTTTTCACGGGCTTTGAGCAACTCTTCGGCTCTTTCTGGTTTGAGTTCCTTGTTATATTTAATCTTGAACTTCGGATTTGCCACAGTATTTATTTCCAAATTAGTATCGGCAGCAATTATTCTCGGAAGTATTTGCCTGATATTATCATCAATGGAAAAGAACAATACAAAGACATCGTTATGTTTCGTAAGATTTAAGGCCAGATTTAATAAGACTGCTGATTTTCCTATGTTTGTCTGTCCAGCGAGCAGATAGAAAGCATTTTGCAACCCATCTAATTTTTTCGTGAGTATCGGATAGCCAGTTTTCAGACCCAAAAGTCCACCACCCCTCGACCAAGCCCAAGACTCGAACTGGTTTACTTCGGTTTCAAGAGATGCTTTCTCTTTCAATATATCACGTGAAGTTAGCAAATATTTGCCACTACCCAATTTCCTGTTTCGCTCAACTTCTTTTTTGAGTGTCTCAAAAGTAACATTTAAAACCTCGGCCAGATCCCTTATCATCTGTTCGGTGGTTACATAATCTTCCTCATTAACTACCAACTGGATCAAGTCATTTTTGAGAAACTCATTCTCTTTATTCTCTTTCAAGTCCTTAAGTTTCCACTCAAAAATGGTGAACTCTGGTAAGCCAAGAAAATCTTCAGCACTATGTCTTTGTAAGTATTCATCTGGATCTTTATTTCCATTTGGCTCTTTGATAAAAACTTCTATATCCCTTTTTGCCTTTAATTTTTCTTCAACAATTCGGGTAGTCGCTTCTTTTCCAGCCTCATCATTATCAAGACAGAGTGTCAACTGCTTAATCCTATTATACACCAAAAGGTCATATTGCTTATCACTAAATCCCAAACCTCCCAGAGCAATGACATTATCCACTCCTTTTAAAGCCAAAGACCACACATCGGCATACCCCTCAACAAGATAGACTTTGGGATGATTTTTCGCCTCTTTCAAGTTATATAGTATCTCGGCTTTTTTATACAAATTAGTCGCCCTAAAGTTGATGTATTTCTGCTCCCCATTTTTGTCGCTTAATCGTCTGCTAGCAAACCCAGTTATCCTGCCATATCCGTCCCTAATGGGAAATACGAGCCGATTATTCAAAACGCCTTTGGCACTATTCTGGTTTCTCCCATTATCTTTATCTGTTAAGCCAGCCATTTCAAGCTGTTCTTTGGTATATCCCCGCTTCAAAAGATTAGCAATTAACTTCTCATAAAGGCAGTAACCAAACTCAAACTTGTCTATGATTTTATCCCAATGTCTTTTCTTAATATAATCCTTGACTTTTTTCAACGAGGAATGTTCCTGCTTTATTACCGCTTTCATCATCTTGTTAGCCACTTCCAAAATTTCTCGCAACTGACTCGCTTGCTTTTCCCTGTCGCTTATGTCCTCCACCTTATAGGAGATATCAAACTTTTTCGCCAAGTATAAAACATTATCACTGATAAATTCAGAACCAGTAAGAGGCTTTCCCTCAAGAAAATAAGCACAAGCAAATATGTCGGCATTGGATACATCGTCACACACAAAGCACTTGATATGCTCATCGTCGGGGAAGAATGTCGCAGATGGGGTGTTGTCATCGTTCCTGTGATTAGACCGACAGGGACAGGTCAGGTGATTCCCCTCGAATACAGTATCATTGAGTTCGAGATATTCCTTTAAATAAGGTCTGAGTTTATTTTTTAGTTCTTCTAAATTTTTTATTCTCACTTATTTAATTTCTCTCTTTCTTTCTCATTGACCTCAAACATGTTTTACAAGTTACTTCTTTTCCTTGAAAAGTTCCTACCATTTTTAAATCATTCCACCTTCCACAAGAAGAACGATAATAAGGAGAACGCATATTGATACCGTAATGTAATTTATGGATTTTCCTATCACTTTTAATCTTAGTCATTTTTTATCTCCAAAATATTTGCCATAACCCTCTAATAACTATTGCAACCAAAAATCCCACCAATCCAAGAAGACAAAGCATAAGAAATCCCGCTACTATCTGATAAAATATCGCCATTATTTCTCCACCTTTATATGCAACCGTTCCAAGATAACTTCCACGATAAAATACTCCCTCGCAACATCATATTCCTCCCCAGAAGAGAGTATTTTTTCCACGAGGTTAATCAGTTTCTTGTATTTTCTCTTGCTAATATATCTCATAGTTTTAAAAAAGAAGATGAGGCGGTATCTATTTATTGAGTTGTTAATACTTCGATGATATATTCAATTCTTATACTAATCACATCTCCATTTAATTTTTCCAAAAGATAAACATCATAATTCCCATTTTTCTCGACAATTGTTCTTCCAGCTATGATGTTACATCTCAAGCCTTCTATAGGATTGAGCAATCCATAAGTCAAAACTATAACATTTTTCATTCCTACATATCCATCTGCTTCTTCTTTAGTCAAAGCATAAGAAGGCATATTAACAAATAAAATAACTCCTACCAATAAACTAATCAATAATCTTTTCATCTTATTCCTCCTTTGTCCGAATAAATTTGTCTCCATCTATCGTTTCTCGAAACTTCCGATTTCGCTTTATCCGATGAATATCCTTTATCACATACTCGTTTGCAAAAGTCCGCAACAGTCCTGTGTGCATAGATAGTTTTCTTTCCTCCGCTTTCCCGAAAGTCCAGTCCAGAAAATCTGGAACATCCTTTGCAGTCATATTGTTCTTCTCAAACTGCCTGATGAGATTGTTCATTTTGATGCTGTCCATCGCCCAGTTCGGCGTGTATTTCTTTCCATAGGCATTGTTGAACTTGGACAGAAACACCCTGACCAGATAGGGTGCGTTTATCCTTCCCTCTTTGTCGGTAACTTTCTTCCTCGTATTCTTAGAATTTTTCTCAAGAGTGCTTGACAGATTTTTCAAAAACTCGTTTGCTGGAAATCTTGTCTTTAAAATTTTAAGTGCCTTTCTCAACTTGTACCAGCTCGGATATTTCCAGCTCTCCAAAACTGGGTTGAAGACATAAATCTTCGTTCCCTCTTTGATAAAAAATCCCACCCTGCTGATAGCCTGTTTTACCAGATTTTTTTTGCCTTTTAAAGTTTGCAGGAAATCTCGCTGAAAATGCTGTGCAATCTCCTTTTTTACCACAAACTCTTTTAGCACAACAGAGCCCAAAATATTGTAATCTATCAAACTATCCAGAGTGAATGAGCCAACTGTGCTGTCCAGTCCGATTTGGAGGCTCAGGTCTTTTATACTGACTTTTTCGGAATTATCCCCATTTGAGTCGAGATAGTAAGAGTAAAGCAAAAGCAGGGCGTTAATCTGCCTCTTGTTCAATGGCAACAGATTTAGTGCGATGAGTAAATCTTGGAAATCGGTTTTCATCTTATCTCCATCTAGCTCCAGTTTGTTCTATTCTTTTTTTCTTCCAGTTATATCTATAAACAGTATCATCTACAGATATATAGTCATTATGTTGAGTTATACTTAATGTTAAATAGCCTCCATATTCCTCGCCTGTCATTGGGTTATATTTACTACCAATTCTAATAAGTTCTACATCCCAATTTAACCATTGTCCTGTTTCTGGATGACGAATAGGTAATTGATTTCTAATTTTTCTTATAAATCTTTTATACTTCAAATATTTTTTTAATTTTCTCATTTTATTTTTCTACCTCCCTAAAATTTTTAGCCCGTAAAAAATAAAGAAATTGATAGCACCAAGCAAATAGTTAATAATGCCAGTAGTTAACTGTATCGGTCTAAGCAATAAACAGCAGGTTCCTGCCACTATGAAAGCGATTATTGTTATCGGCTGGACATAAGTTAAGATTGTCTGTATCATTCTATTCCCCTTATTTTAAAGTATCCCCAGAATAGGCATAACCGTTCACAATGAAGAAATAGGTCTTATCCTTGTAAATGCCAGTTCCATTACAGGCCCTGCAATCCTTATCACTGCCTTTGCAGATATAGCACTCACTCTTATTGACTTTGGTTATGACTTCTAATTTCTTTTTCATTTCATCTCCTCTATAACTTTATGTATTTTTATCATTTTATCTGCAAAAATTTCTGCTTCACCCTTTTCTTTAATCCATTCTCTTTCCAATTCTCCTGTTAAAGTAAAGATAGGAAAACCTATGTAGGGTTCAAATGATAGTCTTTTCCATACCACTAATTGAAACCCTTTAATTCGATATGTTAAATCAATCTTATTTATAGTATGAATTTCTCTTGGATTTATTGCAATTTGCCAAGAATATGGAGAATAGTTTGTTTTACTAAAAAATACTAATCCTAATATAAATAAAATTATAAATAACTTTCTCACTTTATATCTCCTCTCTATCAAGTTCCTCTCTAATCTCCAAAGCCCTATCTATAAGCCTATCCCAATTTTTTCGCAGGTTTCTGGCTGTATCAAAACGAAAGCCCTCTTCCTTCAATCGGTCAAGGGCCATTTTGAATATACTCGGTGGGTTCTGGCGTTCAAAAGCATTGTAGATAAATTCTTCAACCTCTCTGTCTGTAACAGGATAGGTCATTTTTCTATCTCTTTTCAACTTTTTACCCCTCATAATATAGTGTTTTTTCGGCATTTTATCGCTTCCCTTTAAGCACTTTTTTTAACTTTTTTTTCGCTCTCGCAAGATGTACTGTTACTACATTCTGATTAATGCCTAATATTTGAGCTATTTCTTTCTGCTTTTTGTTCCTTGTAAAGTATAATCTGATACATTGCCTTTGTCTTAATGTCAAACTTTTCAAAGCCCTCCTGACTTCCTTGACTAAATGTTCCTGCTTTTTCTGGGTAACATCAAACTCATTTTTCTCCTCCTCAATGAGAATTTCCAGAGGAGTTTTGGGTTCTTGTTCCTCTCTCAATAGTTCCAGAGTTCGAGCAGTCTTTCCTCGGAATATTTCTTTGTATTGTTTTGGACACATTAGCTCCTCCTCATTTAGTAAACTAATTTTTAATATTCTAATTCTTTTGGTATGGTCTCAAGCAGTGGCGCTTCAAGACATTTTATACAAGGGCAACCCCAACTTCTGGCCGAATTGGTATTTGTATTGGTTAAAGTTCCACCAGTTCCTGTAGCATTACTGCCTTCGGAAATTGAGGAGGATGTATTTGTTATATCCCCAATAGAAGAAGAACTTGAGGAAGTAATATCTCCTATATTTACATTCTGCCTAATTTTAAGATTTCTCATAGCATCCGCAATTTCTCGTAATGGCATATCTTGAGCAATTAGGTAATCTCTCAATGCCTGAGCCCTAATTTTCTCAATCTCTATTTCATGTTTTCGCTGTATTTCACCATCGACTTGCCTTGCTCTTTTAGTCATTCTTTTTTCATATTTTTGTTGGTGCATAATAATTTCTTTCTCTGTAAAATCCCCAATAAAATAGATACATCCACCATTTTCATAATATCTGCCCTTTAACCCACCGATAGCAAAACCCTCGCCCTCCATCACTTCCCCATAAGCTATTAAGTTTACCGAGCATAAAATAGTTGCTATTATTAATCGGTTAATTAATTTCATAGGCACTTTAGACCTCCTTTTTTAGAAAAAAAGCCGAGCTACCGAATACTGTGGTAGCTCGGCTATCATCTCTGACCCACAGCTTTGCGCTTCGCTATACTAGCGAATTGCCTTTATCGTAAATCAAATTGTGTGTTGAAGTTATACTACTTCAGAAATTCCTCCTAAATAAAAAAGCCGAATTACCTATCCTTCGGCAACTCGGCTTCGCTTAAAACGACCTTGAGTTTTGTGCCCCAGTCTTTCGGCTGGTTTACCTTTATCGAGGATATCGTTAAGTTACTCTTTAACCTATATATTTAAGTATATGCTATAAAACCTAATTTGTCAAGTCCCAGTTATTATTCTATTCTTTGTAGTATTCTTCCTTTTATTTTCATACATTTTTTTATCTATATTAATAAGCAATTCTTTTGGTTTCTTTCCTCTATCTATTCCATAACTTATATTTACCTGTGCATTTGTCTTAATTCTTCGTATAACATTATTGGCACTTTTAATATTACTATGAGGTAATACAATAACAAATTCGTCTCCACTCGGTCTGTAGGCTCTGTCAGTTTCTCTAATAGCTTTTTTAATTATATTTGCAAATTTCTTTAAAACTCTATCTCCTTCCAAATGTCCTTTGGTGTCGTTTATTTCTTTAAATCCATCTATATCTATTAAAATCATCATAAATATATGTCTATATCTCTTATAATCATAGCATAACCTATTCAAATCTCTCTTTAATTTTCTTCTATTAAAAAGATTGGTTAAGTCATCATACCAACTAAATTTTTTATATCTTTTTAGTTTGGTTTCTAATTTCTTTAATTTTCGCTGAAGTTCTCTTTTAGTCATTTTACTTCCTTAAGATAGGTCATCTTCTTTACGCATCCCAATGGTATTAGAATGGGCTCATCTTCAGGATGTCCTTCTATCCTTTTAAGAGCAACCTTTTCCTTGTCTTTAAACCACAAATAACCGACTATCTTTACTTCTGGCAATTCCAATTCTTCTGGTTTCCAAATTCCTTTCTCATAAGAAATTATATCTACGCAAGTTAGTTCTACCTTCCTATACTCTTTCTTTCTCATTTTCACCTTCCTCATATTTCCATAAATTTGTTAATCAGCTAGCAAATTAAAAGAATTAATAATACCGCCAATAGTAGCATTTTATTTTCCTTTTTTAATACTGAAAATCTTTTTGCAACTCATACAAAGACCTACTCGTTGTTCCTGACTATTTGAAAATTTAATGACTACTTTCTGTATATTCTTACTCTTGCAATATGGACAATATTTATTTTTCATTACATCTCCTTTATTTATCTGGCTTATATTCCTCTTTTTCCCGACAAATCAAGTAAGCAACTGTAAGCAGGAAAATAATCACTCCTATTCCTATCTTAAGTAAAAACATTTTTAGCTCCTCTATTTATACTAAAGATGAAAGAAGTTGATGCAAAATCTCTGTTAAAATATAGCCTATCCGCAGAATCAGCAGACCAAAAACTATTGCAAGGCTAACAATCGCTATGGTAAGCACATTTTTATATGTCATTTTATCCTCCTCATTCATAGTTCTGCTATTTTATAGTCTTGAACACAATTTACTCTCGCCCATTGCTCGGCGCTATGCTCGCTTCCAAAGAAGATAACATCCCCCTCTTCATTTCTGCCTAGGCTACAATTATTATAAGTATTTTTAATATACTCAATTACGATAAACATTATTCCCTCACTCTCCATTTTAAGAAGCCATATTGCCTAAAATCAGCACTATCATCTTCTCTGTCTTGCTCTATTAGCTTTTGCAATTCTTCTCGTTCTTTTTCTTTCTCTAAATAATTCATTTTATTCTACTTAATGTTAGTTCGTGAATATCTTTAATAAACTCTTTAGTTTGATATGCTACATAATTTCGTTCATCCCATAAGCCAAGTAAAAAATATTTCAAATAATAAATCAATTTCATTATCTTCTCCTTTATTTAATCAATGTTGTTATTTCTTCTTCTCCAACAATCTCAGTCTCCGTCTCTTTACTACAGACTTCTTTCTCTTGCTTCGACTTCTTCTGCCAGCGGAGGTTTTCCGTCTGTTTTTCTTAACTCCTTTTAATTGCTTTCGACCTGCCATTGATTTTCTCCTCCATAGTAGGCTGTCCTGCTCTTTTGATAGCTCTACCACTTTTCTAATTTATATAGTTTCTTGACAGGCAAACAAGATAGCCTATTTTATTTTTTCCCAAGATTCAATATCTCCTTTTACTACTTTGAATAAAGGATGAGGTTCTATTTTCTTTACATCACAAACAATACCCCATTTTAAATTATATTTTGAAATATATTTTTTGTTTTTAATGTATTGTTTTTTATTTCTTTCAAATAATTTATTTTGTAAATGTTTAAATTCATACTCTAATTGTCCTGTTGTTACTGTTAATTCTTCTACTGCATAAACATCTTTTATTTTATTTATATCGAAATTATATTTTCTTTTGACACTTTCTTCCCAAATCTTTCTTAAATAATAGTTTATAGTTCTAATAGAATTTTTACATTGTTTAAAACGCAAAAGTTGTGGATGATTGTAATAAGGAGTTTTTATTTTAGTTGTGCCTTTACAATTTCGACACTTGACATATCCCCATCTATGTTTACCAACAGGAGATACATCTATAAATTTTCTTACTACTCCGTTGATACAAGAACAAAGTTTATATTCTCCCTGTATCAATACTTTTTGGGCTAATAATCCCTCTCTCCAAACGGCTAAAAGTCCTTGTCTGTCAAGATAGTGTGGATGAATTGACCATAGTCTCATTTCATTCTCTCCTTAATCTCTAAAAATTACTTTAACCCCATCCTCATAATAAGCCTCATCAATATGATCTGGACAGTAATCAAACTCTATTCCATAATCATTGTAAGCCCAAAAATGTTTAAGACACTTTGGACATCTTCCTCTTGCTATCCAGAATTTTACCAAGAGGGTTTTAATTAAGTCATAACAGATATTTAAAAACCAAATTGCCACAAATATAGTATAAGCTAATAAAAATTTATTCATTTTTTCTTATTCCTCCTAATCCTCATCATATATAAACCCGCACTCGCTACAAATAATCTCATAACTGTCCCCACCACTGTGCATAACTATATCTCCACCGCAGACTATGCAAGGTCTCTTCCTGTTGGTATATTCCAGCCTTTCTTCCGAAGACAAATTCCGAAATCTCTCCTCGCCATCCAGAAACTGCAATCCTCTAAGGGCATTTTTTATATTGGCAAGCTCAGTTTCCAAAGTTCGCAATTCTTGGTCTGTTAAGTAGTAATACATTTTATTTCTCCTCGTTTGTTTCTGCAAAGGCTTTATAAAGTCTTCCTTCTTTAGGTAATTGAGTCCAATCTTTTTTAATATTTAATAATAATTCTTTACACTTATTATCACAATGTAGGGTTTCGGTTATTCCCTTAATACCAAAACAATTGACTCTTTCTTTTGGGTCTAAGGGTAAAATATATTTTCCACAAATATCACAAATAGCTCCACTACTTGTTATCATTTTAATTCCTCTCCTTTTCTCCATTTTGAAAATCATTAACTCTACCAAGTTTTATCTGCTCTTCAGTAAGTTCTATCAATTTTATATTCTGCCCAACTGCATACTTTCTATGGCATTTAGGACATTCAAAGTAATAGAAAAAATCTCCATCAAAATGGTCGTGATAACCACATTTACAGTGCAAATCTACACAGACATCTGTTCCCTTCCATTGTATCCAACCATAAGCATTTCCTTCGGGATTATCTTGAGAATAAACCCCCTTATAAAATTGGGAATAATTATTTTTCATCTTAATACTCCTCTCCATCGATTAATGTAATGGTATCTATCTCTACTGTTGGCGATAAACTTTGTAATAGCATACCAGCATTATCAATTAAAAATCCTTTTATCCCCTTGCCAGTAACGCCCTTCCTCACTCCGAGCCGACAGTTCATACTGCGCCGAGTCCCGTCCCTCTTGATGAAGACGATGTTCATTATCCTGCCATTGGAGTCCTGGATTTTCTTCAGCATTTCGGATTGGGTCATTTTAGTTTCCTTTCTTTTGCAATTTTATAATGGGGACAATTTTTCCATTCACTTTCATTAAGACATTCAAAGACATCTTGCTTGCGCCCACAAAGTTCACAAAATTGCACTCGTCTTGTTTTTCCAAATGGGTCAATATGATTAAAGAAAGTATAATCTACAGCCCCTCCAAAATCTTTATAATTCAGAGGCTCATTAAATCGTTTATCAATTTTATCGGGATTAGAAACATAGGGACACTTCATCTAATTCTCCTTTCCAAGTTCCATCATAAGTATACCACAAAAACTGTTTCTTGTCAAGTAATTTTTTAAAAATTATCTATTTCATAGACATATCGAGTTACTTTCCTTAGCCATTTCTCTCTATCTTTACTTGGCAAAGTGCGATTACAATGATTACATAAAATACCAAAGTTACAAGTTCTCCAAATTTTCATATTTTCTAATGTATAAGGATGAGTTTGTAACCAAGAAACTGGGGTTGTTTTTATTTTTTCTGACAGTTTTTTATGGTCAAAATATACTCCATTATTGCTTCTTGAAAAATAATTGAGTTGCTTGCCACAAATTTCACATCTTGGATTGGATTTTAAATAAGGAAGCCAAGTTAATTTTACTTTTCTAAAATGAATTTTTCTTTCTCTTAAGAGTTTATCTTTATTAGCTTCATAGTATTTCCTTCTTCTGTGTCTTATTTTTATCTTATTTTTTTGACGATATTTTTTCAGATAACATTTCAGATAATGTAAACGCTTTTGATGATACTTTTGAAAACATTTTTTACATTTATTACGCAATTTATTTTCTTCATTACCCCGTTTATAAAATTCCATTAAGGACTTCCATTTGTTGCAAACATTACATTTTTTTAAGTCCGTTTTCATTTTCATCTTCCTTGATTTAACCCCAGATTTTTCTAAATCACATTTTCAACTTTTTTCACTTTTCACAATATCAGTTAAGTAACCCTATCTTTTCGCTATCATAACCTCGTTCGTACTAAGAAGTTATATCCATTTACCACATAATGTAGTATTACTACAAAATATAGATTTATTATAACCTGAAGCAAGTCCATCTCACAAAATTGCTGATTTTTCTCCTACATCCTCCTATCATAAAAAGAGTTACGCCAATCTTCAACAACCTGTAGTAGAAAAGGTACTATTGTTATATATTATATATGCTCTGTATAGTAACTGGTATAATAGTATCGGTTAGGCATTATTCTTTTCAAGTTTCTTGTACGCCTTTTCTGCCCGTTCAGCGTAAGCAAGCCAGTAATCCCTTTTCTTGGTATCCCCTGCTTTCTCATACTGTTCGGCTTTCTTAAGAGCCAAATTTACTAGGGTCATATTATAAGACATTTTATAATCTTCCTTTCTATTTCATCTTTTTTATTTATTCTATCCAATGTTCTTGACAAACTTTTGAAATAAATTTTATATTTCTTTGTCTTGCTTTTTGCATTATTTGTTTTTTATTTTTCCTATTTAATTTTTTTCTCCATCATTTTAAATATATTCATTATGATAACTTAATTCTCTGACACAATTTTCATAAGTTCCAGTGTAAATACAACGACTAAAGATATAAGCGGAATAAGTCCCATCATTATTTTTAATAATCCTAACTGCTCGCATTTATTTTCCCTCTTTTCCATAATACCCTTTATCTTTTTCTGGTCTCAAAGTGTTTTTTAATTTAATTACTTTCAAGGAAGAATAACTTGCTCCACATTGGCAACCTTTACCATCAGGAAACTTTAGAGCACCACAATAACGACATTTATATCCTAACATTTTAATTCCTTTTCAGTTTAGCATATTTATCTTTTTTAATAAATGTTCCCTCAAGTAAGTCTAAAGGATATTCACAATTATTGTATCTTTCAAGAGTACCATTTTCAGCATCGGTAATTAGTAAAATATCCGCAATGGCTTTATACTTCCTTATCTTGACATTGACAGCGTGGACATTGGCCCCGCTTAAGTGATCAAAGCCATTTTTGTAGTACTCAAGGGTTTCAATCTTGCTCCTTAGTTCTTTGGAAACTCGACTTGTCATTTCATTTTCTCCTTCTCTTTAGTTTCTTTTTCTTTTTTGGTCTAGTCCTTTTCTTAAGTTGTTTCTCAAAATACTCCCTGTCCTCTTTCTTTTGTATATCTAACCACTTTAAATACTTCTGAGCTTGTCTAAGAGCCTTCTTCTGTCTCTCATTCCCTCTTTCTTCAAACTGTCGGCTCAGTTCTAAATCTTTGGCTATATGTAGCCAGAAAGTAAGATTAAATTTTTGTGCTATCTTCGGCTTCTTCATTTTATTTGTCCCATATAAGATACAATATCCTAAGCATTTTTTCTCTCAATTTCGGTACAGTGCTATAAGCTCTTTTAATCACATCTTCCGTTCCCTCAAGCCCATTATGCTCTATGCACTTCTTAATTTCGTTATACATCTGTGCTTCTGTCAAAATTTTGATTGCTTCTTCTGGGGTATATTCTTCTTTTCTCTTATCAATAAAGGGATAATTCTCTCCCATTGCATCGTATTGCCTGTCGCTATCGAATGTCATTTTATCTCCTTTATTTTAGTTACTAGCACTTCTTTAAGATTGACTTGTTCAATACAGTTCTTATTTTTACATATCAAGAAAACTCTATCAGTGGAATTTTTCATAGAGCATAGATAATAACTCTTTAATACTTTATTTCCACAAATATAACAGTACCAATCTTTTTTCATCTTACTACTCTCTACTTTTATTTTTAGATTTTCTAACGATAACGCTTGCTACTAAAAGAGGGATTAGCAAAACCAATAAGGTCAAGAGTACTATGGTTACAAATTCGTTCATTTTATTTATCCTTTCTATTTAGGATTGTTTTTTATTTTTAATAATCATCACTTGTATCTCTGTTATTACAACTTATTCTAAATCTTTTTATCCCACGAGGTTTAAACAGAGGTTTAAAAGGTAAAGCCGTTCTATTTTTATATCCTTCAAACTTAGCTTGACATTCCATACAATAACCATAATCCTTACCATTAAAAGAAGCATTACAACCACTGCATATATATCTTCCACAGTTTATACATTTTCCTTCTTTTCGGCAAAGATTTCTATGATAGACATATTTACCAAAAATCCTTTTTTCTACAAACTCAAGAAAACTACGTAATAATTTCATCTTATCCTCCTGTATATTTATCCTTTATACTTTGTTCGTCTCCGATACTTCTTGTTTCTATCTTTCTATTGCAAGTTTTACAAAAGCCAGCATAAACTCTTTTAGTTTCATCATATTGCAATTCTATAATCTCACCACATTTTGAACATTTAAAGACTTTATAAAGTATCATCATTTTTTCCTTTCAAAAGTAAGTAGCGGTTTAACCCTATATCCACCGCAAAGGTTTCGGGAAGCAGGAGGCGACCTGCAATATCTTTAATTATTTTTTTATTACTGTATATCTACATATGCTTCAAAAAGTATCTCGCACATAGAGTCCCAAAATTCTTTAGTTATTGCTAAGCCTGTTGCTCCACCTTCTATAAAATTTTCTTTTTTCCATTTAGCCAGGATTTTCCGTTCTTCAGAGTTAATATGTTCTATCTTAATTTTTTGTTCGTTGACCATTACATATTGAATATAAGGTATTAACCTTAACTCTATTTGAGATATTTCTCTGCCGATCATTTTCTTAGCAATTTCATTTACCCTTTTAGTTAAAACTCCTCTGCCTTTCATTTTTCTATCCTCCATTTTAACTCGCCTTAATTACGATATACTCCCCATCTTCTTCCTGTGTAATAGTTTTATACTGTCCTTTTAAACTCTTTAATATCTTTTTAATCGCTTTAATGTCATTCATTTTTTTGCCTTTTATAAGCATGTGCCCAGCTTCATCTTGTCTTTTTATACTCGCAGGTAATCTCCATTCTGCCCCAACTTTTATTTTACAAGTAAACATTTTAAACCACCAACAATTTTTTTGCTTCTACTAAACAATCTTTATAAGAATCAATATGCCCACAAAGATTTTTCCAAGTATCTACAACGAACCATTCCCCATCTTCGCAAAAGCGATAAGGTTTTGCTTTTCCTCTAGGACCCCCACATATAGGACAATTATCGGATATTTCAACTGTCTTAGGATAATAAGTCCATCCATCCCCACCAAACCAGTTATTCCTATACATTACAGTTACTCGCATCTTAACACCCCCATTATTTTTTAAAAAAGTCAATAAGTATAACCTTACCCCATAAGTATACCACATAAAATCCGATTTGTCAAGTGCCTATTTTAAGATTTTTTAACCACCACGTATTTCAAGTTTAAGTGTCAAGTAGAAAAGCCCTCATATTTCACTTACAAGCGATTATTCTATTTCGGCATAGCCAACCACCAAATAAGCCAATTCGTTAAAATTTGCCCTGCTTTTGTGTGCTTTTAAGCCATTTAGGCTTAATATACTGATGCCCGACCTGTTTCATTTCTTCATAGGTCAAAATATCATTTTTAACAGTATTGCATTTATAACAAGCCAGAGCTAAATTCTCTATTACATAGCCTTTTGTAGCATCTTTTTTATCTATTTCTATTCGCCTCTTGTATTTTTTAATACTTAAATCTTCAGGCATCTCGCAATACTCGCAAATATGTTTCCTACGAGTATAAAAATTTTTAAATTCATCTAAAGTACAACAAGATTGATTTCTTTTCTTTGCTCTATTTCTTAATTGATACCATCTTCTTTGGCCACTATTATTTCTTGATAGTTGGCGACATTCCTTTGAACAATATATTTGCCAGCTTATTCCACTTGAAAATTTATTGCCACATTGTTTACAATATCCCTTATATAATTTTGTATGTCGTTCCATTATTAAGCTTTCCTTTTAGTTAAGACAAATAAATCTGCCCAGAATAAGAAGATAGAGCAAGTATGTCAATCTTTATTAAGTTTCTGGGCTTCCTTGATATAACCACAGCCAAATAAACAAACCCAGTTAAATCCATTTAAGTTATGCCTTTTGACCATAGTTTCACCACATACAGGACAAATCTCAAATTCTCCATTCAACATCTTAGCTTTCATTTTTAAATTCTCCTAAGTAATGGTTAGCAAATATCCTAGCTGTTTTATTTAGCATTGTAAAATTGCCAGTCTCTCGCCAAAGTTCCAAAGTCTCCTTTATCAAGCCTATCGCATAGAAGTATCTAAAATCTCTGCAATCCTTGTTTATAGCTTCTGCTAACTTTCTTACTGTCATCATTTTTCTATCCCCTTCTCTTCTAAATCCCAGCCATCTAAAAAGTTCCTGAAGTATATCCTTCTTGGATTAGCTCTTTCAATTTATCAAAGTAATCTAATAACTCTCTTTTATCCTTAGCATATATAGTTAAAGTTATCATTTTATATCACCACATTTTCTTGTTTTATTTAGGCTCAAAGTAATGTGGAGTCCCACTTCTATAAGGATAGATCGTAAAAGTCCCATCATCCCATATTCTTAAACAGTGTTTGCCTGAATTATCTTTTTTTACCTTTAAGACTAAATCGTCTATCCCTTTAAAAAATGGCTCTCTGATACATTTTAGGTAAAGAGACTTTTCAGTATCGGTTATTATTTTCCAATCCCCTCCATCGTATTCTGTACCACCTCCAGAGACATATAAGCACTTCAAAATATCGTTTTTCATTTTATATCGTTACCTTTTCTTTTCTAATCCTGTTAAACAATTCTTCAATAGATATTCTTTTTCTGTTCGTAACATAAGGAATATATTTATCATAGGCAAAGACAATACTATCAAAGTATTTTAAAAGTCCAGCATCATCCCTTGTCTTTGAGTAAGTAGCAAAGTATTTATAAGGTATATTATTATCATATAAAAGTCTTAAAATCTTATTATATGCTAATATATCAAGCGTGCCTCTAAAAGTTATCTTATGTAAGTGTTTCATTTTATTTTTTCCTAAATTTATGAAGATAAGTATCTCCATTTGTATATGTTATTTCACAATTCTCTTTGCGGTCTAAATGACCTCTGCGGTGTCTTGCTATGCCTAAATAGTGGAAAGCCTTTTTGCAAGTGTGGCAATAGCAATTTTTTAAGTTTGTAACTCTCATTTTAAATCTACCTTTTTTAAAAAGTCAATAAGTAAATCCAATCTCTATAAGTATACCATAAAAAGCCCGAAAAGTCAAGAGCAAATTTTAAAATAGCCGATTGAGCCGAAAAAAGCAAAGCCCAGAGTAAAAAATAATCAAAAAAAGCGGATGAACAATCCAAACCTAATCAAAAAACCGATAACAATATCCGATGCCCCAAATCCCCGCAAGTGCCAAACGGCCCCAAAGTATCCAGTCAAACTTTTCCGCAACCGTAAGCAGTCAATAAAGTTAAGTAGGATACCCAAGCCCAAAGTGTAACAAGTGTGTAAGAGTACGAGAAGCGTCTGTCCAGCAATCTCACTCCCTATATATCATACAAGGCCGTCGTCGGAGAAAGTGCTTTTATAACTAAAGACATTCTATTTTTTTAGTCTAATCGCTATATCAAATCCAGCAATTAAGATAGCTCCAAATAAGCCACCCCATAAATTAAGTCCTATTGCAAGACCATATAAATAAATTGTTAAACAAAATGTTATTAAAATGATATTTCCTAAGTGTACCATCTTTTTCCCACCTCCCCAAAGTGCAACAGTTATTGTTAAGTGTAGACAGTTTCTACGCTTTTTTTTAAGTCTACTCCGCCGATCCGTAAGTGTCCAAGTCTCCAGTCTCAATGTACCTTTTTAGCTGGGCCTGCGTTTCCCTCTTCGTCTTATACAGTGCTGATATAATGTTAGGATATTTCCGCCCAGCAAAGTAAACGGCAAAGTTCCAGCCCTTTTTATCGCCCAAAGTTCCCCTGGCCACTTCTGTTTTGGTAATCATTTATAACACCTCCTCAAAATTTTTTGTAAGTATAGAGAGTTTTTAAGTTCTTTTTGCTGGAATTATAAGCGAATATAAGATATTTCCTAATCGTGCCTGTAAGTTATACCAGCCTATTAAGCGATAGTAAGCAAAAACTCTTTTGTCTCGCCTATTCTCATAGTGCCTTTTAGAAAGTTTAGGCCATCTCATTTTTCGCACCTCCTCGCTTCAAAGTTTACCTCGTTTTATAGTTTTACTCTATTCTGTAGCAAGTTTAGCAAGTCAAGTTAAAAGTCCATTTTTGTCAAGTTTTCGCCTTAGCAAGCCTTAATAAGTCCTCGTCCTTTAGCCTCTGCACCTGCCCTGTCTTTTTGCAAGTTATAAGGGGTAAGCCATCCCTAAAGCCAGTCAAGATCCAGTCTCGCCTTTTAAGTTTAAATTTTAAGCCAATTTTTATAGTCATTTTATTTTCCTAACACCTTTTTTAACTTGTTACTTCTTTTGAGAAGATATTTAATATAATTAGCTACTTCATTGTCTATAACAAATTTCCCCTTTCTCAAGTGTAAAAGTGATTTATCTCTATCATAATAACTTATTATAGTTTTCATTTTAAAGTTTCACCTCCTCAAGTTTTAAGCTCTTGACAAGCCCTGCAAAGTCCCTGCTTCGCCTCCTTATCGTCTAAAGCATAACCGCACCGCTTGCAAGTCCCGAAGCCCTTATAAACCCGAATTTTGCTCGCCAGTTTGGTCTTTCGCCCCGTAAGGTATATTCTGCCTTTCATTTTAAGCCCCCTTTGTTTCTCTCGCTATATCTTTACATAATTCTATAAGTCTTTCCCTAGCCTGTTTTTCTTCTTCGGATAAATCATTATCTAAATTGTCATAGCAATCCTGTAAATCTCTTGCAGTATTTCTAAATCTGCAATAACTCATATTGCCCATTTTAGCACCTCCTTTGTATCAAACTATTTTTAGTCTGTCTCTTTCTTGTCTTGCAAATATCTTGCTACCTCCTCAAGTGCAAACCAAGCCAAAGCATTTTTAAAAGTGTTGTCGTTAACGATACTATCTCTGCAACCAAAGGAAGCTATCATCTCAATAACTGTCTGGCCTAACTGCTCCGCTGTCTCGTTTAACTGTTTCCATATTTCTGAGGCATACTCATTGTAAAACTCGCAAGTGTCTTTGTAATAGGTAAATCCCGCATACCCATCATTTGCATTTCTAACACCGAGTAAATCTTCTTCTGTCATTCCAGAATGTTTTTTTACTGCCTTGATAAGCTCTTCCATTTTTTATCGCCTCCTTTATTATTTAATTTTGTTAAGCAATCTAATCTTTAATCGTTCCGCTATTGCATAAGACAGAAGTCTCAAGCCCCGCTCCCCGTCTATCGTCTCCAGTATGCGATAAATCCAAGTGTAAATAGTAGTCATTTTAAAATCCTTTCTCTAATAAGTAACATTAGGATATATCTTTTTAGGCTGTAAGGTTACAATATAAAAATTACCCTCTTTTTTTGTAGTGGTATGCTTAAATCTTTTTTGTAGCAATCTGGCCTGACACTTATCCGAAGTTATAACACAGGGGTATTTTTGATAAGCCTTAAAATAACGAGGTTTAACCCCTTTAGCGTATCTCTTGTTATACTCTCGTTCCTCTTGTCTGTCTATAGAAAACATTTTAAATCGCCTCCCTTAAAATATACAAAGAACCACAACCACAATCAAAACCAGATAACCTATAAACCCCAGAACCAGTATGTCTGACTGGCCTTTGCTTCCTCTCACCCTTGCCTGTCCTCTTAGCGTTCTCATCGTCTTTTTCTCCTTCCACTCTATAGCTTATCACAAAATACCGAAATGTCAAGGGGTAAAATAAAAAAACTTTGAATACCCTTACAGATAGCAGACTATTATAACATACAGAGAAAAACGGGATACTCTTGCCCGTAGCATATAATTATAATAAAACAGGGGGGATAAATGGGATAAAAATAACGGGTATAAATACAGAGCAACATAACAGATATAGAGAGGCAGAGCCGTCCCGTCGCTGTTCGTCGGGTGTCGTCGGAGGCTGTGATTGAGGAGACGAGTATAATAAAATGACACAACTTATTTATTGAACGGGATTTATAAATGATTTCCGAAAATTATGATGATATTGTTGGTCGGTGGGTACCTATATGTGTATATTCTTACACTTTTCGGTGTGATTGTACTTATCTCTTTATCTTTATTGGGGTTACAATAATTCTTGCCTTAGCTCATTCTATACTGTTTTTCAAAGGTTTGATTTAGTCCAGATTTGCTATATCCTGTAGTAAAATTTTGTGGTCAGATTAGGCTTGCTATATTGTATAGTAACTTATTACCTAACATTAACACCTTTATCTCACTATTTGTTTGGTAATTCTATTCTCACATATCTTTGAATTGTATGTATCTATACAGATTTATGTATAGTTTTATACAGTTTACTGTAGGTTTACATACAACTTATAAGTAGTAATTGATAGTTCCAAATTTTTGTAGTGGTTGGGGTGATACCTTAATTTTCTGCGAAAAAATCAGAAAAGTTCCAAAATTTGGATGCCTGTCGCATATTATTATAACTTTTTGCGACAAATTCAGAGAGAAATACTATTTTAGTAGTTATTAGTAATTAGTAGTATTTGGGCTATTAGATGCAAACAAAATAGTTATAACTCTTTCAATGCCAATATGTTAAATTTTACTTGCCTTATGGTTTTGTAAGTAGAGGGCTATTTAGAGAAATTATTTTAAAATTTTACTTATAATTTTTGGACTTTTTACGTATAATAGTAGTGAGGGGTAGTTTGTCCCCTAATATCTTTTTGGTCTTAATTTTACAATTTTAGGAGTGAATTTGGCCTTTCCTTTCTTTAATAGGCATAAGCGAGAAAAAGATAAGCTTATTGCAGAGATACAAGATCTACAGAAAAAAGTGGTCCAAGAGCCCAAAGTAGACCCAGCATCATATATTCACGATTATAGCGAAAGCGATTCAACCAAAGGTAGGGACACCCGTGTTAGTTACTCAATGCTGGAGCAGATATACAAGAAAGAATCTTGGGTTCGGGCAGCCGTCGATGTTATAGTTAGAACCGCCACCTCAAACGGGTGGCGTTTGGTTTCTATAGAGGGTGCGATTGATTCAAAAGAAGCTGTATTGAGCAAGAAGTTATCTTCAAACTCACAGATAGGAGCTTTAAAGGACTTATTAGAAGAACCCAATGCAGATGATACATTTTCAGATATAGTTGCTGAAATTATTACAGATTTGCATATTTATGGCGATGCCTATATTGAGGTTGTGAGAGATAGGGTTACTGATTTACCAGTAGCCCTTTATAATGTATATTGTCCCTCAATGAGAATAAAAGTTGATGAGCATGGGAAAATATTGGGTTATGTTCAAGTTTTTGACTGGCAGGTAGTTGCCGAATTCGACCTTAATCAGATTATTCACTTTAGGTTAATTAATCCTGGTTCAGAGGTCTATGGTTTATCTCCCTTAGAAAGTTTAATCATACCTATTGAAACTGACCTTTATGCTCAAGCTTATAATAAAGACTTTTTCAAAAATGATGCAACACCAAGACTTCATGTTGATTTAGGTAATTGTACCTTACCACAGCTGAAGAGAATGAGGGAATATTGGCGAACTGTTTACAAGGGTAGTGGCAAATCCCATAAGACAATTATAACAGAAGGCGGGGCAAAGATAACTCCAATCGGAACTCCTCCAAAGGATATGGAGTTTTTGAATCAGCGGAAGTTTAACCGAGATGAGATTTTGGCTGTTCTTGGTGTTCCTCCGATTATGGTTGGAATTGTTGAATCGAGCAATAGAGCCAATAGTAAGGAACAGGCAAACGCTTTTAAAACAGAGAAGATTATTCCACTCCAAAAAATGATAGCAGCCAAATTAAATAAGTCATTAATTTCGGAGTTTACAGATAAATATACTTTTAAATTTGCTGAATTGGATTTACGAGATGCTTTGGATGCAGCAAAGATAGACCAGATTGATTTGGAGGCTGGAATTCGTGATATCGAGGAAGTTCGCAGAGACAGGGGATTACCATCCAAGAAAAAGCGTTCAATTGAGCAAGAAGAAATTGAAGAACCACAGGAAAAGCCAAAAAAGAAACAGAGAAAAAAAGAGACCAAAAGAGATAAGAGATCGAAAAGAATTATCAAATTTTTGAAAGAAGATAAGGAAAGGGAATGAGACGAATAGGGGATGGGTCCAAAGTAGCCAAAAAAGATGACCTAACCCAGGGCTAATATAGAGGATATCCTCTTATTCGTCCTCCTAACATTTTTAAAAATATGAAAGAAAGTACCAAAAAAGATTTAATAGTTAATCCCAGAAAGGTAACTCCTGATATGAAACCTATTAAATTATCGGAAGTAATTTCAGTTATGGATTCTTTTGTAATAAAAAATCCCTTTCTATTTTTGACAGGAGGGATAGTTAATAGGAAGAAAACAAAGGGTGATTTTGATATTTTATACCGAGCTGAGTATCTACCAGATAGGATGCTTCGAGAGTTGGAAGAAAAATTAATGCAGGGACTCGATGACAATTTAAAAAGTCGTAGCCATTTTATGATGGATGCCTATCGAGGACCTTTTACCTCAAATGTTCCACTGGGAAAATTACAGATGACTGTTATGGAAGAAAAATCAGAGGAAAAATCTTATATTCCAGTTGGCTCATCTGGCGTGGAAATTGGCGAGGATATTTGTTTGGATGATATTCTGAAAGGTTTATCTTCTGTTGTGTTTGAGGAAAAGTTTCTGTGGTTAGTTGGCGAACTACCAGCAAAAGGTGAAACTAAGAGATATATTGATTTCGTTTTTAGCTATCCAAAACTTCCGCCATCTATTTCAGTCGCTATCAAGTTTAGAATATGGAGAGCACTTCCTAAAGAATACTGGCATCGAATCAGGTATCGGTTTGATGCTAATTTTAAGCCATCCGATACAGATATTTGTCTTGGTAAATTGGAATTTATTTTAAATCCAGAATTTAATATAGTAGAGATGAGCCTGAAAAATTTAACTACTAAACAAAGAGCAGCATCCCCAGAAATAAAAGCTCAGGCAAAAGCCTCGGCAGAAGAAGATAAAGTCAAGTTATTCAGATTTTATTTACCACTTAAACCGATAAGAGGATATTTTCCAAGAGAAAGACAAACTATAGATTTATTTGTATCAATTGTAGCAAATGAAAGTAAGGGGCCTTGGTATTCCACAAAAAAATATGATGGATTGAATTTGGAGTTTCACTATGATAAAGGTAAAGCAAAAATTATTAGTGAAGATGGTGAGGATAATACTGACAGATTTCCAGAGTTGGTTGAGGAGCTAAAGAAACTCGATTCCGATAATTTTTCGTTTGTAGCAGAGGTTGAGTTGTGGAAAACTGTAGATGGAGGATTAAAACATCAACCGAGAGAAGCTGTTATAGGGCGAGTTCACAGAAAAGGAGAACCAGACGAAACTGGTTTAGTTGCAAATGTTTATGACATAACTTATCTGAATGGTAAGGATATTCATAATGAGTCATTTGAAAAAAGGTTGGAGGCATTAAAAACTTTGAAATTTCCCCAAGCAACTTGGAGAAAACCAAATTTAAAATATAAATTGAATAGAGTACCAGCAGTTTTAAGTAAGACAGTAGAAGACATCAGAAAGCACACACAATTTCTTAGAAAACTTGATGGCTCAGAAGGAAATGTAATTAAACTCTCAACTGCTAAATATAGATTAGATGGGAAAAGAAGTAATCAGTGGAAATTTCACAATTCTGGAGTTGCGAATGTAATTGTCATAGAAGCCATAGAAACAAAAGTGAAAAATATATGGAATTATCTTTTTGGACTTGACCCGCAGGGTAAGAAAGTTACAGAAAAACTTATAGTAGAAATCGGTGGGAAAAAATATCTCAAAGTCGGGAAAACATTTTCCTCCGCACGACCGATGAAAAAGGGCGATGTATTTTTGCTGGAATATGAGACACTTAATTTGGAACGAGATGAAAAAACTGATGAGATAAAGGTAACAGCTTGGTCTCCGAGAGAACTCGGAAAAACCGATAAAGAAGTTGATACGATAGATAGTGCTGTGAGGAAAGCGAAAGCAGGATTAGTATTTCAGGAAAAAATAATTCCAATGGAAGGCGAAACTATTTACAAAGTTTATTTACAAAAAATTATAGATATTAGAACCTATGACCCGACTAAATTGGGGGATGCAGTACTTCGTGATGATTGGCGATTGGGTTGTGCCTATGCTTCTTGGAAAATGAGGAATAATCAGTGGAAAGACTAATATGAAATTAAGTGAAGTTTCAAAAAAAGAATTATTAGTATTAGGGCGGAAGATACTAAAAGAATTACTTAAAAGAAAAAGAAAAAATCCTTCTGTCTTTACAGCAAAACCGAAGAAAATGAAAAAACTTTCTAGAAAGTACTATAATGAGATAATGAAGAAATATTTTTCAGAAAGGGAAAGAAAATTTTTGGAAACTACACCAGAGGAATTAGCAGAAGCCAAAAAAAGACTTGAGAAGCAAGTTTTACTATACAAGGAAGTTCCAGCCGAGGATAAAGGTCCATATAAATATATATGCCATCATCATTGGCGAGGCAAGAGCTGTCATACCGATTTGCGTATAATAGCGAAGCGTGGCGAATATGCAATTGGTTGGACGATAGATGATTTGATAAAGGGCGTTATTAAAGAGCCAGTAGTGACTATGAAAGAGGCAAGGCGAATCGAAAAAGAAGGTAAAGCATTTAAAATAGATTGGAAAACTGGAAAATTTGCAATGCGGAGAACTGCTGCTGGACAGATAAAGCCGACTGAATTAAGGGCACACGAAAAAGCAAGAATACCAATTGAGTGGATGGAGGTTCAAGGAGTCGCACCGAAAGGAACGGTAGGAGCCACTAAGGAATATCCAGCGGTATTTTTAATCGTAGATAAGGGCAAGGCACAGTATCTTTGCCAGAAAAGTTATTATCACGAATACTGGATGGATGGAAAACTAAAAGGCAGATTAGTATTTCGCAGATTAGAGCAGAAGGCTTTTGAAAGTTTAGTAAAGAGAGGAATTTTACCAGAATATGTTTTAAACAGTTTTAATGCTTCATTGGCTTATGTAAATGAGGAGCTCAATCCAACTGAAATTAATTGGGTTCCATTGACCAAAAATGGTTGCGTAGTGTTTAGAAAATCCGAACTTCAAAAAATTATTTTGCCCCCATCAAAAATTCCAGAAGGAAAACCAAAACTGGGTGTATTCTGGGTTTGTATTCAACCGATTGTGCAAACCCCCTATGTTATTTCACGACGAGCAGTGAATAAAAAATGGGTTCCACCGAAAGGCTTTTCAGCACTGCCATTAGATTTGAAAAAGAATGTTCCTATTGAGTTCAAATACTGGACTAAAGAAAGCCTTGGAGAAAGAAGGAAAATTAGGGATGCCTATTTTGAATATTTGAAAAAGCAACCGAAAAAGAAATCTGTAGAGAAGAAAGTTGGAACATTTCCATTTGCATTGCATTGGCATTGGTTTCGTGGACAGATAGTCGTGAGGCGTGGACCATCGGAACAATACTGGGATGTAAGAATAGATAATGGAGAAATGCCTTTTCCACATTTTCAATGCACAGAAAACCCATCAGTAATTGATAAGACAACCTGTATATATAAGCCTTGTAAAGTGAGGGAAGCACTTGAATGGGATGGTTCACTGGCTCCTGCTGGAGTAATAGATGAACTTATTGAAGTAACCGTAGTGGAAAAAGTGGATGAAACATCTCAAGGGCAAATTTATACTGTTAAAGACAAAAAGGGTGAGAGATATACTTCCAAACCAGTTCTATTTCCACGATTGAAAAAAGATGATAAAGTTTGGATGGACCATCTGGAAAGATTGTGGACCATTGTTAATGCTGATGCTAATCCTACAAAAAATACGCCCGCTTATTCGGTTTTGACAGATGATGGTAAAGCGGAAGTTTTGGAGGATTCGGATTTATTTAAGAAAGTCAGATTTAAAGGAAAAAATCTTAAAGGATTATATATATTTGTGAGAGAAGATCCGAAAACAGATATTTGGACTATGGAAAAGAGTGAGTTACCGAAAGAGGAGGAAACGAAATGAACAATTTATTTGATAATTTACAGTTTAAGGTTTACACAGATATTCTGAAGAAATCTAAAAAGGATGGCAAACGTCTTATCAGAGGGTATGCTTCTACTGCTGCCCTCGATAGGCAGAATGAAGTTATCACTATAGAAGCGTTACGACAGGCTGCTGACCACTTGCTTGAAAACCATACTGTTTTCTACGAACATGAGCATCAAAAATTTCCCGTCGGAAAAGTCATTGAAACAGGAATCGATGATAAGGGTTTGAAAGTTGTTGTTGAGATTTCCCAGACAGCCGACCAACTGTGGACACTGATAGAAGAGGACATCCTTGATAGTTTCAGCATCGGTGGTAGAGTGATAGCATCGGAGGAAAAAGTGGGAAAAGACGGTAAACGCTATAATGAGGTTACAGGCATAGAATTATTTGAGGTAAGTGTTGTTGGATTACCAGCTAATCCTGAAGCGAAATTTGCATTAGTAAATAAATCTTTTAACACAGCGATTACAGACGAAATCAAAAAGAGAGAGGAGGGGAAAGAAATGGCAGAAGAAAAGAAAATCGAAACTACTGATTCTGATACTACCGACATTACTGTTTCTGATGGAACTTCTGATGTTGTTGAGACTACAGAACCCAAAGCCGAGGAAAAGAAGGCTGAAGAAGTTGTGGAGGAGAAAAAAGAAGAGCCCACAAAGGTAGAAAAGAAAGAGGATAGTAGAGTAGAAGAGAAGGAGGATGCTCAGAAGAAGGATCTGGAGAAGTACGAAAAAGAGGATGAAGAAGCTGCTGAAAAAATTAAGTCCGAAGAAAAAGTTGAGGATACAAAGGCTGAAGCTGCTCCTACAACCTCAGATGACACTTCTACTATTCAAATTAATCTTTTACCAGATAAAACTGGTGAGACAGTTTCAGAAGCAAAAGAGGAAAAATCTGAACCAGTTGAAGAAAAGAAGGAAGAACCTAAAGTAGAAGAAAAAAAGGAAGAAGAGGTAAAAGACGATGATGAAGCAACCTGGGAACTTCTAATTGATGAGGTTGAAGATGCTAAACAATATCCCTATCCTTATTATCCATACCCTTATGCAAAACTAGGTGAAGAGGTAAAGGAGATTATTTTCTTATTGGATAAGCTTCTCGCAAAAGAGACCAATGAAGATGTAAAAGCGTTGTTGCAGGAGATAAAAGCAAAGGTATCGAAGTTGGTTGGACAGGAATATCCTTATCCTGAAAAATACCCATATCCTAAAAAGGAAGAAGAAGCTGGAAAACAATACCCAGCTCCTGAAGCTCCTCTAAAAGAAATTTTAGCGAGCCTTAAGGATTTAGGTAAAAAGATTGATGAGGTTCTCTCAAGACTTCCAGAGAAAGCAGTAGAGGAATCTAAAGTGGAAGAGAAAGCTCCCGAAGTTGGGCAGGGTCAAGGACAAGGTAATCCAAGACAGGGAGTTGGAGGCAGAAGTACTTGTTACTGTCTTAAATGTGATAAAGAAGTAGAGCACAAAAGAGGTACTCCTTGTATTGAACAAGTTTGTCCAGACTGTGGTGAGAAACTTTTAGCTGAGAAACCTAAAGCCAAGGAAAAGAAAGAAGAGCCGAAGATAGAAAAGAAAGTCGAAAAAACGAAAGAAAAAGTAAAAAAAGAACCACAGAGAAAAAGTTTTATAGCAGATGCTCCTTATGCTGATAAGAAAAATGATGAGGAGAAGAGAGATGTGAAAAAGACAACCGATAGAGGTTGGAACAGAATCGTATTTGGAAAATAAAAATAATATCCTAGAAAAATTGTGCTAGGTTGAATCTGTAAAGACAGGAGGTGTTTTAAGATATGTTAGACGATGCAATTAAGAAAGCTGTTGGAGTAGGATTACAAAAAGCTGATGCTGAAGACTTGCTATCATCTGAAATTGGCAACTTTTTACCTGTAGAATATGCTAAAGAGTTTATTGAATTAGTCAGGGAGAAGAATTATTGTCGTGAACTTTTCAGAACGATAACTATGCCTACAGCTAGCTTCGAGATTCCTAGAATTGATGCTGATGCTACAGTCTATTATGTTTCTGGTGAAGCAACTGCACCCGCTGCGAAATCTGATTTAACTTCAGCTTTTGCAGGGAAAGTTACATTAGCTGCTAAGAAACTAATGGCTTATACTGATATTTCCAATGAAGTAGAGGAGGATTCTAAAGTGGCTATGCTACCTCTTATTAAAGAGGCTTTTGCACAAGGCGTGGCAACTGCGGAAGAAAAAGCTATGATTCAGGGTGATACTGGATTAGGTTGGGCGAACGCTCAGGATGCTAGAAAAGCATTTGATGGTGTTCTAAAACTTGGTGCTGGGAAAACTGTGGATTACGCTACTTCTCTATTAGCTACTATCGAGGCTGCTAGAATAGCTATGGGTAAATATGGTCGTGGTGTGGATAAACTAATACTTTTAGTTAGTCCTTACACTGCTTCTAAACTACGCCAAGAAACTGCTGTTTTGACTGTTGAAAAATATGGTCCGAATGCTACTATTCTTAAAGGTGAATTAGGGCAATACATGGGTATTAAACTCGTGGAATCTCCTTATATTCCTGAAGAGTTGACTGCTCTCTGTATGGAGGGTGGAGCTCCCCAGGTAGCCGATAAGGGTGTTGCTGTTTTGATGAGACGTGATGCTGTTGTTATTGGTGACAGACGGAAAGTTAAGTTTGAATCCGATAAGATTATCGAAGCCGATGCTCTCAGAGTGGTAATTTCTGAAAGAATAGATTTGAAACAGACCCTTGGAGTTGGTTCTATAGTTAGAATCGACGGTCTTGAAAATAGCGTATAATAGCTATTAAATAATCTGGTAGGTTTGGGGCTTATGTAGTCCCAGACCTACTGGTTCTAAAAAAAATTCTGGAGAGAAAATGAGATATGAAGCTGTGATTAAAAATATAAAGAATATTAATACATTTGATGCTGAAATCTCATTAGGATTTGGAGTCAGAGTTAGGTCAACCCTTAGACTGAAAGATATCTCATCTCTTAAGTATAAAAATAGCAAGTTTGATGGTGCGATTGAATACCTTAATGATACTTTAGTAGATAAAAAAGTTCTGATTGATATTAAGTTGGCAAAAGAATATTCACTTGCAATAGTCTATTTGAATGGCAGGAATGTAAATCAAGAGCTTATAGATAAAGGATTGGCGAAAGTTTTTAAGAAGTAAAGGAATAAAATGTCAGAGCAAAATAATATAAACATATTAGTAGAATTGAGTAACAAGGTAGGGCAACTTGATGAGGCACTAAAGGGTTTAAAACTTCATTTTACTAATCATGTTTCACAACATAAATTTGACAAAATTATGCAGGCACTATATTTTGGTTTGACTGTGGCAATGTTTTGTCTACTTCGTTGGTGGAGATAACAAAGTGTGAAGACGCAAATCACTATAAATAAAACCATGCGGAATCTGAAAGTAAAAATATTAAAATTTAATCAGAAATAATAAGGAGGAAAAATATGGCTCGATTATACGCTTCTGTCAAAGATGGGAATCAAGTAAAATTTATACCATTGGCAGCAACAGTAGATGCCGATGGACTTGGTGTTTTAAAAGTTGATACTGAATTATCTGTAGATTCTTTATCTTTGAATATAGACAATTTAAAAATCGCTTCAACCGATGGAACTGTAGGCAATGCTAAATATATCAAAGTGGATGCTGATGGAACAGTTCATGTTACAGGAGTTTCTACAATTTCAGGAGTTGTGGATGTTGATGAAAATCCTCTGAACAAAGCCAATATTACAGCAGAATATACTTATGTAACTGCTGGAAATGGGGCTGGCAAGGTTGAAACCATTAAGGAATATGCAACTGGGGCAGCTGGTGGACAGCCTGCAAAATTATCAACCTATTCTTATAATGTAGACGATAAAGTAACACAAATTGTTGTTAGTGATACAACTGTTTAATTAAAAAATAAGGGGAAGTCAGTTTAGCCTCTATCTCTTATTACAATAAAAATTAGGAGGCAATAATAATGGACAGATTTAAACCAACTAAGTATGACAAAATTCAGGATGATGAGACAGCAGAAGCGGTAGAGCAAGCACATATCCAGAATACAGATACCAAATTAGACGAAGGTGGAGTTAATGAAGTAGCAGTCGCAGATATTAAAGATGCAGTTGATATAAAACATAGTCATGTTAATAAAGTTACTTTAGACCTTATAGAGGAAGCATTGACATCTGCTTTAAAAACAGCATATGACGATGCTGTTACAAAAGCACATGAACATTCAAATAAAGCAACTTTAGACTTGATAGAAGAAGCATTTACTTCTGCATTAAAGACTGCCTACGATTCTTGTGTTACGAATGAACATACTCATGCTAACAAAGTAACGCTAGATGCAATAGAAGAAGCATTTACAACCGCTTTAAAAAGTGCTTATGATTCTTGCGTTATTAACGAGCATACACATGCTAATAAGGCTACTCTCGATTTAATAGAGGAAGCTCTTACAAGTGCTTTAAAGACTGCTTATGATGATGCAGTTACTAAAGCCCACACTCAAGGTACAGACCAAAAATTAGATGAAGGTGGGGCCAATGAAGTCGCTGTAGCAGATGTAAAAGACGCAGTTACTCATAAAGATTTAACCGATAATCCTCATACAGTTACTTCTGCCCAAGTAGGGGCATATACCCAAGCTGAAGTAAATACTTTAGTTAATGGTGCTAAATGTATAGAGATTACTTTGAGTGGTAACGCCAATAATTATTTATTCGCCAAAAGTGCAACTTATGCAGTCCTTACCAGATTTATTTTTAAAGGAACTACTAAATTAGGCAGTCCTACTAGTATCAAAGTGATAGCACATGTTAAAACCGCAGTAAAACCTGGGGATGTTAGCATATACGATTCAACTAACGCTAATGTTATTTGCGAAGTAACAGGAATAAGTAGTTTAGTACCTATTGGGATAGATTTAGGGACACTAGCAAATTTACCTTCTGGGGAAGCTGTGTTTGAAGTTCAGGCAAAGAGTCCAGAAGAAGAAGTATATGTTTCAGGGCTACTAATAGAATTTTAAAAAAGGAGAATAAGTTATGTATAAAGTTAGATTTTATTGTATAGATGGTGCTCACTATGAGTATTTAGAGCAGGAGACTGTTGATGAGAATGTAACTTGTTCTACTCATCCTGAATCTGAAATAAGAGATTTTGTAATCATAGAAGATGAGAATGATATAAAAGATGCTATTGCTAAAAAGCATATTCAAAATACAGATGAGGCATTAAGGGTAGATAAAGTTACTGTGGATGCTGATGGAAGAGTGCATATAGATACATCTCTAGCAGAAGCACTTAGAATAGGAAATGGTGCGACTGGTATAGATTATAAAATTAAATTTTCTGGTAATAACGGGGATGGAGAAATTATTTGGCAGGAGGCTAAAGACAAATTTAAATTTGATTGTGGTCTTGATGTAACAGGTTGTGGATTTATAGACACAATAAATGAATACACACTTGATGCGGGGATAACAATTGAAGGCGTGGTAATTAAAGATGGCGAAATAGATACCGACCTTTTAGCTAAAAAACACGATCATGATAATAAAACCGAACTTGATTTAGTAACAGATGGCGACCACGATACTCGTACTGACAATCCTCATGGTGTTACTGGTATAACTGGTAAGACTGGTCCCACTGGTCCTACAGGAACAGGAACTACAGGGCCTATTGGTCCACAGGGAGTTACTGGGCAGAATGGTTTACAAGGTGATACAGGCACAACTGGTCCTACTGGACCACAAGGAATTCAGGGTATTACTGGACCAACTGGACCCATAGCAGATGTTACTTATGCAGAAGATGAAACAGTATCAGCTACTACCGATACTGCTTGGCAAGAAAAATATAGTATGGAATTTACACCTCCTTCTATTGGAAATTATTTATTAGAGTGGTCTTTAGAAACTGCAAATAGTAAAGTTGGTTCAGCTACTCTTGTTCAGGTTGAATTAGACGACACAACTCAAATCAATCGTGTATATCATGAAGCTAATATGGCAGATGAATATAGTAATTCTTCTGGATTTAAAAGATTGAATTTCGCAGATACTAATTTACACACAATAGATGTAGATTTTAAAGCTGATGGAGATACCGCAATGATTTGTAGAGTTAGATTATCTATGAGAAAAATATAATTAGGAGGTAGAAAAGATGTTATATGAATACACTAAAACTCAATTACCCCATTTACAATATATACATGATGAGGTTGCTGCATCAGCAATGACTGATAAGGGTATTGAATGGTGTAATTGGGAGGAAGATGACCAAGAATTAAAAGTAAACTTCACTAATACTTTATCCACCGAAGATGAGGATATACTTGATAGCATCGTTGCTGCTTGTCCTAATGAAACTTTTGATGCTCCAGAAGAATTGAGAATAAAAAATGGCGATAAGCATATTGGGTTCAAGAGCCCAGAAGTTTTAGCAGAAGATACTATTTATGTTTTGCCAGAGGATGGGGCAACTGGGCAGGTATTAAAGACTGATGGGAATAAAGAATTATCATGGATAAATGGTGGTGGGCTAACTAAATCAATTGTCACAGTTGGAATTTCTGGAGCAGATTATGATAACTTTGACGATGCTATTGATTATTTAAGGACTATAAATGGTGGAACTATTATAGTTACTTCTAATATAACAATAACTTCTACGGCTGTAAAAGATATTACTAATATTACTATAGAAGGAGATTTATTTCTTTCTGGAATGAGGCAGATAAATAAAACTGTCTCCTCTGGTTATTGGCATGGTAAAAATGTAATATTTAAAGATATAGTATTATTTAGGATGTCTGATGAAGGCGCAAATGAAATTTTTAGATTTACTGAAGATTATCAAGATGTTACTTTGAAACAAGTAACTTATGTCGGACATTCATCTTTTAATTCTCCACCAGCATTTAATTGTAATGGAAAAGAAGCACACATAGTAGCAGACTATGTTTGTGGACTTGGGCATGAAGAGTGGGGAAAAATGGCATTTAGCAATATAGAAACTTTAGTTTTACAATTACGCAATAGAACTTCTGTTTATTTGACAGGTGAATTAGATGCTTGTTGGTATGATGGTTCGTGTAAAATCGAAGGAAATCCTACATATAACACCCCAGACCATCCTATTTTAACAGATAAAGAACAATTGTTAGCAAAAAATTCAATTAATGGAACTTTTACTACAGTAGATGGAAAAACTGTAACAGTTACAGATGGGCAGATTATAAGTATTATATAAAGGGTGAATAAAATTTATAATTCATTTATGTATAATAAGCAGGTTTACAATACTTTTCTTATTGTAGTAAAAAGATATATAGACATTACTGTTAGATTTGTAAAAGGATTAATTAGTGCTATGTTTCATAAAAAATACGATATCGAAGTTAAATTTAAAGGGACTAGATAATGATAGAACTCATTCAAAATGATACCAAACCTATTCTGCGTTTTACATGTAGGGAAGATGGTTGCGGTGAAACTGGTGATGCTATTATTTTAACAGGATGCAGTGTCAAATTTATTTTTAAAAAGGCGTTCAGAAGTGGGGTATATAAATTTAAACGACTTTGTGATATTACCGACGCTGAAGCTGGAGTATGTGAATATTCTTGGCAGACAGATGATTTAGATACTGTGGGTGATTTTCTTGGGGAGATAGAGATTACTTTTCCCGATGGCAGAATTCAGAGCAATTATAATACAATAAATTTTAAAATAAAGAAAGAGCTAGGCTGATGGGCGAGGCTACTCCTAAATATCCTAATAATATTGATGATAATACTTCATTATTAGAAGCCAAAGACAATAGATTTACAACATTAATTACAGGCGTTGATGCAGTAGCTACTATTTTTGAGGTCGACAGCACCAATGGTTTTCCTGACACTGGTTATATTAGCATAAATGGTGAAATTGTTCGTTATTTAGAAAAGGATGCAACCCATTTTGGTACAGTTGCTAATCCACTAGAAAGAGGTATGCAGGGAACTACAGCATCACCTCACGAAGTTGGTGATAGAGTTTATAGAAATGTATTGGCTATCGACCACAATGTTTTAAAGGATGGTTTGATAAAAGTTGAAGAAGAATTAGGGACTAATCCAAAAGGTATATTCGCAAATGTAAAAGAAAGAATGGAAAAGTTGCTCAAATACGATAGTGATTATCATTGTTTTAATGTTGAGCAGTAAAATGCAGAAAGGAAGGTAATAGTGGATAAGCGTGCTAAGATAGAAAAAGTTGGAGTGGCATGGCTTCGGAAGTTCAAAAATGGAAAAGAGGGCTTAAAAATATCTCTCAATAAAGTTATATATGTGGCTTTTAAAAATAGTAAGAAAGGCGATAATCTAAAGGCTCCAGATTTTATAATTGTAAAATTTATTGATGAGTCCGAAGAAAAGGTGGAAGTGAAAAAGGAACAACTATGAAAAATTTTGTTAATATAGTAACAAAAAATCAATTGAGCAGGGGGTGAAATAAAAATGTCAACATATCGTGTGAATGCAAGAGATGTTTTTAGTTTTCAGGAAACTGTAAAAGATAAAGACCTCGTAACCTCCCCAGCGGCCAGCAAGGGTGATAGGTACATCGTTGCTGGTATAGGTGGCCAGTGGTCAGCTTTTGCTGTTAATGATATTGTTTTCTGTAATACAGCAGGTGAGGCAGGTACAGCTCTTTGGACAAAGATAACACCAACAGAAGGCTATATATGTTGGGTGGATGATGAAAATGAATATTACAAATTTGATGGTGCTAACTGGTCAGAATATTTAGGGAAAACTGGTCCCACAGGTCCGCAGGGAACACAGGGTACTACTGGTCCCACTGGATTACAGGGAGCACAAGGTGCTACTGGCAAAACAGGCACAACTGGTGTGCAAGGTCCAACGGGTACAACAGGATTACAGGGCGAAACTGGACCGACGGGTCCTCAAGGAGTAACAGGGCAGACTGGTCCGACTGGTGTAATCTATGAGTGGGAAGGAACTTGGGATTCTGAAGTAGAATATGCTGCTAATGACTGCGTGGAATATAATGGTTCTGGCTATATTGCTCTACAAACTGGAACGAATAAAAATCCAGAGACAGAAACCGCTTATTGGGATTTATTTGTTAAGAAGGGGCAGACAGGACCAACAGGGGTTCAAGGACCAACTGGTCCACAGGGAGTAACTGGTCCAACAGGTTTACAAGGAACTCAGGGTGTCCAAGGCGAAACAGGTGTAACAGGACCTCAAGGCAAGACTGGAACAACTGGTCCGACTGGTGTTCAAGGACACACAGGCGTTCAAGGAGAGACAGGTCCAACTGGACCACAAGGAACGCAGGGAGTTACTGGTGCAACAGGAGCTACTGGTAAGACAGGACCGCAAGGTCCATCTGGTCCCTCGGCGGTATACGATCCAGACTACAAGGCGTTGATAATCACTGCAAACTAATGCTGATAATATAAAGGGGAGGGCATCCCTCCCCTTCCAAAAAGAGGAGCTATAATTGAGTAGGAAACCATATATTACAGAAGAATTTTTGATACAGGAAAAAGTTCATAAAGAGAAAACTATTAAAGAAATATCCAACGAGTTTGGGTATGGAATTACTACTATCAAGAGGTATTTGAAAAGATATAATATCAGAAAACCAAAATATTGCATAACTAAAGAATTTTTGATAATCGAGTATGCGAAACATAATAAAATGCCGAGAGAAATAGCAAAGAAATTTGGTTGCCATTGTACTACTATTTTAAGAAAATTAAAATATTATAATATTCCCTTAAAGAAGCGAAATCAGAGACCTCTCGAAGAATATTGGAATTATAGTACAGAAAAGCATAAAAAACATTATTGTAAGACCTGTAGAGTAAATGAAATTTGTTTGGATAATTTTTTACATGGTAATCAAGAATGTCGTTCTTGTGCGAGGAAAAGGAGCAGTCCATTTTATTTACCAGAAGTAAGAGAGAAAGTTAGAAAAATAATGCTACTAAATAATCCAATGAAGTTATTAGCCATAAGGGAAAAAGTAAGCAAAACTCGCAAAGAAAGAAAGTGTGGTTATATTCATGGCAGAGGATATGAGCCATATTCTAAAGAATTTAATAGTAAGATAAAAGAGCAGATACGAGAACGAGATAATTATATCTGCCAAAATTGTGGAATGACTCAAGAGGAGCATTTAGTTATTTATAGCAGAGATATAGAAATACATCATATTGATTACCACAAACAAAATTGCAGTAAAAATAATTTAATAACTTTATGCAAAATATGTAATATTAGAGCAAATTTTAACCGAGATTATTGGCAAGAGCATTTTACTAAATTAATCGGTGAAATAAAATGAAATTACCCTTACCTACACTACATAGGCATTTTAGATTTGAGATAGCCGTTACTGAGGGGGATAAGACTTTTACACTGCCCTTGGGAACTGGAACCCATAATTTTACCGTATATTGGGGAGATGGTTCTTCAGATGAAATCACCTCTGCCACTGATCCAGATAGGATACACACTTATGCTACAGCAGGGACTTATATTATTTCTATGAGAGGGATATGTACTCATTTTGCCTTTAATAATGCAGGTGATAAGTTAAAGTTAAAGAAATTGCTGGGATTTATAGATA